TTGTGCGGCTCCCTGGTGAGGACACGGTGCGCTGCCCCACGAAGACGGCGGCCACCGAGAAGCTCTTTGCGGAGGGCGCGCGGTGGCGCGTGCGCGAGGCCCTGCTGGCTGCCATGATCGACGGCGTGGCCAAGGGGGTCTGATGCGGCACCTGCCTCAGCGCTATGCGGAGGACGCCGTGGACCGCCAGGACCGGGGGCGGGACCACGCGCACGTGGGGGCACCCAAGGCGCAGGAGCGGCGCGTGGCGGCGGCCATGCGGGGGCGGCGCGTCAAGGGAAGCGGGTGCTCGCCCTACGCCAAGGGGGACGTCGTGGCCGAGGCACACGGCGGGGGCGTGGGGTGGCTGCTCGAGTGCAAGCGGACGGAGAAGGCCAGCCTGGCGCTCAAGCGCGCCTGGCTGGTGAAGGTCGCGCGGGAGGCCCTCGTGCAGGGCAAGCGGCCCGCGCTGGCGGTGGCAATCGCCGGGGGGGCGCCCGCGGCGGACGTCGAGGCGGACTGGGTCCTGATGCCGCTCTCGATTTTCACGGCGCTAACGCGGCGCGAGCAGCAGGAGATGAACGATGGGCAGTAGCAAGAAGAAGGTGGCGCAGGTGCGCAAGCTAGCGAGCGTGGCCCCGAAGGCGGCCCCCGAGGCGCGGCGCGGGATCGCGGTCGAGGCCCTGCGGGACGTGGCGGCGCAGGGGCGCGCGGCGGACCGCGCGGCGCAGGCGGCCCGCAAGCAGCGCGAGGAGCACGTCCAGGCGCTCCAGCTCGTGGATGCGCTGGGGTGGGCCTCCGATGACGGGGCCGTGACGTGCGGGTTCGGGATCGCGTGCGACGAGCTGACCCTTCGCCTGAACGTGGAGGGCCACGGGGCGCGGCTCTCGGAGACCGAGGCGCGCGCCTTTGGGGGTTGGCTGCGGGCCATGCTGGGGACGATGCCCCAGGCCTAGTGGCCTCGGATGACAGCTGAGTGCTGCGGTAAGGAGCTGAAGGCGATGGGCAAGAGCAAGACGAATAATGGACGGGGAGCTGCCCCACGGCGGGCGGACCACCTGCTCCCCAGCGATCCCCGGATGGCGACGATGATCACGATGCGCGACGAGGATGCGGCGCGCCAGGTCACTTGGGATGCCACGGTGGAGCGGCTCAACAGCATCCCTGGGTGGGAGGACATCACGGGGGACGTGGTGCTGTGGCGGTCCCGCTATGACCGCGCGATGCTGCGCCGGGGCGAGACCGCGGAGGGGGTGGCGTTCCGCGCGGCGGTCGGCGCGGAGCTGAAGCGGCGCAAGTGGACGTACGAGCGGCTGCGGGACGAGGTCGATCGGAGTGGCCTCAAGGTGAGCCATGCCACCCTGTCGCGGCAGTTGGGCGGGGCCCAGGTGTGGACGCTGCCCCTACGGCGGGCCATCGAGGCCGTCATGGGGATACCCTTTGCGCCGGCGATGCCGGAGGCCCCGGAGGCGACCCGCCAGTTGCCGCTGGTGTTGCCGGGGGAAGGCACGGTGAGCTTGCCCGACAAGGCGTGCGTGCGCATGCGCGAGGAGGCCCGCTTGGCGCTGCGCGCGGGGCGGGGCCTCGGCGTGGCGAGCACGGTGTACCTGTTTTCGCTGCTGGGGGGACGCCCCCTGGAGTTGATTGTGCGCGAGGCGGAGGCCGAACTGGGGGCTGGCGATCCGCAGTAGGAGTTCGTGCCCATGCCGTTTATAGCGTTCGACCACTAATGGCCAAACCCTTGTGGATGGGCGGCATGGGCTTTCGGGGCGGGGTTGGGACCCGCCCGCGGGCGTCGGATACACGACCACGCGCCATTCCTCTGGCGCCCGCGGGGGGCCGGTTCGAGGCCGGCCGCTCCGACCGATGGATTGCAGGTGTGCGATGAAGCAGTGGATCGGGAAGCGTGTGCGGCTCGTGCGTGAGCCGAGTTGGCCGCTGAGCACGAACGCTCCGACACCCCACCAGGGGGACGAGGGGATCTGCTTTGCGGTGAACGATGACTTCAGGAAGACCCTTCGCATCTACTGGGAGCGGGAGGACGGGTTCGTGTCCTTCCCTCCTGCGTGGGTGGAGGAAGTGTTAGCGGATGAGCAAGCGTCTCGAAACGAACAAGCAGCGCATGGTGCGTCTGCGGGCGTGGATTGCGCTCCTGGAGGACGCGGAAGCGGCGATTGACCGCGATGTGGACCAGGAGCGGAGGGTGCGCTTTACGGGGCGGTATTCCAGGTGGTTGCCAGACCCTTCGGTGCGTCGCGCGCGGGAGCGCATCCACGCGCGCCTATTGGGGCTGCGGAAGCAGTTGCGAGAAGTGGAGTGAGAATGACACGCGATCATGAGAAGGCGTCGGTAGAGCCCATGGCGATGGGGGACAAGCTGGTCTTCGCGGCGGCGTTTGCCGCGGCGTTTGTGGAGTACTCCAAAGACCACCCGGCGGTCGAGGGGCCCGATGCGATCGACGAGGCGAACCTGGGGCGGTGGCAGCGGGAGGCGGCGTTCGCTGCGGCGAAGCGGGCGTTCGGCGTGACCGTCGGGCTCAAGCTGGCGGAGATCTCGGCCGCGGAGCAGGTCGAGGCGGCGGACGTGGGCTCCGAGGAGGCCAATGGGGCCGCGTTGGTCGCGCACGTGATCGAGGCCTACCGCGCGGGGTTCGATGCGGGGGGCGTGGACTGCCCCTACGCGTGCGATGGTATGTGCGGGGAGAGCCCGGAGTGCATGACCTGCGAGTACGGCGAGGACGAGGCGGACGTGGACGACGAGGAAGTGGTCGACCCCGCGGATCTCTCGCTGGCGGAGCAGGCGATCCTCGATGACGCGGAGCGGGCGCTCGGGATGCCCCTGCGCATGGTGCGCACGGACGGGGATCCGGGGCATGCCTGCGCGTGCGAGACCTGCGACAAGGAGTGCGAGCACCGCACGAAGATGACGCAGGCGATTGCCATGCTCAACAAGGTGCGCGACGGGCAGCACGATGCGTGATCGGCGCGCGGTGGTGCTGGGGCCGGACACGGCGGTGCTCGTGGAACGGCGCCTGCAGTCCCTCGTGGCCGAGGGCTGGGACCCGATCGGGGCGCTGGGCTGCGCGTACGGCGCGGATGGCGTGGTGATCGTGGGCGTGTTCGAGCGCGACCCCGAGGCGGCCCAGCGGACGGCGCCCCCGGCCAGGGCGGAGGCCTCCCGGACGCCCCCCCCGCCGGTGATGCGGACGCCGCCGCGGCCCGCGCGCGAGGCGCCCGAGGGGGAGATCGTGGGCCCGCCATGCCCCGTGTGCGCGGGCGAGATGAAGCGGCGGGCGCGCAAGGTCGACGGCAAGCCCTTCTGGGGCTGCGCGAGCTTCCCGGAGTGCCGGGGGATCGTGAACTGGGGCGACTGGGGCCCCATGGATGTGGCGCCGCCCCCGAGCGAGGCGACCGTGGTGGGGCGCGCGGTGCGCCCCGCGCTGCCCCCGGCCCAGGCGGCCCTGCCGGGCTTCGCCCCGGCGGGGGAGGCCGCGGCGTGCTGGGGCCCGGCTGCGGCGGAGCCCCCTGCGGGCACGGCCGGGGCGTGGGCGGGCGATCCAGACGACAACATCCCGTTCTAGCGACGGGCGATATGGCGTACGCGCGTACGCAGCGAGAGGTGCAGGATGGCGGTGAATCCGAAGGAGGCCCTAGTCGCGATCTTCGCGCAGTACACGGCGGCTGCGGTGCATCAGCCCATGGACGCCGCGGCGGAGGACCTCCTGTGGGTGGAGGCGGCGCGCGCGGCCCTGGATGACGCCTGCACGCAGCTCTGGCGCATGAGCGTGATGCGCGATGCTGAGGGCACCCTGGCGCATGAGGCGGCGCGGGGCGTGCTGGTGGAGGCCCTGGTGCGGATCGGGGCCCTCGCCCTGGACGGCCTTGTGGCGCACGCGGAGCGCCCCGAGGAGCTGTACGCGGCGCTGCACCCCGTGCCGAGCGTGGCCCAGATCGTGGCCAACCTGGGGCGCCTCTTCGAGGCCGACGCGGGGGGCGCATGAGGAACCGCCTGCTGCACCCGAACGATCACGACGCGGGGCGTGCGCGCGAGCTGGTGGGCGGCCTCCTGCTCCAGGCCATCAGCCAGCTCCACGACCTGGTGCGGGCGGGGCGTGCGGAGCGCCCCCACGCGGAGTTGCGCTTCGAGGACGTGACCGATGAGCAGGCGATCTTCATCCTCGGGGCGTGGGCGCCGGGCGGAGAGCACGTCGAGGTGGGCCGCAAGATTCCCGGCATCGGTCTGACTTCGCGCACGGCGGGCTACGACGCCCAATACGTGCGTGAGATGGTGACCGAGCTGGAACGGGGCCTGCGCCGGGCCCTCGCGGCGGCGACGGGCCCCGTGAACGTGACGCCGAGGCCCCTGTTGGGGCCGGGCGGGCAAGGCTAGCGTGGTGGTGCTCGTGGTGATCGCGGCGTGTTCTGCCTATTGGGCGCGCAAGCTCATCTACGAGCTGCGCGCGACGGGCGATCTGTGGGAGCTGCGGGCGCGCGTGGCCATCGAGCGCCCTGAGATACTGGCGGAGGAGCCGCGCTATCGGCGGGTCCTGCTGATCGTGTTGACGGCGTGGGAGATCGGGATGCTGGCGCTGATGCTGTGCCAGGTGGCGATGTGCGCCTTGGGGATGGCGGGGGTCGGACCCTGGGCCCCGTGGCGCGGGCTGCTGTGGATGAAGTAGGAGGATGACGATGCGCGAGATAGTAGAGGCCCTGCGGGCGTGGGGGCGGACGAGCTGGGGGCAGCGGGCCCTCGCGTGGCGGGCCCCCGAGGAGCCCGTGGACCGCCTGGCGATGGTCGAGGGCCTGACGGCCCAGACGGGGGCCGAGGCGGTGAGCGCGGGCTACGAGTTGATCTTCGATGGCGTGCGGACGGGGGCCGAGTGGCTGCGCCTGCCGGAGGGGGCGCGCCACGCGCGGGTCCAGCCGTTGGGCCTCCCGCGCCTCAAGGTCGCGGCCATGTCGGGGATCGCGATGTTCCTCGCGGAGCGCCGGCCGCACCACCTGGCGGGCGACCCCCAGCATCACAAGGGGATGGGGATCGGCACGCTGGCCTGGGCGCTCCAGCAGTACCCCGGCGTGGGGCCCTACACGAGCGCGATGGTGGCCCTGCTCCTCGGCGAGGACGGGGTGCCCCCGGTGGACGCCAACCTGCGGCGTGTGGGGGACCGCGCGGCGGCGGGCGGCGACGGGGACCGCTGGCTGGCGGCGGTGTTTGCGGCCTGCATGAACGAGGGCGAGGCGGGCGGCCTGCCGCCGCAGTTCGGGCGCCCCGTGCGCTACGAGCTGGCCTCGCACCTCATGGACCTCGGGCACTACGTCTGCACGGCGCGGATGCCGCGGTGCGGGACGTGCCCGATCCGGGCGTGGTGCGAGGAGGGGCAGGTGCAGCCGTGCCTGCCGTTTTCCTTCGACATCGCGAGCTTCGGGAAGGAGGGGGCATGACGCTCAAGGCACAGATTTACGCGTGCGAGATCTGCGGGGCGGAGTTCCGCCTGGAGCACCTGGCGAGCGAGAGCAAGTGCTCCATCCCGGTCGCCGATCACGCGGAGACGGACCAGGGGATCGTTGTGGCGATCTTCATGCGGTTGCGCCGGAACGTGTTCTTGGCGGACGGGTTGCGGGCGTTTGACACGATGGCAGGGCAGCCCAACCCGTTGTATGGGGTGGCGGTCTGCGAGGGCTGCAAGCGGGACGTGCGGGCGGTCTTGGCCTCGCGCGATCCTAAGGTGTTCAATGGGCCGCAGTAGCGGGCCGGGCATCCCCCTGTGGTTCCGCTGCTCGCAGTGCCGCAAGACGGGGCCGGGGCACCGCGGGGCGTGGGACCGCGTGGAGTTGACGGGGCGCATGCGCAAGCGCCAGAAGACGGGCGGCGGCCTGCGCACCACGCCCCACGCGCGGGAGTACCGCTGCCTGGACTGCGGCCACGTGGGGTGGTCGGGGCACCGGGACCTGGCGGGCCGGGGCGTCAAGCGGGCCCCCGGCGCGGAGAAGGAGCGAGACGATGAAAACACAGAGCGATGACGGCCGCCTGCACACGCAGTGGTCGGCGGAGGAGCTGGCGGCCTACGAGGCCTACTGCGCGCGTCGTCACGGGGAGCTGCGGGCCTGCACGTGCGGCCTGGCCGAGGCCCACCTGAACCGCCACGCGGAGGACTGCGCCTACCTGGCGTCGGTGCGGGCGATCGACGCGGGCTGGTATGCGCTTGTAGACCAACAGAGGGCTGATAAGCAGTGGGCGGATGGCCTCACGCTGGGGGCTGACCGTTGAAAGGAGTGGCGCGTGGAATCTGAGCAGACGGACAAGACGTTTCGCGTGGTGCGGCTGGAGGCGGAGAACGTGAAGCGCCTGCGGGCGGTCGCCTTCGACCCCGCCAAGCACGCGGTGATCATTGGGGGGGCCAACGCGCAGGGGAAGAGCAGCCTGCTCGACTCGCTGTTTTACGCCCTGGGCGGGGGCCGGGCGCTGCCCGAGATGCCGATCCGCGCGGGGGAGGAGCGCGCGACGATCCGCGTAGACCTCGGGGGACTCACCGTCGAGCGCGTGATCAAGCCCGGCGGGGCCACGCTGGTGGTCCGCAACGCGGAAGGGGACGCCCTGCAGTCGCCCCAGAAGATCCTCGACCGCATGGTGGGGGCGCTCACCTTTGACCCCTTGGACTTCGTGCGGGCGGATGTGAAGGGGCAGGTCAAGCAGCTGGAGGGCATCCTCGGGACCAACGTGGCGGCCCTCGACGCGGAGCGCAAGCGGGCCTTCGACCAGCGGACCGAGGTCAACCGCGAGGTCGGGCGGCTGCGGGCGGCGCTCGGGGCGGAGCCCGTGGTGCCCGCGGAGGGGCGCGACACGGAGGCCCTCCTGGCCGAGCTGCGGACGTTCGATGCCGCGACGGAGATGGTGAAGGCTGCCGATGCCGAGGCGGGGCGGACGCGGTGGGAGGCCGACGCCATGGCCACGCGCGTGCGGGAGCTGGAGGCCGAGATCGCGCAGCTCCAGGCCAAGCTGGGGGAGGCGCGGGCCAAGGCGGATCGGCTGCGCGAGGTCGCAGAGCAGAAGAAGCTGGCCGTCGCAGAGGCGCAGGAGCGGTTGCGCGGGCGCCGGACGGTGGGGGACATCCAGGACGAGATCCGGGCGGCCAACGAGGTGGTGCGGAAGCGGGACGCGCATGCGGCGTGGGCGGCGAGCCAGGCGGCCCTCGCCCAGGCGGAGGCCGCGAGCGGGGACCTCACGGCGCAGCTCGCGGCGATGGACGCGGCGCGGGAGGCCAAGGTCGCCGCGGCGGTGGCCGAGGTGGGGCTCGTGGGGCTCGGCCTCGACGAGCGCGGGGTCACGTGGGGCGGCATCCCCCTGGCGCAGTGCTCCTCGGCGGAGCAGCTCCGCGTGGCGGTGGGGCTGGGCTTCGCGTCCAACCCCCAGATCCGCGTCGTGCTGCTGCGGGAGGGCGCGCTGCTCGACGATGCCTCGCTGGCGGCCGTGGTCGCGATGGCCGAGCAGGCGGACGCCCAGGTCTGGATCGAGGTCGTCGGCGACCGGGGGCCGGGGGCCGTGATCATCGAGGACGGCGCGATCCGCGAGGTGCCCCATGAGTGAGGAGCGGGGCTGGAACAAGCGGCGCTCGGCGCACGGGGTCGTGACGCCGTGGCCGGGGGTCCCCGAGGGGGCCATCACGGAGGTCCAGGCGGCCCTCGACAAGTTGATCGAGCGCGTGGGGGGCGTCCAGGTGGAGATCAAGGTCTGGCCCCTCAATGCGGACGAGACGGCGTGGATGGGGCGCGTGGGGGCGGCCTTCCGCGAGGTCCACGCTGCGCATGCGCGTGCGCAAGGAGAGAAGCCATGAGCACGAGCACGCACGAGCGGGTGGTGCGCGGGTGGCTGGCCCAGCCGGCGGTGGACCGCGTGATGGCACTGGTCGAGGACGGGTCCATCGCGGGGGCGCTAGCGGAGGAGCTGGAGCGCCTGCGGGCGGAGAACGAGCGCCTGCGGGTGCAGGCCCTGGCGGCCCTGCGGCCGTCGGAGCCCCTGGAGTGGCATCGCGATGACTGGGCCATGGTGGCGGCGCCGGAGCATCCGCGGCGCCCCCGGTTGGATGTGCAGATCCTCTTTGAGGGGGAGTGGTTCTCCCGCGAGGAGGACGCGTACAAGTTTGACGATGAGGGGGAGGGCCACAGCGGCAAGGCGGAGTGGCTGCTGTGTGAGCTGAGCACGACGATGCCGGACGGGCTGAAGCCGGTGGTGAGCTTTCGCCTGCACGTCTCGGACTGCCTGCGCCTTTGCCCCTGCGCGCATTGCGCGGGGCGCGGGGGGGTCGAGTACGAGACGGGCGTGGAGGGCGCGGGGCAGCGCGAGGTGGGCGTGGAGCCATGCCCCGTGTGCTGCGGCGAGGGGGCGGACCTGCTGGCCGAGGCCGGCGAGGTCCTGCAGGCGGTGTACTGGAGCTGGCTGCGCAGCGCGGGGCGCGGGGGCGGGGCGGAACCCCTGCCGGCCTCGCCGGCGGAGGCCCCATGAGCGAGCAGGCCCTGCGGGCGGAGCTGGTGCGGGTGCGCGCGGCGGCGGATGCCCTGCTCGCGGTGACGGGGGAGGTCGACGACGATGGGGCCTTCGTGCCGTGCCCCCAGGCCTCGCTGACCATGGCGGTCCGGGAGACGCTTGCGCCTTGGGTCGAGGGGGCGTGGCGGACGCTGGCGGGGGTGGTGCGGCCCCCGGAGGCCCCTGTGCCGCTCGCCGTCGCGGGGCGCTGCACCTGCGATGATTTCTGTGACGACCCCTGTCCCCACCACGGGTGGGGCCAGATGGAGTGCGCCTGCGGGGAGCGCGTGCGGGCCCCCCTCGTGGTGCGGGCGGGATGGCCCCTGGTGTGCCCGGACTGCGGGCGGGGCTACGTGGGCGTCGAGGACGGGAGCCACGGGCACTGGGAGGCCCAGCCATGAGCATGCAGATGGTGATCTTTCCCGACCTTCCGGCGCCCTTGTCTGCGGCAGAGCAGGAGGAGGAACGGGTGCGGCGCTGGGCGGGGTCCTTGGCGGACTTGCGGGAGCGCGTGGTTCTTCTGCGAGATGAGGCGCGGGCCCACGGATACCAAGTGGATGCCAGGCGGCTTGACTACATCTGTGATTGTCTCGACGGGGATGGCCCGTGAAGCCCCGGCTCGCCGAGGTCGACGTGGCGGCCCCCGTGGTGGCCTGGCTGCGCGCGGGGGGCTGGGATGTGTACCAGGAGGTCCGCAACGGCAAGGGCGGCGAGCGGAGCTGCGACATCGTGGCCACGCGGGGCCCCCTCGTGTGGGTGGTCGAGGCTAAGGTCCGCCTCAACGTCGAGGTCCTGGAGCAGGCCCAGTGGTGGCGGCAGTACGCGCACTATGCCTCGGTGGCGGTGCCCTACCACTACTTGCACCTGGGGCCGGCCTTCAACCACATCGTGCGCGCGTGGGGCCTCGGGGTCATCGGGGTGCGGCCCCTGGATGCCCTCTACGGGGGCAGCGCGATCGACAAGCTCGTGGACAACACGCACTACCCCCCGCGCCTCCACCGGCATGGGCGCGCGGTCCACCTGCGGCGGTGGCTCTGTGAGGAGCAGAAGACCTTTCTTGCGGCGGGGAGCCCCTGCGGCGGGGGCTGGACCCCGTTCAAGGAGACCTGCCGCAACCTCGCCCAAGTGGTGCGGGCCCACCCCGGATGCACGCTCAAGGAGGCCATCGGGGGGCGGGTCCCGACGCTCACCGACATCGGCTTCGCGGGCATCAAGCACCACTACCGCACGGAGGCCACGGCGATCGGCAGCCTGCGGACGTGGATCCAGAAGGGCAAGGTGCCGGGGGTGCGCCTGGAGCAGGATGGGCGGGCGCTGCGCCTGCACCCCATCGACGGGGTGGGGTGATGCTTTTGTGTTGACAAACCTGGGCGATCGTGCGCATGTTTCCAGGAGGCCCGGTGCGCATGGCGCGCCCCCGGCCGGTGGGCGCTGCGCCCGGAGGACGACATGACACAACAGACGACGGCATCGTGGGCGGATCTACGGATGGTCATCGAGCGGCTGCGCGGGGCGGCCCTTCTCTTGCGGGAGGCCCAGACGTTCGCGGTCTGGGTTACGGAGGAGGACGGGCACGCGCGGGGGCTGCGCACCATGCGAGTCGATTGCGATGGCGCGGTGGTGGTGGTCTTTGACGACCACATCTTGGCCCACGTGGACCTCGCCAACGGGGACTATGGGGATCGGCGGGGCGGCCTGGGGCACCTCGTGAAGCTCGTGGACGTGAGCCCCCTGCACCCCCTGCGGGACGTCGTGGACGGGCGCCCCGCGCGTATCCGGGTGGCGTCATGAGCGCCCCCCTGGCGACGACCTACCTGTGCGACGTGTGCGGGGAGCAGTTCTCCGCGGAGGGGGGCTACGAGCGGCGCGAGCGGGCGGTCTTCCAGCTCCCGCGCCTCGCCACGGGGCTGACCCCGCTGACGGCGGTCTGCGTGTCGTGGCCTTACGGCACGGCCCACGGCTTCATGCACACGACGGTGGGGCTCACGGAGGGCGCGTGGACGGCGGAGGCCCTCGCGGCCATCTGCCCAGGGTGCCAGCGGGCCGTGCAGGAGGCCCTGCGGGTGCGGCGCGATACGGCCATCGTGGAGATGGAGAAGCGGGAGCGCGCATGAGCGAGCCCACGGAGATTGACGGCTTCTACCTGCACCGCGTTGTTGCGGCGCGGCCCCTCGTCGCGGGGGCGCATGCGGGGGAGGAGCGGTGCGTGCTCTGCCAGATGGGGGTGCCCCGGATCCCCGCGGGGGAGCGAGCGGAGGGTGGCGTCATGAGGGACGCGCAGTACCAGGCGTGGCTCGCGGGGCTCAAGGCAGGGGATCCCGTGATCATCTTCGACCATCATCCCGCCGCGCTCTGTGAGCGCCGCATGACGAGTCGGCGCAAGGGGCAGATTTACACGACGGGCAACTATGACCGTTGGGACCGCTGGAACTTCGATGTGGCGACGGGGCATGGCTGTCTGTGGGAGTACGACATCAAGCAGCGGCTGATCCAGCCGGGGAGCGCGGAGCACGTGGAGCTTGCGGGGCTCCTGCAGGCGCGTGCGGATCTGTCGGCGGTGTTGGAGGCTTTGACGGACCAGATCGAGGCGGGGCATAGCGCCCTGATGCGGAATACGTTTGCGTCGCTGGTGCAGATGGAGGCGATCCAGGCGGCGGTGCGGGCCCTGGTGGCCGTGCTGCCCGTGCGCGAGCCGCGCAAGCTATATGACTTTGAATCCGAGGGGGCCTCCGATGGCGAGTAGGCCCTACTATTTGGTGCGCTGGCGGGACGACGACGCCCCGATCGAGGGCCACTACTGGCAGGCGTTCGCGACGCGGCCGGAGGCCGAGGCCTACGCGCGGCACATGCGGGCCGAGTATCAGGAGCGCCAGCGCCAGGCCGACCCGTGGCTGACGCGGAAGCGCCTGCCGCGGTTCGAGATCCAGGTCCTGCGCCCGGTCGGGGAGACCGAGGGGGCGCGCATGCTGTGGGCGCTGAACCGCAGCCCTGTGTGAAGAGGAGGGGGAAGCATGGAACCGTTACGCAAGGACGAGCATGCGATGTGGATGGACGCGCTGAAGCCGGGCGACGAGGTCTATGCGGATAGCACGTATCCCTACGGGGGGATCATCGTGCGCCGGGTGGCGCGGCTCACAAATACGCAGATCATCTTGGAGCCCTTCAACGAGATGGCGACCCCCGAGCGCTTCAATCGCCGCACGGGGTGGGAGGTGGGGGACAACAAGCGGATGCTGAAGCCCGTGACGGAGGCCGTGCGGGCCACCATCGCGGCGCAGATCCTCTGCCGGCGGGCCCACGAGGCGGGCAAGTGGTTGGCGCGCCTCACGGCGGCGCGCGTGGAGGACATGCCGCTGGAGGTCCAGCAGCGCCTCATGCGGGTGATCGGGGGCGTGCGCGTTTTGAGTAAGGAAGGAGTCAGCCATGACGGACTGGAAGGATAAGTACGAGGACCTGAAGGATAAGTACGATGACCTCGCGGCCGTGCTGCTGCAGGCCAACTTGGCCCTCTCGGAGGCGGGGGTGGGGGAGCACGCCTCCTTCACCGAGCGCCTCGCGTGCCTCCTGGAGGACTGCCAGCGCGCGCTCGGGGCGAGCACGGCGGACCACCAGCGCATGATGGACGCCCACCGCGCGGTGACGCGGAACTTCCCCACGGGGGCGGAGCCCGACGCCAACACGACGCTGTCCCTCGCGGAGCGCATCGACGCCCTGGCGCGGACCAGCCAGCGGGTGGGCTACGATGCGGGGTGGCTGGCGGCGCGGGAGCAGGACCTCCAGGGGCAGGCGCGGGAGGTGGCGGCGCAGGAGGCCCTCAGGAAGGGCTACGCGGCGGTGGCCATGGCCATGCCGGGGCGCCGGGAGATCTTGCCGGACGGGGCGCTGGCGGATCACATCCAGACCCTCGCGGATGCCTGCTACCAGCAGGGGTGGACGGCGCGCGGGGTGGGCCAGGCGGAGCACGTCATCCAGCATGTCGATGAGCTGGCCAGGGCGCACTGCCTCCTGGATGCGCGGGGCGTCGCGGCGGGCCCCATCGTCGAGCGCATCCGAAGCCTCGCGCGGGCGCTGAACACGGCGGAGTGCGCGTGTGCCTGCTACCAGCGGGAGGACGGGGCGCAGGGGCGGCAGGAGGCCTACGACCGGGGGCGGGCGGACGCCATCGCGGTGTGCGTGGCGACCCTGCGCCGCCGGGGGACCATGGCGCCCACGGAGGGCGGGGGGATCATGCTGGACGACGCGGATTACCTGGAGCGCGTGGTGCGGCCATGAGCCGCGTGACGGTCATGATGCCGGGGGGCGGCACGAGCCTCACCCGCGTGGTGTGCGACGCCCTGGTCGACCAGGGGCGCACCATCGACGGGGACCCCGTGGGGCACGGGTGCGTGGCGCCCGCGACGCACCACGTGGCCTTCACCTTGGAAGATAGCGACGGGAGCACCACCGAGGAGGTCGCGGACCTCTGCCCGCGCTGCCACGCCCTGTGGCGCGAGGAGACGGGGCGCGTGACGCTGACCCCGGCGCGGGAACGCCGGGTCCCCTTGGAGCTGCTGGAGCCGCGGCGGACCTATACGGACAACGAGCTGCGGGCGGCGGTGCAGGGGGCCTCCCATGCGGCGGCGGGGCACGCGGTGCGCGCCTGCGCGGCGTGGCTGGACGCCCGTGCGGCGCGGATCGCGCCGGGGCACTTTCACGACCTGCGGGGGCTCCTGGAGAGCCTCGCGGGCGAGATGCGATTAGAGATGGGCGCTGAGGTCGAGCGCGCCTATGCGGAGGGACCATGAAAATGAAGCGCGTGTACATCTGCCACCCTTTCAGCGCGGACCCCGAGGGGAACGTGCGGGCCATCCGGGAGGTCTGCCGGCGCGTGGTGGGCATCGGGCACAACCCGGTCCCCCCGCAGCTCTATCTGCCGCAGTTCATGGACGACGCGACGGAGCGGGAACGGGCGATGGCCCTGTGTCTGGACCTCGTGGGGGCCTGCGACGAGGTGTGGATCTTCCGCCGCGGGGCGGCCCTCACGGCGGGGCAGCTGGCGGAGCAGGGCGAGGCCCTGCGGCTGGGGAAGGTCCTCTGCAACATCACGGAGGATGCGCGGGGCACCTGGGACTTTGACTATGAGCTGCCGTGAACCGGGGGAGGAGATCACGTGGGTGCTGCGGCACGGGGTCTTCGTGGCGGAGCCGCAGCCGGAGCGGGGGTGTGCGGTGGTGATCCGCCAGACCACGCTGCCTCCCACGCGGGCCATCGCCTGGGAGGTCGCCCCGGTGTGGCCGGGCTGTGGGGAGGAGGTCGTGGTGCCGGCGGGGGTGGATCGCGAGGCGATCACGGCGGTGGCCACGGCTTGGGTGCAGGGGGCCTTCTGGGGGCGGACGCGCGGGGTCATCGCGTGCGTGGGGGTCGTGCAGCGCAAGGAGGGGGCCTTCACGCCGCTGTCCAGCAACACGAAGCTGCTCCTCGAGGAGTTAGTGGGCGAGATGCTAGAGGGGGACGCGCCATGAGCGCACCCTCCGGGATTTGGATGGTGAACCGCTATGGGGTTGCGCACTGGCACGACCGCCGCGTGGGGCTCGACGGCACGGAGGACCTCACGGCGCGGAGCTGGTGCGGCATGGGCCACGTCGAGGGCGGGGCGCCGACGCTGACGCCGGACCACACCTGCGCGACGTGCCGCCGCCTGCTGATCAAGGACGCGGAGCGGCGGGCGCGCTCGGGGGTCATGGAGGTGATGTGGGCGCAGACCGTGGGGGCGATGGCGGCGCATGTGGACGCGCGGATCATGGGGGAACTCGTGCCGGAGGCGCGGGAGGACCTGGACGCGCAGGTCTGCCGTGAGCTGGGGGCCCTCCGGCGCTCGGCCCGCACGGCGGCCTTCCTGGAGGCGGGGTGGGTGCCCCTCGCGTTGCACGAGGCGGTGGTCCAAGGGGCCTTTCAGCGGGGGCGCGAGGCCCTGCTGGCCGAGGCCCTGGCCGTGCTGCAGAAGCGCGCGGAGGCCTACCGCGTGCTCGGGAAGTTCGGCCCCGCGGACGTGGTCGGGGAGGCCATGGACCGCCTCGCCGAGATGGTGGTGAAGCCATGATCGACTGGTGGAACCTGCAACCCGAGTGGCTCAAGCGCCTGCGGTTGTTCGCGAGCATCGTTTGGCGCCCGTACGAGAGCATCCGCATGGACTGGCACCTCTCGTGGGCGGTCGCCAAGTGCATCTACCCCCTGAACGAGCAAGCGAGGATGACCGATGGATCACAGCAAGCTGATCGCGAAAATTAAGGACGACCTGCGGGAGCGCGGGTGGGAGGTCGTAATCTCTGGGGCGTACCGGCTGTGGCTGCACCCCGAGAGCGACTGTTACTTCTGGCGCCTGGCGGGTGAGGACCCCGGCGACCCCCTCTGCGAGGACGTGACGGGGGACGCGGTCCACGAGCGGACGGCGCGGGAGCACGGGGTGGTGCGGCCATGAGCGAGAAGACACCAGCAGGGTTGGACGTGATTTGGGTGCCCCACTCCACCTCGAAGCACGAGGAGGAGAGCCGGCGGCGCGAGCAGGCGTGGATCGATTCCTTCGCCGTGCCCACCTGCCGGGCGCGGATCGTGCCCAATACGAGTCTGGGGGATCCGACGGTCCGCACGTGGCGCTGCTCGGCGCCGGGGTGCGGGGACAAGATCAAGGAGATGACAGCCGTGGAGGTCCAGCACCCGGACGGCGTCGAGTATCTGCACCAGGGGTGCGAGATGTACTACGAGCGCGGGTCGGACATGTACATCGAGCCACGGGGCAAGCTGCTGTTCGATCCGCCGGGGGATCCATGCGGTTGACGGTGAACGACCGGCGGGTGCTCCAGGCGGCGGCGAAGGCGTTCGAAACATGGGAGGGGATTATGCCCCATGGGTCCGCTGACTGGACGGCGATCCGCCGGCTAGAGCGGGAGCAGCTGGTCGATAAGTGCAACGACTGGGCGGACTGCCAGACGTGTGCGCAGACCCACGAGGGGCCGGCGTTCGCGATCACCGTGTGGGGGTGGCGGGCGCTGGTGGATACGGACGAGGGGTTGTCATGACGAGAGTGCCGGATCTGGTGATGTTCGAGACCTACCACCGCCCCTCGAAGCACGTTCTGGATCAGCTCCGGCAGGAGTTGCCCTCTTGCTGCAGCGGTGAGGTGAGCGTGCGGCGGTGGCGCGTGACGGTCGAGATGATCGAGGAGCCCGTCGAGGTGCTTTACGCGCGCATGCTGGACCTCTGGGAGCGGTGCGACAACCACCACCATTGGGGCCCCCTGAAGGCGGAGGCGGCCAGATGGGGGTTCAAGCTGCCGCCCGAGCGGATGAGCGTGCGGCGCGGGGAGAAGCCATGAGCATCGAGATGGACGCCTGGCAGGAGAAGTATGCGGACCTCGCGCCGGGGCAGCGGGCTTGGTACTGGCATTGTCCCCCCGAGGGGATCCAGGGCCTGTCGGACAACACGCGGATCGCCTACCAGGTGACCCGCGCGCAGGACGGGGCGCTCTGGGTGCAGGTCGGGGAGCTGCCGCTGCCGGTGCTGGCGGGGTTCCCCTGCGGGGAGCGCTGCTGGGAGGCGGCGGAGGTCGCGGCCCTGCGGCACAAGATCCGGGATCTGCATGCGGAATGGCGGGAGATGCGGGATCGGGTGCGGGCGCTGTCGGCGTGGTTGGACGGGGTGGAGGTCGCGCTACGGACGAACGATCGCACGACCGCCGAGGAGGAACCGCCCGTGGAGACGGTGGCGATGCGGGTGGCGGCGGCGTTGCGCGATGCATACCTGCGTGGGCGATATGACGAGAGCTATACGGCTTCGATAGGATCGATGGGGAGGTTGAAGTGAACAAGGACACGACAGCCAAGGAGATGTGCATGGACGTGGCGGCGGCGCTGCGTGCGGCAGAGCAGAAGGGACGGGCGGTGGCACGCGATGAGGTGCGGACATGGTTGAAGGCACGCATGGCTGAGGCCACCCAGCGCCCCGAGGTGTACGAGGGGGAGCGCTGGGGGCTCGCCACGGTGAGCGATGAGCTGCGGCGGTTTTGGAAGGAGCACCCCTGATGGGCGAGGCACGGCGACGGGGCGACCTCGGGCAGCGGCGGGCGCAGGCGTTCGAGCGGGATGCCGCCCTGCGGGCGCAGCAGGAGGCGCTGCGGGAGCGCAACGCGATCGAGCGGGCGGCCTGGTGGGAGGGCCTCACCGAGGAGCAGCGGGAGTCGGTGCGGCGCACGGAGCGGCATCGGCAGAACCGCCGGCGCGACCTGGCGACGCTAGTGGGCCTGAGCATGTCGGCCAGCGGATGCGATCTGCTGTTTTCGGGGGAGGAGTGATGATGCGCGAGCTTGAGAACCTGAAGTTGGAGAACGCGCGCCTAAAGGTCGAGTTGGAGGAGGTGTGGGCGAGCGCGGCGGGGTGGCAGCGCGCGGCGGAGAGCCAGAACCGGCAGTGGGCTGAGCAGTGCGAGTCCCTGACCGAGGAGCGGGCGCGCAGCGAGGCCCTGGAGGCGGCGTGCCAACGGGAGCGCCGGGCGGGGCGGGCAGAGGCCCTCGCGGCGTGCGCGGCGGCCCTGCGGGACCGGGCGCAGCGCTACGTGGGGCACGAGGAGGGACACGACCGCTACCGGGCGGAACACATCGAGAGCGATGCGGCCTACTTGGAGCGCGAGGTGACGTTATGACGGTAGAGATTGACGAGCGGCTGGCCGCGGAGGGGGCGTACTGCCATAAGCACGTCTCCAGGTGCTTCTGCGCGGTGGGGTGGCCCTACGAGCGCCAGTGCCCCGCCTGCCGGGATCGGTGGCCTGAGGGGACGCGCCGGGACTCCTACTGCATCTGCCCACCAGATGAGGTGGAGGATCCACCCCGCGCAGAGGCGGCGGACTGGGCGGTCCTGGTCGAGGTCAACCGGCAGATCCGGGAGGCGCGGGCCCTGCGCCGGGAGATCCTGGGGCGGTACGGCCTGGATCCCAAGGAGGCGCGCGATGTCGACGGTGATTGACCGCTGGATCCAGGCGCACGAGGCCGAGCAGGGGCACTACGCGGCGCTGGTGGGGTTCGAGGCGGCCCTGCGGGCGCACTCCGAGGTGCTGGCCGACTGGTACGGCGAGGCGGACCTCGACGAGCAGCTCGCCCTGTTCGGGTGGGTGGTGGCGCTGCTGGAGGAGGAGGCCACGCAATGAGCACAAGTGCCTGGGTGACGTGTCCGATCTGCGGGTCGGGGCATGTGAACATCTCGCAAGAAGTGTGCTTCGACTGCGGGCACCACCTGCATGCGGCGGATTTGCCGGTGGCCCGGCCGCTCGATCCCCCTGCGCCCACGGTCCCCCAGTTGTTGCACCGGACGGTGGTCGCGCGGTTGACCGCCGAGCGGGACGCGGTGCGCGAGGAGTTGGAGGCGGTCGAGGCGCAGATGGAACCGCTCGCGCGGTCGATGATCTACAAGGGCAACTCGGTCGACTACTGGTGGGCGAAGGCCCATGCCTACAAGGGCATCGTCCACGCCGTGTGCGAGGCGTTCCGGGCGCTCGGGTACGGCGGGGAGATGGGGGACCTGGAGACCCTGCCAAAGCGGCTGGGGACCTTCGCGGAGTCGCTCCTGGGGCAGCGCCGGGACCTGGAGGTGGCGCTGGATCGGTGGAAGCGGGAGGTGGAGGCCCTGCGCGAGGGGTTCGAACGAGAGCGGAAGCGGTCGAACGAGCGGTGGCAGCTCATCCACGCGGCGGCCAAGCATGTCGAGTTCGACAAGCTCGATGAGAAGCTGCTGCCGGGGGCGGTGGAGAAGCTGCTCATGGAGCGGGATGCGGCGCGGCGGGAGGCGGGGGCCTTGCGGGAGCGCATTGACGCGGCGTATCGGGCGCTAGAGGCCGCGAACGAGATGGTCCCGCGCGGCCCAGCGGGCGATACCTTGGCCGAGAAGATCACGGCGTTAGTCGCGATCCTGCGGACGGCGTATGCGCAAAAAGCGGTGGCGCGAACAGAGGGGATCGCCTCGGGGCGGGCGGCGGCCATCGTCGAGGCGGTGGACATGGTGGAGAACAACTTTGCTCACGGGGATCGTATGTCCGAAGACACGGCCACGACGGCGCGGTGGATCGTCGAGCAGCTCAAGAGGATCAAGCCATGACCTCAGTTGATCGGGCGTTGCGCGGGCGCTGCCGGGAGTTGGCCGAGGCGCGGTGCCAGGCGGATCCTACCTTGCGGCTTGTGCGGGGCCACTACCATGACGCCGCGTGGGGCCAACAACCCCACTGGTGGTGCGTGCGCCCGGACGGGACGGTCGATGACCCGACCGCGGCGCAGTTCCCCACGCAGGGGCACGGGGACTACGTGCCGTTGGGGGAGTGCGTGGTCTGCGAGCAGTGCGGGCGGCAGGTGCCCGAGATCGAGGCGCACTGGAGCGGGGTGCATCCCGCGTGCTCCATGCCGTGTTTTGGCAGGATGGTGGGGGTGACGCCATGATCGACTGGGATGGCGCGAAGGCCTACCGCACGGAGCTGCGGCGGGCGGTCAACATGCACAAGGGCGTGGGCAAGAGCACCCGGCCCGCCACCCCGCGCGAGCGGTTTCTCCGGGCCTCGCACATCGCCCTGCGCGAGTGCCCTGGGCTGTTTGAGGACAAGGCCTGGACGAGCGACGAGTACATCGAGCGGATGGTCGCGTACCGCTATCCGGGGTGCGGGGCGCCCCCGTTGTTGGGGAAGGAGCACGAGGGATGAGCGAGATTAAGGATCTCTTGGGCGAGATCAGCGCAGTCATGGGCAAGATTGAGGCGAAGAAGGTGGCGGACATCGAGGATGCCTTGCAGCGGGGGACATGTCCGCACTGTGCTGGAGGGGTGGTCGACGCGCGGCATGCTGGGTTTATCGAGGCCGACAAGGGGCTGACTGAGCGCCTGATTGCAACATGCGCGGCTGGCCACGAGTGGGCCGTGCGCGAACCGGCGTTCCGCTGGGAGGGGCAGCATGAAGTCGAAGGAGATTGAGGCGAAGTGCGCAAGCTGTGGGGCGCCCCTGATGGTGGCCCGGCGCGAGGAGTGGAAGAGCAAGGTCATCCTTGAACTGCATCCCTGCGTACACTGCATGGAAAAGCGTTGGCAGGCGGGGGCGCAGCAGGCGGGGGAGCCGCGATGAGCGCGGAGCGCCCGACGGGCCTCACGGAGGCGATGGTGCTGGCCCGCCGGCCCAGCGGGGTATGGACCCCCAAGCGGGTGGCCAAGCTCTGGCGGGGGCGCGTGGAGTTGGCCCCCGCCGAGGTGGCGGCCCTCGCGAAGGACCCCGACGTGGACATCCGTGACCTCACGTGGCTGCTCGTGGAGCACGTGTTGGATGAGCGGCGGCGGCGCCACCTGGCGGCCGACCTCGCGCAGTGGACGCGGGAGAGCGCGAAAGACGAGCACCCCGCCTGTGCCGAGGCGCTGCGGGTGGTGCGGGCCTATGCGGAGGGGGAGGCGTCGGCGGATCGCCTGCGGGAGGTGCGCGAGGCGGTGCGGGAGGCCACGGCGGCGGTGCCGGAGCATGAGATCGCGTGGTATGTGCGGGTGGCGGTGCGCAACGCCTGCTGCGAGCCCATGGCGGGCTGGGATGGCGCGATTTTTATGAACCTGCGCTGCTACGGGTTCGTGGTCTTGAGGACGCACGACAAAGGATACCAACAGCCGGACTTCCGCTATGTGCGGCGACGGGCGCTGGTGCAGGCCCTGGCCTACGCGGAGGAGAAGCGTGATGCCGATTGACGTGAATGGCGTGAACGTGCCGACGCTGGCGTGGCAGCAGCGGGTGGACGAGATGGTGGCGCACTTCGAGCGGCGCACCTACCGGCACATCGACCTCGTGCAGAAGTATTGCCGGCGGCTGGCGGATGCGCTTTCCGACATAATGGCGGGGCAGCTGATATGCCGGATGGAGGTGCACGACCAGAGCAAGCTGCGCGAGCCCGAGCGCGAGCCCTATATCTGGGTGACGTGGCAGTACCGCTGCCGGGACCTCGGGGTGCCCTTCGATCCGCCTCCGGGAATGGAGGGGCGGATGCGGGCAGCGACGGAGCTGCACGTGCGGGTCAACCCGCACCACCCCGAGCACTGGGATCCCGACGTGCGGATCCGCGCGGCGTGCATCAACCTGCAGGACCGAGATGCGCCGCCCGCCAAGATCGTGGATGCGACGCGGATGCTCGACCTCTACCTGTACGAGATGGTCGCGGACTGGTGCGCGGTGAGCGAGGAGCGTGGAGGGTCTCCGGTGGAGTGGGCGGACGCAAACGTGGGGGTGCGGTGGGCCTTCACCGATGCCCAGCGGAAGGTGATCTACGACGCCATCGCGGTAGCGTGGCATGGGGTGACGCGATGAGGACGTGCGGGACGTGCGGGCACTGGCGGCGGTGTCTCCCCACGGATGCCAACCATGGCGAGTGCCGGGCAACAGCGCCATTTTGGGCGTTTGAGAAGCACGCTGGGTATGCCCGTTTTCAGCGGGCCTCGGACCCCGGCGCGGCGGACTGCGAGTGCTACGTGGCGAGGACGCCACAGAAGGAGCGGATCATGGCGAAATTTAAGGTGCGCGCGACGGCGACGGTGGACCTGGAGTTCCGGGTCGAGGCGCCGGACGAGGATGCGGCGAACGAGCTGGCGGCGGAGCTGGCCAAGCAGATCCGGGGCGATGCACGGGGCGGGGTGGCCCTGCCTGCGGACACGTGCATCTGTTGGCCGGCGGCGGACCAGTTGGAGTGGTACGAGACCTATCAGGAGGACTGACGATGGGTGACGACGATCCCAAGGGGAACGCCAACGGGGACGCGTTCCAGTGGGACCCCGAGGCGGTCCGGCAGCGCATCCGGCGCATGCAGGCCGAGGCGCCGACCTACCAGGCGCCGCGGGGGATCTTGGCGCCTTGGGCGCGGGCGGCGCTGGGGCGCGTGGACTACGTGGCGGTAGCGCCCCGGATCATCGACGTGCAGCTGATGCCCCCGGCGTCCCCGATGGTGTGCGATCGTGAGACGGCGGACCGGATGGTGCGCCACAACGAGGCGGTCGCCGCGGCGAGCATGGCGGCCGAGATTGCGAGGATCGAGATGAAGGAGGGCGACGTGCTGGGGGTGGACGTGGTGCTGACGCAGGCCCCCGAGCCGATCGAGGACCTGCGCGTGCGGGGCAGCGTGACGGCGGCCGGGGCGCAGGTGGCGGAGGCCCTGGAGGCGTTCTCCGAGCAGCTGGACCGGACGATCGACGCCCTGGGCCCCGCGGAGGGGTGGACGACGCACCCGGATGGCTCGCGGAGCTACCATGACGATGCGCTGAGCGATGCGATCTCGGCGGCCGTGGACCGGGCCCTGCTGGCCACGTTCGAGGGCGTGCAGCCGGGCGTGGAGGGGTACTTCTGGTTCGAGGAGGACTGCGCGGATGGCGCCGAGAAGCGCGTGGTGCGCCGCGTGGTGCGGGACGGCAGCGGGGGCCTCTGGACCGACGAGGGCGGGCACGGGGTGCGCGTGACGCAGGGGCTGGCCGCGCGGTGCCTGGGCCCCGTGGCGCCGTATTGTGACGACACGCCCGACCAGCCCGCCGAGGGCCAGCCCGAGGACGCGGTCGATGTGGCCGACTACGACCACAGCATCCACTTCAACCCGGATGCGGACGCCTGGGCGCGCCTCTACTGCGCGCACTATCCCACGGCGGACCTCGACCTCATGCGGGGCTGGTTCGCCAACGCCATGATGGCCATGCACGACTTCCTGCTGACGAAGCAGCGGCAGGAGCGCGAGGCGGAGCGGGCCCAGCTGACGGCGGGGGCCCCGCCGGCCGAGGCGCTGCGGGCCGATGCGCAGGAGACCGCGGCCTTCGCCGTGTTCGATGCGCTGTGCCTGTTGACCGGCGAGGCGGGGCTGCGGGTGGCCCCGGAGCAGATAGAGGCGTGGGCGCAGCGGATCTTGGAATCCCTCCTGCGGGCGGACGTGGGGTGGGCCATCGGGATCCTGACCGATGCGGACGCGGCCCTGCGTATGCGCATGCGCGAGCGGCGGGAGGCCCTCGCGGATCACGTCCACATGGTGTGGGCGCGCTGGATGGCGTGGCAGGGGGAGCACGCGGGGCTCATCGCGCTGACGACCGACGCCGAGGGTGGGGCGGGGCTCGCGCGGGGGCACGAGGCCATCGCGCGGTGGTACCGCCAGGCCAAGACCCCGTATGCGGAGCTGCCCGCGGCGGAGCAGGCCAGCGACCGCGCGATTGCGGACGAGTACCTGGCGGTCTTGTTGGGCAAGGAGGATTGACATGGGCAAGGTGATGACCCCCGAGGACGTGCGCTGGGTGGCCGCAGAGGCCGCCTCGCAGAGCATCGACTACACCGTCGCCATGGCTGCCAAGCGGGCGGCGGGGGTGTATGTGAATCATTACCAGGCCGACATCACCCGCAAGACCGAGGAGGAGGCTCGGGATTTCGTCGCGCAGGCGTTTCAGGAGGGGTGGCAGGCGGCGATCCTCAAGTTAAAGATGACCGTTGCGGACCACCACAACAAGGATCGGCGGGGGCAGTTGGTGCTCCACGGGACGCTCCAGGAGTTGATGGCGATCCGGGCGGAGCTGCAGAAGACGCGGATCGGCGTGGCGTCGGAGATCACGGCGGAGGATCCCCATGGCGACTGATAAACTGCTGCGGCGCATCGAGCGGTTGGGGGCGGATGGGCAGTGGGCAGAGGTGGAGCTGCGGGACATCCGGCGGGGGGATCGCTTTCGGATGTGGGAGGGCGACACGGGGGCTCCCGTGCGTTGGAATGAGCAGCCCGATGGGGCCGTGGAGTTCCTGGCGACCGATGACGCGAGCGAGCGCCCTCACGCGGACTGTGCGGACCTCCGGTGGACCGTGGGGGCCGTGTCGGTCGAGTGAGCGATGGGGCGTGGTGAAGCGTGAGTTGGGCGGCGATCCGTGGTAGAACTGCCCGCATGGAAGCGTATCCACATCGCGATGTCTGGGCGCAGGGCGAGGCCTGTCTGGGGAAGGGGGCGGTGGGGCGCACTGCGAAGCTGACGATCGGCGCGCACGACCTCTATACCAAGGTGGCGTTCTCGGGGGATCGCCCCATTTACATCAACATCACGATCAGCCGGGGGGCCCACGCGGAGGGCTACGCGGACCCCGTGGCGGACGAGCTGGCGACGCAGATCGTGGACGACGCGCGGGCGCAGCTGGAGGTGATCTGCCGGCAGGCGAGCACGCTCCTGCAGCTCGGGGCGTGGGGCCTCGACGACCTCACGGCGGCGTGGCGGGGCACCAAGTTCGAGCCCTCGGGGGTCTGCCCCCAGGTCGCGGGGATCGTGAGCAGCCCCCTGGACGCGGTGGCGCGCTACCTCGGGGCGCGCCTGGAGACGGGCTCCTGGATGCCCCCGGCGCCATGACGGAGCCCTGCACCTGCAGCGTCTGCGGGATCCCCGTGCGGGATCCCGACACGGGGCGCTGGGCGATCCCGGCGGACGTGGGGCAGTCCCTGCTGGCCAACGGGAACACCACGCTGGCCTACCGATGCCCCTGCGGGGCGACCTTCTGGGAGGACCAGGCCTACGCGCCGCGGCCCGCGGACCCCGCGATGCGGGTGGGGGCCTGCCGGATCTGCGGGCGCGTGGTGCGGCTAGGAGATACCACGGACGCCCCGCAGGTGGGCGACGACAAGGTGGTGCAGATACCGGGGTGGGGGCTCGCCTGCACGGCGCACCGCGGCGTGGCGGCCTTTTACGCCACGATCGAGGGGGTGCCCCGGCCATGAACACGAGCGTGTACGTGCGGAGCATCTGGATCGCGGTGATGAGCGGCCTCGTCGTGCTGCTGGCGACCCTCCTCGTGGTGGTGAGCCACGAGGCCATGGGGGTCGCGGCGGAGCTGACGCGGCGCCTGCACCAGGAGCAGGCCTGCGACGCGGAGCTGCGTACGCGCGTACGCAAGGCGCCCCCCCCGACGCCGGTCGCGCGGGCCAGCGGGTGGACCCCGGCCGAGGAGCGGCAGCTCCAGGCGCGGGTCCAGGCGATCATCGAGCCGCACGACGGGAAGCGGCGCTGAGGGCCGGATGGACGACGCGACGAACCGCCTGGCGATCGTGGGGTGCGCGCTGCGGGAGGTGATCGGCCACCTGCGGGGCGAGGAGCCCGATGGGCAGACCACGGAGCCGGGGACCTGCCAGGAGTGCGGCTACACGGGCCCCCTGCGGGACGCCTCGCATGGGTGCGTGGGGTGCATGGAGTGCGTGGAGGGCCCCCCGCAGGTCCACGATCCCCGGTGTCGCCTCTGCGAGCCGATCTGCCCGGTGTGCGACAACGGGTTCCTCGCGAACCCCGAGGCGGGGCGGTTGGCCAAGGCGCTCATGGCGGCGGAGAGCGCCCTGGCGACCGTCGAGGAGGGGATCCCGCATGCGTGAGCGCTGGGGGCTCCTGCTCGCGGGGGGGCTGCTGGCGGGGGCCTGCGGGGCGATGCCTCCCCCGCGCGGGGCGGATCAATGCCGGGTGGCCTGCGCGCGGGCGCACCCCACCCTGACGGGGAGTGCCCCGGTGGGGACGGCCCCGAACGGGCAGCGGCTCTGCGCGTGCTGGTACACCGAGGTGGACATCGAGGCCGCCCCGCGCGGCGAGTGACGGAGGACATGATGCGCACCTTGCTGCGACGGCTAGAGGAGGCGATGGGGATCGAGGCGGCGCTGCAGCGCGCTGTCCCGGTGGGGGCGGTGGAGGTGGTGGTCGACGAGCCCGCGCTGTGCAAGGTGCGCGTGGAGATCAAGGCGCGGGCGGGCGGCGAGGTGGGGACGCGCCTGGCGCGCTCGCGCGGGGAGCGCTCGACCCTCGTGGTGCAGGTGCGCATGGCCCCGGACGGGCCATGGGTGGCCGAGGCGTGGGTGGGCCGCTACGGGGTGCGTCCCGCGCCGCTGATGGCGCGCGTGCCGGTGGGGGATGGGTGGCCGGTGGCGCCCCAGGCGGCGGCCGACGCGGTGCGGGCGGCGGTGCAGCAGGCCCTCGCGCAGGCCGCGCAGAAAGGCTTTGAGGCCGCATGATGCGCACGCTCTTGCAGCGTCTGGAGGAGGCCTACCGCATGCGGCGGAGCGTGGAGCGCGCCGTGGCCCGCGCCCTCGTGGCGGCGGCGGCCAAGGCGCCCACCGACCCCGTGCGCGGGGACTTCTATTACACCAGCTACCTCGATCGCGTAGCGGATCTCGGGGGCGAGCAGGCGGACCGCCAGGGCAACGCGGCGTGGCGCCATCAGCACCCCGAGGCGCAGGCGGCCGAGGCGGCCCTGCAGGCGGGGATGGCCCGCGAGTGGGACGACGGGCAGATGGAGGTCGCGGCGGCCGTCGCCGGGCGGGTCCTGGAGGCCGCCGTCGGGCCGCGCGGCGCTGTGCGCGTGGTCGGCGAGGTCGAGCTGGGCAAGGACGACCTGACCCGGCGCCTCAGCGTGATGGCCGCGTGGTACGCGGGGGCCGCCCGCATCCGCGTCGACGCAGCCCTCGCGCTGCCCCGCACGGGGAGCGGCGCGCCCAAGCTCAAGGTGAGCATCGACGGGGCGGCCCTGCCCCAGCCGGCGCCCGCGGCCCTGCCGGGTGTGGACCGCTGGCCCCTGGCCCCGTCGGCGGTCGGCGCGGCCCTCGGTGCGTGGCTCGCAGAGGTTGCACAGACCATCAAGACGGAGGCTCCCCCATGACGATCCCCTCGATCCAGGCCCTCACGGAGCGCGCCCTGCACGCCCCCACCCTCGCCAGCGTCCTCAAGGCCGCCGGGGCCACCGTCCAGTGGAGCGGCCCCATGGACGGCCACGCCACCGCCCTCGTCACTCTCGACGGCCGCGCCGCCCTCGTGGCGGAGGCCCCCGGCGGGGTCCGCGTCCACCCCCTGACCCCCGCGGATGCCGTGGCCGTCCCCCTGGACCTCCACGGCGCCGCCTGGGACGCCACCGTCGCCGCCCTCCGCCGCGCCCTCGCAAACGGTTGACAAATCCCCCGCGGGCGCGCTATGGTCCCCGTGCCCCCGCGCATGGCGCGCGGCGGGCGGGCCCGCGGCCCCACGGGGGGAGCCCAGGACCGCGCCGCCCCCAGATCCCCTCCCCCCGCAGGAGCCCCCAATGCCCGTGACCCTCGACCGCTTTGAGACCGGCAAGATCCTCGCCGGCGAAGCCACCGCGCTCTCACGCCTTTACGACAAAGACAACGGTTGCCCCCACACGCCGGGGACCGTCGTCATGCTGGCGAGCCCCCACGCGAGCCCCGTGCCGGGCGTCACCTTCGGGCCCGACCACCCCATCGCCCGCGCCACCATCACCACCGTGGACAAGTCCGGCCTCGGGGAGCGCCGCCAGGACGACCGCAAGGCCATCCTGGAGGGGTTCGAGAACGCCAAGGCCTGGTACGTGCACTTCCAGCAGATGTACGGCCCCATGAACGACATGACGCCCGTCCACCGCCTCACCATGCGCATCGACGAGGTCTTCAAGCGCTAGGCGGGGGGGAGGCCATGCTCGCGACCTTCACCGACCACGCGTGGGCCCGCCCCACGACCCCCGATGACGCCGTGCAGCGCGCCCTCGCGGGGGTCGTGCGGCGCGAGCGGCACCCCATCCCCACGAGCGACGGGCCCTTCCGCGCGAGCGGCCTGGGGCGGCTCTGCCCGCGCGGGGCCGTGATCGCGGCCGAGGGGGCGCGGCGGGCGCACGCCGTGTTGCTGCCCGATGAGCCCCCCATGGTGGTCCGCGAGGACGACGCCAAGGACGTGTGGGCGACGGCGGTGGGCACGGCCTACCACCGCGCGTGGCAGGAGGAGCTGCTGCCCCTGCTGCCGGGGGTCACCCTGTTGGGGTGGTGGGAGCGGGACGTGCCCATCGTCAAGGGGGGCCCAGAATACCGCGCGGTCGAGCGGGTGGTGGGCGCTAGGGCCCCGGTGCCCGCCCTAGCCCATGGCTGGATCCCCCGGCCGGCGGGGGAGGGGTGGCGCTACGTGGAGCTGGCCTTCCAGGACCGCGTCCACGGCCTTACGGGGCACTGCGATGGGGTCCTGCGGTGGGCGGATGGGGCCCTAGAGGTTGTGGAGCTGAAGACGGTGAGCCCCCGCGCCTTCGCCATGATCGACCCGGCCGTGGGCGGGGCCCCGTTCCGCGAGCACACGCTGCAGGTGCAGATGTACATGCACTGGGCGGGGCTCGCGCGCGGGCGCCTCATCTACGTGCGCAAGGAGGCCGACGCAGCGGTGGGGGCCCTCGCGGAGCACCTCGTGCGCCCGGACCCTAACGTGGTGGCCGAGGTGCACGCGACGGTGGCGGATGTGCGGGCCGCTCTGGCCGGGCATGAGGCCTGGTGGGCGGTGGGATGCGCGGGGGAGCGCCCCCCGTGGCCCGCGCGCTGCGTGCCGGGGTGCCGCTACAAGGGGGATCGGAAGGCCAAGTTGTGCCCGCAGCGCGCGGCGTGCTTCGCGCGGGACATCGCCAAGGCGTGCGCGGGTGATGGATCTATGCAGAAACCATCGCCATGAACATGGAAAGTGGTCCCCAGGGGGCGGTCTGGGCGAAATCCACCGGAGGAAGTATTCGTGGAGGAGCATAAAATAGATCTCGGGAGCGTGCTCGGCCTCGATCTCTCGGATCGGGGGGCCGGACTTGTAACGCTTGACGGGGCCACGGGCTCTGTCTGGGCGGCGGAGACCGTGGGGTACGCGCTGAAGCGCACGGCCACGACGCGGGAGCGTGTGGAGCGCATGCTCGACATCGCGACGGCGGTGGTGCGGGCCTACCGGGCGGCACCGGCCCCCTGCGGGGTGGCCATCGAGCAGTTCGCCTGGGGGGCGCGTGGGGCGCAGAACGACCTCGGGGAGCTGCATGGGGTCGTGAAGACGCAACTGTGGCTGGCGTGCCGGGTGGAGCCCGCGCTCTACATCGTGAGCCAGATCCGCAAGGAGATCTTCGGCAAGGGGAACCTCAAGAAGGACAAGATCCTGCCCCACGTGATAAAGCTGGGGGTGCCCGTGGCGGACCACAATCAGGCGGACGCCTGGGCGGTGGCGGCCCTCCACCTTCACAGGTTGACGGGCGGGGCGGTCGACGTAGGATCGTTTGAGTGGAAGCAAGAGAAGCTGTTCTAGCAGAACGCAGACGGCGGGCTGCGCACGCGCGTGCGCAGGGAAAGCGAGCAGAACGATGGCGAAGAAGCAGGATGAGTTGGCGGTGCCGGAGGTCTTGACGGAGCGGCTGCACACGGAGCTGGCGTGCGTGGGGGAACCCGCGGCGGAGGTGGGGATCGAGGATCGCCTCGCCGAGTGGGCGCCCGAGAAGGTGCGCAAGGACGTGAAGCGCCTGCGGGCGAACGTCGAGAGCAACTATTGGAAGCTGAGCGAGGCCCTCTGGCACGTGTACGACAAGGTGCTGTACCAGACGTGGGGGTTCGCCTCGTGGAAGGAGTACGTGGAATCGGAGGTCGACTTCGAGCTGCGCAAGGCCCAGTACCTCGTGCAGATCTGGGCGTGGCGGCGCAGCCTCCCGGCGCCCTTGCAGGAGCGCATCGACCGCCTGGGGGCCTCGAAGGCGCGCGACCTCGCGCCGGTGGTCACGGCGGAGAACGCGGAGCACTGGCTGGGCCGCGTGGAGGGCCTGAGCACGCGCGACGTGCAGAAGCTCGTGCGGGGTGAGGTCGACGCGGAGCAAGAGCGCCTCAACGGCCTCCCGACTGGCGCGGCGGCGGACGAGGACGAGGAGAAGCTCCAGATCCAGCAGAAGCCCGTCAAGTGGAGCCGGAACCTCATGCGGTCGCAAGTCGACACGGTGGAGCGGGCGATCAAGAAGGCGTGCGACATGGCGGCCTCGGAGAGCGAGCCGCACGCCCTGGCGATGATCTGCACGGAGTTCCTGGCGACGAACATGAACCGCAACGAGCCCGCGGAGTACCTCGCGCAGGTGGAGCACGCGACGGGCTGGCGCATCGTGGCGGTCGACCCCAAGGATGGCAAGGTGCTCTACGGCGGGGCCCTGCTGGAGGCGGCGGAGCAGGCCGGCGCGGAGGCCCCGGAGGCCCCGGCCGCGGCGCTGCCCGATCCCACGCTGGATCTGGCGGGGCACCTCAAGGCCCTGCAGGACCTCACGCAGGTCCGCATCGTGGCCTTCGCGGGGGGCGCCCCGGAGATTCTCTTCGGCGAGACCACCCTGGCCGACATCGGCAACGCGAAGCCCTAACGCTTCTCCCTTGACAGCAGCGGGGGTGGCCCGCTACGGTGATGGCGTTGGCTCCCATTATGGCTTGTGGGGCCGGCGACTTGAGCGACGCGACCACCCCCCCTGGTCCTAGCTTGTCGCCGGCCCCTTTTTTTTGCCCGCGTCCGCGCGGCGCGATCGACGCGATCCTTGCAGATGTGCAGGGCGTTCGGTACGCTGGCGGCATGATGGACCGCCGCAACCCCCGTCCCCCGCACATGGCCCCGCCCCCAAGTCCGGGCGGCTACGGGCCGGGCCCTGCCAACTCGGGTGGGCCCGATCACCCCGCGGGGCGGCCCGGCCAGGTGGGGGCCTACGAGGACGTGACGGGGCAGTTCACGCTGCCCGAGGGGCCCGCGTACTATGGGCCGGTGCAGGGCTATGCCCCCCCGCCGCCCCCCCCGCCCGCGACGCCGGGGGGGCTCACGCGGGACACCTGGGTGCGGATCATTATCTGGATCGTGCCCTTGGTCTTCATGGCAGGGACCCTGTATTTCAACTTGCAGGCGACGGTGGCGCGGCAAGACGCCCTGGAAGACCAGGTGCGCCTCGTGTCGGATCGCGTGAGCGCGATGGCCTCGGATGCGCGGGTGATGCAGGAGCACGTGACGGCCCTGCGGCTGGCGGGCGACCGCATCCAGCCGCAGTTGGATGGGCTGCGGGAGCAGCTCAGCGGGCTGCGCTCGGACCTCGCGGCGATCCGGGAGAAGCTCGGGATCGCGGGGGGGCGTGGCGAGTAGCGAGGAGCGCGTTGCGCATGCGCATGCGCAGCCCGGTTGATGGCAGACAGCTGATGTTGCGAGCGGAGCGGAGCGATGCGGACAGGCGGAGTGGTTGGTAAGAAGGGGGCTCAGAAGCCCAAACCTACAATCTCGAAGCGCAACAAGCCGACGTTGCCCCCCCAGAGCGGGTGGAAGACGAAGACGGCGGTGGCGCGCAAGCTGGAGTCCCTGACGTGCTGGCCCCAGGTGCGGGACATGCTGTCGGAGGGCTACTCCTGTGCGGCGACGGCGGCCTTTATCCAGAATGAGGCGCAGGAGCGCACGGAGATCACGCGCGGGGTCCTGGAGAACCAGCTCCTGTCCTATCGCACCAACTACATGCCGAGCGCGATGTTCGTGGGGGCCGCGCAGCTCCGCATGGCGGGGTGGCTGCGCAAGCGCATGGAGGACGAGGAGCTGGAGTTCAGCCGGCTGGAGGAGATGTACCGCATCTTGAAGAGCCGGGTGGACATGGGCCTCGCCTACGAGCAGCAGGTGGGCGTCCCCATCCCGGCCGTGGGGCAGGCGGCCCAGCAGGTGGTCGACACCATCTGCCGCATGCACATGGTCAAGGAGGCCTACGGCTTCAACCACGGCAGCAAGGGCGCCAGCGTGGTCATGAACCAGAGCGTCGTGGTCAACGTGCAGCAGCGCTTCGGGGACGAGGTGGCGGCCGTGCTGCAGCGGCCCGCGGCGCGGGGGCGCGTGCTCGCCCTGTTGGAGGAGTTCAAGACCCTGGCCACGGACGACGACGGGGACCTCTACGGGAGCGAGACCATCGACATCACGGGGGCTGAGGGGCAGGCTGAGGCCCCCGCCCCGTGATCATCCGCACCCCCGAGGGGCGCACGCGGACCGTCCGCACGCCGGCCGAGCGCCGGGCCGCCCTCCTGCGGCGCCTGGGCGCGCTGCCCCCCGACGAGCGGCGCCTCTTCGAGGCCCTCCTGTACGAGGAGCAGGCGGGGCGCCCCGAGATCGCCAACGAGTGCTACGCGAAGCGGTACCGCGTGGCCCCTGTCGACATGGCGACCTTTATCGATGATCCCTACTACCTGGGGGAATCCTGCCAGACGCTCTACCCGGTCCTGCGGCGCAAGCTCATCGAGATCTTCGAGCCGGGCGCGCACTACCGCGAGGTCATCCTGGGGGGCAGCACGGGGTGGGGGAAGACAACGGCCCTCTCGATCGCCATGTGCCGCCTCCTCTACGAGCTGAGCTGCCTCGTGAACCCGCAGGCCTCCTACGGCATGTCGCCGGGCTCCGAGATGAGCATCGTGCTCGTGAGCCGCAACCTGGTCCTTGCGCGCCAGGTCCTCAAGTCGGCCATCGACAACAAGCTCGCGATCAGCCCGTACTTCCAGGAGCACTTCAAGCCCGACGTCCACACCGAGGCGACGTACTTCCCCTACAACGTGCAGATGATCGTCGCGAGCTACCTCGCCGAGCGCTCCATGGGCACCAACGCCTTCGCCGCGGCCCTCGACGAGACCAACTTCGTGCGCTCCACCAAGCAGAAGATCCGCACGGCGGACGGCCAGCAGAAGAGCCTCGCGCACTACGACCACGCCGAGGTCACGTACCGCTCCCTGGAGCGCCGCATCAAGTCGCGCTTCGTGCAGGCGAGCGGGGACCTCCCCGGCATGATCGTGATGGTGTCGAGCGCAAACACGGTGGGGTCGTTCATCGACCGGCGCCTCGCGGCGGCCCACCACGACCCCTCGATCTACGCGATGGAGATGGCCACGTGGGAGGTCAAGCCGCCGGGGAGCTTCAGCGGGCGCACCTTCCAAGTGCTCTGCGGGGGAAGCTCCCTGCGCAGTCGCATCCTGCCCCCCGGCGAGGAGGTGAACCTCGCGACCCTCCCCGACGAGGCGCGCGTGATCGCGGTCCCCGAGGAGTACCGCGTGGACTTCGAGTCCAACCTGGAGGATGCGATCCGCGACATCGCGGGCGTCCCCACGACGGCCATCAGCGTGTTCATCCAGCGCACGGAGAAGATCCAGGAGGCCGTGGACCCCGCGCGGCGCCACCCCGCGCACCGCCAGACCTGGCAGTACGGGGAGCCCCTCGTGATCCACTGGCACCAGCTGGCCAAGTCCTCGGTGCGGCGCCTGCCGGGCGGGTTCGAGGAGGAGGCCTGGACGCCCCTCCGCAACCCCAAGGCCTTCCGCTACGTCCACATCGACACCTCGCTGTCGGGGGACTGCACGGGGATCGCCATGGGGCACATCGAGCGCTGGGTGGAGGTCGTGCGGCGGACGCCTGAGGGCGATCACTACACGGACCTCGCCCCGGCCTTCGTGCTCGACCTCGTGCTGCAGGTGCGGCCCCCGCCGGGGGAGCAGATCCAGCTCGCCGACATCCGGGCCGTGGTCTACGACCTCCAGGCGCACGGGTTCTCGCTGATCGGGTTCTCGTGCGACCAGTACCAGAGCGCCGACACCCTGCAGGCGATGCGCCGGCGCGGCGTGGCCTCGGAGATCCTCAGCGTGGACGTCACGATGGTGCCCTACGAGGCCCTGCGCTCGGCGATCTACGAGCGGCGCATCGAGCTGTACGACCACGCGCCCCTGCTCGGGGAGCTGCGGGCCCTGGAGCACGATCGTATGCGAGGAAAAATTGACCACCCGATGGCGGGATGTTTTGTGGGGGAGACGCGCATTCCTTTGATGGATGGCACGCGGCCTACGATAGCGGAGCTATGCGGGCGCGAGGTGTGGGTTTATTCTGCGCGGAATGATGGGACGATTGTGCCGGGGCTGGCGCGGGGGCGCCTTACGAAAACGACGAGTGCCCTATTGGATGTTGTGCTTGACAGCGGGGCCGTCGTCCGTTGCACGCCAGAGCATCCGTGGATGCTTCGGGATGGATCTTACAAGCCAGCAAGCGATCTTGTGCCTGGGGTAGATCGTCTGATGCCTATCAGTCAGGTTTGGCCTGTCAATGGTGGGTATGAGCGCCTGACCGATGCGCACGGTCACAGGACACTCACCCACTATCTTGTGGCTGAGCACTTCCAGCGTCCTGTGTGCGAGGATGAGATCGTGCATCATCGCAACGGGGTAAAGACCGACAATAGGCCAGACAACATTGAGATCATTCGACGAGAGGACCACTCGCGAGAGCACACGATCCAACGGCACCTAGAGGATGCTGTGTATGAGCAGCATGTGCGCGATGGTCTGCAGGCGTTTAATTTGAGTGCGCGTGGGCGAGCCATCCATGCCGAGGCGATGAGCCGCATGATAGCTTCTATGACGCCTGAGCAGCGACGTGCCCGTGCTCGGAAGAGTGGCGCGTTCCGATCTGACGTGGATCTTGGTGTTGTGTTGGAGGCCGCCCGTAATCCATCTGTAGACAATGCCAATGCCGCGTCCCGTGCTATCGGATGTGGTCGCAATACCGTGATGCGGGTGCTGCGCGAACATGGGTTTTCCTCATGGAGTGACCTGCTGGCGCGCCACGGTTTGAACCACAAGGTGCGTGCTGTCATCCCCGTGCAGTTGGCCGATCCTGTGCCGGTGTACGACCTGGAGGTCGACGTGTGGAACAATTTTGCGTTGTCTGCGGGCGTGTTTGTGCACAATTCCAAGGACTGCGCGGACGCCGTGGCGGGCGTCGTGGCGGGGCTCCTGAAAAAAGTTCCGAGGGTGCCCCTCGGGGTGCTACAACCAGGCGAGGGGCGCGCCGAGGCCGAGGATTTCGCGTGGGTGACCGGGCAGCCGGGCCCCGAGGGCGAGGCCGAGGTCCCCATGTTGCCCTTCCTGATGGGTTAGGCGCGAGGAGCGTGACGGCATGGCGGATCCCAAGCAGCAGCAACAGCAGCAGCCGACCGGAGCCGGGGACAAGGGCGGGGGCCTCTGGGACAAGATCCGGGGATGGCTGGGGCGCGGGAGCGGACCGGCCCACGAGGGCCCCACGGCGCCCCGCGGCGTGACCCAGGGCGCCGAGATCGCGGGCAAGCACCAGGACAACCCGCTCCTTGCCAAGGACGGCTACGTGGGGGCCCTGGCCCTGCAGACCGGCGGCAACTTCGACGCGAACAGCCCCGTCGCGCAGGCCCTCCAGCTCTCCGACGACCTCATGCAGCGGTACCGCGACGCCGAGGACATGGACGACTACGACCTCACCTCGTCGATCTTCACGCTCTACGCGGACGACGCCTCGATCCCGGACAGCAACACGGGGCGCAGCATCTGGGCCTCCTCGAAGGACAAGCTGGTGCGCGACGTGCTGGAGGACCTCCTCACGCGGCGCCTGCGCCTGGAGGACGACGTCCACGGGCTCGCCCGCACGCTGGGCAAGTACGGCAACCGCTTCGGCGAGGTCCTCGTGGGCAAGATGGGCGTCGTCGGGATCAACTTCCTGGCGCCCCCCACGATGCGGCGCGTGCAGGACAACCACGGGACGACCCTCGGCTTCATCCAGGACCCCACGGGGCAGTTCAAGCTCACGCAGCGCGAGTTCGACGCGGCGTTGAAGGTGGCGCGCGACCAGCGCAAGCCCGTCAACGGGTGCGTGGTGTTCGAGCCCTGGGAGATCGTCCACTGGCGGTTGCGGCAGAAGGACACCACGGCGGTCTACGGCGTGAGCGTGCTGGACGGCGGGCGCTGGGCCTGGAAGCGGCTCATGATGATGGAGGACACCGCGCTGGTCACCAAGCTGACGCGCGGGCCCTCGCGCAACGCATTCTATATTGATACCGGGGACATGCCCCCAACCGAGGGTTGGGCGCACGTCAAGAAGATCCAGCAGCAGTACACGCGCAAGAAGGTCTTCAACCCGAGCACGGGGCAGCTGGACTTCCGCTACAACGTGCAGGGGCAGCTGGAGGACCTCTGGCTGCCGACGCGCGGGGGCAAGGACTCGACGCGCGTCGACGTGCTGCAGGGCGTGGACTCGCAGGACCTCGACATTCTGGAGTATTTCCGCAACAAGGTGCTCGCCGCGGCGCAGACCCCCAAGCGCCTCCTCGGGATGGAGGAGACCACGGGGCGCATCGCGAGCGGGGACGACGTGCGGTTCGCGCGGGCGGCCATGCGGGTGCAGCGCGAGGTGCGCAACGGTGTGAAGCAGATCTGCCGGGTCCACCTCGCGGCGCTGGGGATCGACCCCGACGCGGTGGCCTTCGATCTCCACATGACGGTGCCGAGCTACATCTTCGAGCTGGCACAGCTGGAGGTGCGGCTGCAGCAGGCGCAGCTCGCGCAGGGCCTCGGCGAGTTGGTGCCGCAGCCCTGGATCCTCCAGCACGTGTTCGGCTTCTCGCAGGACGAGGCCATCTACGTGACGGACGAGGCGCGCAAGGACAAGCGCGGGGCCATGAAGGGCGACGCGGCGACGCAGGCGGAGATCATCCGGGAGTACCCGGAGACCGTGATGGGGCCGATGGGCGCCGAGGGCGGGCTCCCACCGGAGATGGGGGCGGCCGAGGGGGCGGTCCCCGAGGCGGAGGAGCCCCGCGGGCGCGCCCTGGAGGGCGACGCGGCGGTGAAGGCGCGGCTGGACCGCTTGCTGAGCGAGCACGGGCGCGTCACGCGGCTCACGGAGCGCATGGCGGCGCGGGTCGAAGGGATCGATCGGACGCTAGAGGCACAGGCTCGGCAAGCGCGCCGGGATCGGCGGGCGGCGGGCCATGGGCGGAGGGATTAAGCGATGTACATCACCGAGGCGCAGCTCGCGGAGATGCGGGCGGGGAGCTACGAGGCGCTGATCGACCAGATCGAGCGGGCGGCGAGCGCGGCGCTCCAGCGCCCCGTGCGGGCCGTCGCGACGTGGGTGGACCGCGCGGTGGTGGTCGACGACGAGGAGCGCTTCGAGCGCGTGGACTACGACTGCGTGGGCGGCGCGGTGGCCCTGCAGGGGCACGGGCCCTACGCGGTGGCGGCGATCGGCGAGGCCGAGGTCCCGCGCTACGTGGCGGGGCAGGTGCGGGCCCTCGTGCGGGACGTCGCGGAGGGGCGGTGCGCGGGGGAGGCCTCGCGCATGCGCATGCGCAACCTCGCCCACCTGATCGAGGCGGGCGAGCGCTATTGGCTCGTGGACGCGGTGGCGGAGATCGAGGCCGCGCAGGACGCGGCGTGGCAGCGCTGGTACCTGGCGGACGCGGAGCGCATCCGCCGGCGCATGTGGGGCGAGGTGCGGGCGCGCGAGGCGCGCGTCCCCGATCCCGCGACCTTCGCGGGGCGCCCCGACACGGGGATCCCAGTGGGCGAATTGCGGATGGCCGTCGAGGGGCTCAAGGCGGCGTACGCCCAAATCCTTGACGAGGGCCGATCCGTGCGATTTGATAAGGGCGAAGCGGACCTGGACGCCATCAGGAGTTCGTTGATCGGCGAGGCGGAGGCCATGGTGGCCGCGCTCACACGTGCCGAACGGTTGATGCTGGAGGACGTCCCACGGGATGTCGCGCGGATGGCAAGGGCGCATGGGACGTGCGCGGAGCGGGCCAGGCACATGGTGATCGTCGCGGGCTACCTCGCACTGCGGGGCCGCGACCCCAACGAACAAGGAGACGGCGACGATGGCACAGCGGATCATTGACAGCACGTTCGAGCAGGATATGGCGGCCCTGGGGCTCTCGACGATGGTCGAGGACCAGCGCACCCTCGCGGGGATGAACGTCCTCACCGAGGACAGCGTGGTGGGCGGCGGCGTCAAGCGCCTCGACACCATCGCGGTGAGCGGCACAACGCAGACCGAGGACCATGACCCGATCGACGGCCCCGTGGTGACGCGCGAGCTGTTCAACCGGATCGCGGCCCTCCCCTTCGAGAGCATGGACGCCGGGGACATCGACGCCCTCCTCGAGGAGCTGGGCAAGAAGGACCTCCCCGAGGGCGACGCCGCGCTGACCGCGCGTGCGCAGGAGGTCGTGGAGATGCTCCTGCGGGCCAAGGGCCGGCTCGAAGAGGGCTCGGCCTTCCGCACCTTCGGGGCGAAGAGCGGCAAGATGGTCACGAAGCACCGCCGCACGGACACCAAGGGGCGCAAGGCCCGCCTCCTAGCGAAGCAGTACCGCCGCACGCACAAGAGCCAGATCAAGCGCTCGACCAAGAAGATGCAGGCCAAGGCCTGGTACAAGAAGGTGCAGAAGGTCCGCGCGGCCAAGATGGGCGCGAAGGGCAACAAGCTCGCGGCCCGGATCGCGGCCAAGCCGATCCGCAAGCTCCTCGGCGCCGGCAATCGCGGGCCCGTCCGTGGCTTCAGCAGCCTCGGGGCCTCGGCCGACAGCGAGATCGCGAACGACCTCCGCAGCGTGCTCCACGAGAGCCGCGTGCAGGCCGGCAGCCGGGCGGAGATCGTCGAGCGCCTGAACAACATCTTCGCCCTCATGAGCGAGATGTACGGCTCCCCCGAGGTTGACGCCGTGCTCGAAGAGGCCCTGATCCCCGTGATCGATCGCGCCAACGCGGGCACCCTGGTCGAGGACGCCCTGAACGAGGACGAGTTCGTGGCCACGCTGGCCCCGTGCTTCAACCTCGTGACGCGCATCATGGAGTCGATCGAGGACGGCGAGATCGACTTCGATTACCTCGGCGAGGACATCGACGAGGACGACGAGGACGACGAGGACGAGTCGGGAAACTGACGCGGGCTGGCCTGTTAGAGGGCCCGCAGTGGAAGGGACGGACGGCCGGTCAGCGGATGGCGCTCATGGGAGTGCGGCCTGCTGACCGTGCCCTTCGCTTGACCGACCGCGGGCCGCGTAAGACCAGCCGGCGGGTGCGGTTCGGGCAGGTGGTACGGATGGCGCTCCGGCGCGAGGCCGGGCTGAAGAAGGGGACGCGATGAGCGGCAAGCTGCTGACTGAGACGATCACCACGACGTTCACCCTGACCGAGGACAAGGGCACGGGCAAGCTCGTGGCCCGCGGCGAGTTTGGGCGCTACGACACCCCGACGCAGAACGGCCGGCGCTATCCCCGCGCGATCTATGAGCGCGAGGTCAAGAAGCTCCAGGAGGACATCAAGCGGCGGCGCGTGCTGGCCGAGCTGGACCACCCGGACGACGGGAAGACCAAGCTGACGCGCGCGGCGGCGCTGATCACCGAGGCGTCCATCGCCGACGATGGGCGCGTGCTGGGGGCCGCCGAGATCCTCGACACGCCGAACGGCCGCACGCTCGCGGCGCTGATCCGCCACGGGGTGGAGATCGGCGTCAGCTCGCGGGGCTTCGGGAGCACGAAGCCGAGCGAGAGCGGGGACGGCGAGGACGTGTGCGAGGACTACAACCTCAAGACCTGGGACTTCGTGGCGGACCCCGCGATGAAGTCGGCGTACCCCGAGATCTTCAACGAGGATGTGAACACGCCCTACGCGACCGACGCCCTGCAGGCGCAGATCCCCGAGGCCCTCGCGGCCCTGGAGGAGGGCCTGATGGACAAGGCGATGGCGCGGGCGCAGGCGCAACTCCAGGCGGCGGCGAGCACGGACGTCGAGGCGGCCGTGGCGGCGGCCCGCGAGGAGGAGCGCGAGCGCTTCGAGCGCGGGCTCGTCGAGGCCCTGCAGGGGCTGCGGGCCGAGGTGCGCGCGGAGCTGCGCGAGGAGGCCGAGGCGGACGGCGCGGGCGCGGTGCTGGCCACGGTGGCGCAGCTCCTGCGGCCCTACCTGCCGGCGGTCCCTGAGGACCACGTGGCGGCGGCCCTGCAGGCGCAGCGCACGGAGATCACGGGCCTGCGCGAGCAGGCGGAGGCCTATCGCGGGGTGGCCCGCGAGGCGGGCTACCAGCTCCTCGCGGAGCGCCTCGTGGCGGGGCACCCCCACGCGGCGATGGCGCGCGAGCTGCTGGCCGACGCCGGGCTATTGGAGGACGAGGCCGAGGTGCGCACGCGCGTGCGCGGCGTGCTGCGGCAGCTAGAGAAGCTCCCCCCTGCCCCCAACCCGCTGGCCGAGGCCACGCGGCGGTGGGAGGGCGAGCGCAAGCGGCTCCTCGCGGAGTCGCAGGAATTGCACGAGAGACTGGCCGAGAAGCAGATGCAGTTGAAGCTGGCTGTTGAAGGCGGCGAGGGCCTGGAGGCGCGCGCACGGGGATCCGAGCAGCGCGTCGCCACGCTACAGCGGGATCTAGCCGAGGCGCGGGCCGCGGCGGACCTCGCGGCGTACAAGGCCGAGAGCGTCGCAGGGTTGACGAACGGGCGCGAGTTGATTGGGTTGCTAGAGGGCGTTGCGAACACAGATGAGGTCGATCGGCTGGTGCGGCAGCGGGGGCGGACGACGATGGGCGACGGGCAGCTGGAGCGCATGCGCGCGCAGCTGACGCGGGCCCAGGCGCGGCCGTCGACGCTGGAGGAGGAGGCCGTGGCCCCACGCGGGGCAGGCACGGCGGGCGCGGGCGACTTGGCCGAGTTCGGCCTGGACCCCGCAATGATGCGGCAGCTCTCCGGTCTGTCATGAGGGCAGGCGCGGGGCGCGGCATCACAACAACGACCTTGATCGCAACGAGAGGAACTGACCCATGGAAGCTCGCAACATCCTGACCGAGAGCGGCGCGAAGACCGTCGCCGACAAGTCCTACGTCTCCCAGCTCAGCCGCAAGTGGGGCCAACTGCTGGAGGGCACCGACGGCGTGCGCCACGCCTACACCAAGGGCGTCGCCGCCATCCTCCTGGAGAACCAGGCCACGTACATGAAGAACCTCAGCGAGGATGCGCTGAGCACGAACGTCGGCTCGTTCACCAAGTACATCTTCCCGGTGCTCCGCCGCGTGTTCCCCAACCTGATCGCCAACCAGATCACGTCGGTCCAGCCGCTGTCGGCCCCGGTCGGCGCGGTCTTCACCTGGGATTACAAGTACGAGGGCCGCAAGGGCGTCAAGATCCCGGCCAACGGCATCACGGACTACCCCTACAGCCAGGGCTACGACGGCGAACTGAGCGCGGGCGACGCCCTCATCCGCAACTTCGCGAAGAACTACGCCTCCGAGTACGTCGACTACGACGTGCTCTGCACGGACACCGGCGCGGCCACCGGCACCCTGAACCAGGGCGCCGGCAACTGCCGCATCCCGGCCTGGAAGCCGATCCGCACGCCGGGCACCAGCGGCCAGCGCACCTTCTCGGTGAAGCTCTACTACCGCACGGTCGAGGCGGGCTCCGAGAACAAGGTCGCCACGCTCGATCCGACGGGCGCCACCACGACCCTCACGGACAACCACGGTCACGCCGTGGGCACCTTCACCGCCTCCACGGGCGCCTGGACCCTGACGCCCCAGACCGCTGCGGGCGCTCCCTGCAACTTCAGCGCGAACCACGTCGTGTACGCCCAGTACTATGTGAACTGGGAACTCGTGAACACGACCTCCGGCGCCGCGGTGCCGGGCATCAGCATGGACATGGCCATGTCGACCGTGACGGCCGAGCCCTACAAGCTGCGCGCCTCGTGGTCGCAGGAGGCCATGGACGACCTCCGCGCCCTCCACGGCCTCAACATGGAGGCCGAGCTGGTCGCCGGCCTCTCCAACGAGATCGCCCTCGAAATCGACCGCAAGGTCATCACGGACCTCGTGGCCGGCGCTGCGCACCAGGCGACCTACAGCTACAGCCCGACGGTGCCGGGCGAGATCGAGAGCATCCGCGAGCTGCTGACCCAGATCGACGCGGTGGCCGCGAAGATCCACAAGACCACGCTGCGCGCCCCGGCGAACTTCATCGTCGCCAGCCCGGCCGTCGTGTCGCTGCTCAGCCAGCTCACGAGCCACAAGGACTTCGACATGGGCGCCAGCCAGGTCGTGCCCCCGAGCTACGGCCCGCTCACGAGCGACTACGGCATCCAGATGGTCGGCACCATGATGCGGAAGTTCACCGTCTACCAGGATCCGTTCCTGGACGACAACAAGGTGCTCGTCGGGCTCCGCGGCTCGAACTTCCTCGACGCGGGCTACGTGTTCGCCCCGTACATCCCGCTGCAGGTCACCCCGACCTGGCAGGACCCGCACACCTTCACCTTCAAGAAGGGCTTCGCGTCGCGCTTCGCCACCAAGCTGCTCCGCCCGGAGTACTACGGCGTCGTGACCGTCAGCGGGCTCCCGAGCGTCTCCTCGACCTTCTGAGCCATCCCCACGCCCTAGCGGCGTGACCCCCTCCCCGATCGATCCAGCCTGAGAGCCCGCCCCCGCGAGGGGGCGCGGCAGCGCTGTGTGCTTGTTAGACAAGGCGCGCGGGGGCGGCTATAGTGGGGCGAGACGCAGGCCCCATGCGGGCCGCACGGAGGAGGAGCAGCGATGAGGTACAAGCTGGCGGAGGGGGTGAAGATGCAGTCGCTCGCGGTGCACGTGCCGGAGCGGCGGCCGGGGCTCCCGTATGCGGTGACGGTACGCAAGGACGTGCTCATCCGCCCCGGCGAGGTGGTGGACACGGACCTCGACCTGAGTCCGTGGATCAAGGAGGGCCTTGTGGTCGAGGTCTTCGACGCGGCGGCGAAGTTCAAGGCGGCGCTCCCGGTGGCGGAGCCCCTGCCGGCGCCCGTCCCGGAGCCGGGGCCGGCTGAGGAGCCCGAGGCCCCGAGCGCGGAGCCCGAGGCCTCCGGCGAGGGCGGCGATGCGGCCCCCCTGGCGAAGGCGGCGGCGCGGGCCGCGCGGCGCGGGCGCTGACCGATGGGGCGCAGGCGCATGGATGGCGCGGCGGCGGCGGCCACGCTGGGCGCGGGCGAGCGCGTGACCGTGGTGACGCGCCTCGGGCACCCCGTGGCGGAGGGCATCGTCGAGATGTCCTCGCCCGTGGGCCTCGTGGTGCGGGGCGGCAACGGGGCGGCCTTCTTCCGGGAGGACGTCTACTTGTTCTTGCCGCGCGCGCCCGAGGGCGAGGTCCCGCGCCACCTCTGGGTGGACCGCGCGGTGCTGCGCGAGCAGGCCGCGAAGGACACGCTGCCGGGGGATAGCCCCGTGTCGGCGGAGGACCTCCCCCCCGACATCCAGCAGGCGGTCTCCCCGCAGGCGCAGTTCGGCGCGGATGGCGTGCAGCTCGTGCTCGCGGCCGTGGGCGAGGCGGCGATGAGCGCCCTCAAGCGGGGCGGCGCGCCGGCCGAGGACCTCTACGGCATCGTGGACGCCATCCAGCAGGCCGTGATGGGCGTCGTGGGCAAGTACGCGGACGAGGCGGCCAAGGTCGCGGACGAGGCGGCGCAGGCCGCGGCGGATGCGGCCGGGGACGAGGAGGCGGATGCCGAAGAGGCGAGCGATGCGGAGGACACGGATGCCGAGGGCGCCGTGGCCGATGCCGCCGCAGCGATGGACGCGCTGGGCGCCCAGTAACAAGGAGCCGCCATGGCACTCACCGAGCAGGCCGTACACGACTACATCAAGCGCAAGCTCGGCGACGGCGTGGTCTGCGTGGAGCTGACCGACGACCAGCTCGCGGACGCCGTGATGCGCGCCTCCCTGTGGCTCCAGCAGTGGGTGGGGCACCAGAAGGCGACGGTGATCACCTTCACCAACGGGTCGGAGGTGGACCTCCCCGCGGACTGCGAGGTCCCCGTGGAGGTCGTGTTCGAGGCGCAGAGCGACAGCCTGTTCGATATGTTTAGGTGGGCGGGGGTGGAGGTGAACGCGACAGACCTCATGGCGCTGTCCCCCAACCAGGGCTACGTCGACATCGCGCAGCGCATGCAGTACCTGGAGCTGGGCAAGCGGCTACTGAGCGCGGAGCGCGCGTGGGACTACGACCGGGCGCGGCGCAAGCTGATCGTGAGCCCGGCCCCGGCGAGCGGGGAGCGCGTGATGGTGTTCTACCTCGCCACGACGATCGCGCTGAGCTACCTCAAGGGCTACGAGCAGCAGCTGCTCCTGGACTACGCGCTGGCGCAGTGCATGGAGACGCTCGGGTACATCCGCACGAAGTTCGCGGAGATCCCGACGGCGAGCGGGACCACGAGCATGAACGGCGACACGCTGCTGAGCAACGCGCAGCAGCTCATGGACAAGTGCGAGGAGAAGGCGCGCCAGCTGGCCCCGCCGATCCCGCTCTTTATGGGATGACGACGCTGCGCATGCGCATGCGCAGAGCGAGGTGTGACCATGGTATTGCCGGTGCATGATTGGATGGGCGACGTGGAGGCCACCTACGCGGCGCTGCCCCCGGACGTCCGGGCGGCGCTGGGCGGGAGCGGGGCCCCCGAGGCGCGTGCGGAGCGCGGGGGGCCGGGGCGCCTCCTGCAGGAGGTGGCAGATGCCCCCCAGAGCGACCAGTTCTGGCACGGCGACAACAAGCTCGTGCAGGCCAAGCCGATGCCGAACTTGCAGGGCAAGTGGGCGGACGGCGAATTGGTCTTCCGCTTCCCCGCGGCGGTGCAGGCCGAGACCCTTTACAGCACGGCCCTGATCTGGCTGCTGCCGGGCGAGGTGCAGCTGTCGCTGGTGCCGGAGAGCGAGCAGTACTCGGTCCACGTGATGCCGGCGGTGCTGCGGGACCGCCCCGACGTGGTGCAGCGCCTGACCGGGTTGGCCAAAGACCTGATCGACGCATAGGGGGCCGGCGTGCCGATCAAGTGCAGGGGCGCAGAGGACGCGGCCTACCTCAAGCGGCTGGAGGCCGAGCGGCAGGCCATGGTGGGCCCGACGGCGGAGTACTACCGCCTGAACCGCGGGGCCAACGTGGACGCGCTCTACAACGAGCCGAGCGACCCCGTGTACGGCGGGGGGCCCGCGCCGGGCCGCGAGGCCTGGGGCTGGTTCGCGCCCTTCGACGTGGTGTGCCTGATCGAGTACCAGGAGAGCGAGAACCGCGAGCCCAGCGTGCGCGAGGAGGGCCAGGAGGTCGAGTACGACGCGATCATGCGCGTGGCGGCCCTCGCGTGGGAGCAGGCGGCCCCCGCGGGCGCGGTCCCCAAGGAGGACGACGTGGTGGCGGTGTTCGAGCACTACTGGGACGTCGTGAAGGTGGGACGGAGTGGGAACGTCCTGGACACCCCCACGACGGTGGCGTGGACGATCAACGTAAAGCGGCGCGAGCACTTCGCGCCGGAGCGCCGCCTGCCGTAGGGCGGGCGCGGATAGGGGCGCAGTGTGGCGGTTGTTGCGCGCTTCGGCTTCGGGACCGACGCGGAGGAGGCCATCCCAGTGGCGTGCCTCGCGGGCGACGCTGTGGGGGACTGCCTGGCGCTGCGCGACGGGGCGACGGGGACCGGGCGCTGGCGCGTGACGCGGGCGGACCCCGCGCTGGACGCGCGGATGCCGGCCCTGGGCGTGCTCGTGCGCAAGGACACCCCGACTACGGGGCTGATGCAGCGCGTGGGGCTCGTGCGCGGGCTCTTCGCGGGGCTGAACCCGGCGCGCCCCGTGTGGGTGGGGCTCGATGGGCGGCCCACGCAGACCTGCCCCTGGTCTGACGCTGGCGCGGTAATTATCCAGCGATTTGGTGCGCCGATCGCGGCTGATGTGCTATTTTTGACGGGTGAAATCGGCCCCTTAACGAAGCGGGCCATGGCTGAGACGTGACGAGCTGAAGGAGGAGAGCTGTGATGAGCGACGAGATGAAAAAAGGCGTGCGGCGGGCGGCGAAGGCGTTGAAGGCAGTGACGGCAGCGGCGGCCCCCGCGGCTCCTGAGGGCCCAGAAGCGGATGCCTTGTACATGACGGGCGAGGAGATAGCCCTGTTGGAGCTGCACACGGCGCGCATCGAGATGAACGTGGCGGTGCGGGACAAGCTGGCGGTGCAGGAGCAGCTGCTCATGATCGAGTACCAGGCCAAGCGCGACCAGTTCCGCAAGCAGCAGACGGAGAACACGGCGTCGATCGAGCGGATCCGAGGCGAGTACAACGCGCTGCGGGAGCGCATCCAAGGGCGCCTGGGCGTGAGCCTGGACGAGTATTTGGTGCAGGATTCGGGGCGGCTCGTGCCGGCCCCTACGAACAACTGACCCGGCGTCGCGGGCGTCGGGGGCGAAGGAGGCATCCATGCCAGACAAGCAGTTTAATTTCTTCAACCCGACGCACCACTTCAGCGACGACGCGGACCCCACGGCGGCGGCGGAGAAGCTGCTGTTCGAGGTCCCCAGCGTGGGCGGCAAGATGGCCATCGAGGTCGCGGCCGTCGCGGCCAGCGTCCTCACGGGCGGCACCGGGGCCTTCACGCTCACCCTCAAGGGCGAGGGCACGCGCAAGTTCGTGCCGAGCCGCATCGTGGCCACGGGCCTGACCGCGGGGACGGGCGATGCCGAGGTCTCCGTGGGCACCACGGTCAGCGGGGTGGACCTCCTCGCGGCGACGGCGCTGACGGGCGTCACGGCGGCGGGCAAGAGCCTGCCCCTGGCGCCGGTGAGCGGCGTCATGCCGGCTATCGCGGGCAACGCGACGCTGCACGGCACGGTGACCAGTGCGGACACCACCGCGACGGCGCGCGTGATGATCACGGTAGAGGGCACGCTCGTCGGCTGAGGCCGGCGCTAGAGGCCCACGCCGCGTGCGACGGGCCAACCCAGGAGGATCACGATGACCGAGCGTAAATTCATCTTCTTCAACCCGACCTACGGCTACCACGAGGAGCAGGACACCCTCTCCGACACCATGACGCTGTTCGGCCTCACCATGGGCGGCAACATCGCCATGGCCACCCACAAGATCACGGGTCTGGGGAATCCTGACAATCCGCAGGACGCGGTGACCAAGCAGTACCTCGACAACGCGGTCAGCGGGCTCACGTGGCGGGCGCCTGCCCTCGTCCTCAATATGGTCAGCGATGCGGTTCCCACGCCATCTGGAGCCCCACCAGCTACGCCGACAAAGGGTGACTGCTATGTGGTGAACACGTGGGGCGTGGGTTACACCGATGGCGACATCGTGGAGTGGTCGGGCACCGCGTGGACCATCGTGCAGGTGAACACGGCGGGCGAGCCCGCCAACGGGACGCGCGTGATCGTGAAGGCGTCGGGCGCCACGGGGTCCTTCAGTGCGAAGGCCAACCAGATCGCGACCTATAATGCCACGTTGAACACATGGTCGTTCGAGGTGCCCACGGACGGGTGGGCCGCGCTCATCAACGGCGATGCGGGGATGTGGGCGGATACCGCGTGGACCTACAATAACACGACGTGGGTCCAGTTCTCCGGTGCGGGCCAGATCAACGCGGGGCCCGGCCTCTACAAGGACGGCAACCTCATCGGCGTGGGCGCGGGTGACGGTATCGCGATTGCGTCGGATGCGATCAGCTTGGCGCTCGGGACCGATCCGGGCCTCCAGCTTACGGGTACCTCGCCGACGAAGGTCGTGTCGGTGCTCGCGGCGCCGTTGGGCGGCCTGCAAGTGGTCGCAGCGGGTGTCTCGGTCAAGATCGACGACACGCCGGACACCCTCGACGTGGACGGCGATGGCCTCCGAGTCGTGGGTCTCCCCTCGCTGTTCAAGATCAACGACAGCGCGGTGTCGGCGAACGTGACGGCGACCAACCTCGGCACCCTCACGGCGGGCAGCAGCTCGAACGCGGATGCCTTGCACACGCACTCCGTGACGGCGGTCGACGAGGCGAAGCGCGTCGAGGACACGCACCTCAACACCGAGGTCGTGGCGACGGGCAAGGTGGTCCGCTGGGCGGGCACCAATAACGAGATCGCCGTCGCCGACAACGACACGGCCCCGCACGGGCGCGCGATCGGCGTGGCCCGCACGGGCGGCGCGGCGAACCCCGGCACCTCCGAGGTCGTGAAGAGCGGCGTGTGCACGGGCTGCCTGACCGGCGCGACCGTGGGCGAGCCCTACTACCTCGGCACCACGGGCGCCCTCGTGACCTACGCGAACGTGCCCAAGCCGGGGCAGGTCATCCGCGTGGGCTACGCCAAGAACGCGACGGACCTCGACGTGGCCATCGCGGATTATGGGCGAAAATTGGCGTAAGGTTTAAATCCAGCCTTTACTTTACACACAAAAATTGATACGGCGGATCCGGCAACGAACCCAAGGAGGAAGCGATGCTGGAGTTGACGCGTGAGTTTTTGTGGATGCGGTATGTGGTGGAAAAGAAGACCTCGGTGGAGATTGCCAACGAGGTGGGGTTGAAGCCAAACACAATACGGGCTCGGTTGGCCAAGGTGGGGATCCCAGTGCGGTCACGAGGGGAGGCACAGTTGCTTGTTGCGCGTGAGCAGGAGGTGGATGCCAAGGAGTTGGCGGCAGTGTATCAAGCGGGGGGATCTCCGCAATTGTTGGCGGAGCACTTTGGGACCACACAGCGGCGCATTGTGTCGCAGTTGCGGCGTCAGGGGATCTACGAGGAGCATCGGACCTACAGTGGGGATCGGCACTGGAACACGGGGGTTAGGCAGTCTGAGGAGCGTATTCAGAAGACACAGGCATCCAAGATTAGGATGGGGTCGCGTAATGGCCCGGTGCCGGTGCCGATAGAGGAGCGGTTTTGGAAGTATGTGGAGAAGACGGATGGGTGTTGGCTATGGAAGGGGGCGGTGGAGGGGGTGACGTATGGGCGGATCTACGATGTGGCGCACAAGGAGAAGGTGATGGCACACCGTGTGTCTTGGGAGATCCATCACGGGGCGATCCTAGAGGGACAGAACGTCCTGCATCGGTGTGACAATCCGGCGTGTGTGAACCCAGAACATCTGTTTTTGGGAACGCACGTGGACAATGCACGGGACATGGTCGTTAAATTTAGAGCGAGAAATTCAATTTTTGATGACGGGGATGTTCTGTTTATCCGAAAAGCTAGACTTTGCGATTCCCATTCCGTGGTCGAGTTGGCGCAAATCTTTGGGGTGACGACGGTGACTATTTATAACGTCATCAACCGTCGCACGCACCAGCACATCGCGGATGAGTCGACATCATCCCTCGCCTGAACCTTGGAGTTGATCCCCGCCCGGTGATAGGCTGGGCCTATGGTAGATCGTACACAGGCGCTGAAGTGGGAGGATCCGACCCACGGGGGGACAGAGACGGATCTGTCGCCGTCCGAGATCGACGTGCACGAGGACTTCCTCGATTGCCGGGGCGTGGCGATCCAGAGCGACATCTCGAACGATGCCCAGGTGCTCGTCACGCGGGATGCGGACGACAACCTGACGTTCCAGGACGTGGCGGTGCCCGAGCCCATGACGCTCAAGGAGCTGGCGCACGGGGGGACGGGGCTCGCCTACATGCGCGAGTGGGTCTATGCGGATGAAGTGGCGTGGGTGCGGATTCCGTATCAGTTCATCATCGCGGATCAGTTGACGTTGGAGGGGGAACTACGCGTCGAGGGGCGCGTGTTCATCCTGTAGGAGGCGGCACGATGGGTGAGTTGAATATCAGCAAGAGCGACACGCACGCCACGCCTTCGACGGGGTTCCAGAAGCTCTATCCCAAGCTGGATGGCGTCTGGTACTCGAAGAAGGACGACGGGACCGAGGAGACGCTGGCGACGGCGCATGCGGCGAGCCACTCCCAGGGGGCATCGGATCAGCTCTCGCATCTGAACATCGCCGATCGGGGGACGAACACGCACGCCCAGATCGACGCCCACCTCGCGGCGCCGGAGATCCGGCAGGTGGGGTTCGCCGAGGTAACGACGGATGTCACGACGACTTCCACGTCGTTCGTAGATTTGACGGCGCTCAGCGTGACGTTGACGGTGGCGACAGCGGGATACCTGCACATCTGGTTCTCGGTAGGTGCGGATGCCTCGGCGCTCCAGGACATCGCCTTCCAGGTGTTGATTGATGGGGCGGTGCAGCGGGGCATCCAGATGCGTGTCACAACGGGACAGCTCCAGTCGGGGTCGATTGTGTTGCGGCGTAGTGCGACGGCGGCTTCGCACACGGTGAAGATCCAGTGGAAGACCACGGGCGGGACGGCGCGCATCTCGGCGGTGACGAATCCAGCGATCTATCACGGGTCGCTGTTGGTGGAAGATCGCAAGATCTGATCGGTTCCGGTGGGGCAGAGGGAGCGTATTCATGCAGAAGTACGAGTTTTCTATTTCAGGCGATTTCCTTAATCACTGCGTGGCGCCCGATCGGCTTGCCCAAGAGGTGGGGACCAGCGCGATCACGGTGGCGTTAGCGCGGATCGACACCGCGGGAGATGCCTGCGATCTGTGGTTCAAGGCGACGCTCAGCGAGGGGGAAGTCGGCGTGCTGGCCGCGTTGGTGGCGGCGCACAGCGGGGTGCCGTTGGCGGCGCTCGTGGAGCCCCAGGACGTGGACGGGCGCAAGTACACGGCGCCCAACCTCTTCCCGCTCGGCGTGCTGACGAACTTCTGCGGGGCCAGCGATGACGTGGCGGCAGGGACCATCGGCACGGAGCTGTTGGCGTTCGAGGCGGACGCCCAGGGGGCCGACGTGCAGGAGTTCCAGTTCGTGCAGTGGTCGTACCTCGCGGGCGGGCACCTCGGCCACACGGGGTTCGCGCTCGGCGATCATGTTTCGCTCACGGTGTACTGCCCTGCAACGGCGGGGACGGAGCATCTGGGGGCGGGCAATTACAACAAGGTGGCGGTGGGGGGCGGGGCGCATGTGTTCGTCCCGGCGACCCCAGGGACGGGCAACTGGGACCTCGATTTGACCGCCAAGGAGAACGCGAACGTGGCGTTCACTAAGGTGCGGCCGGTGCCCGCGCCGGGGGGGCACGGCTACTTTGACTGGGATCCCGTGACCGAGGCCGTGACGCTCAACGCGGCGGGCACGGGGGGGTATCACCTCTTCGATGCGGATGTGGCCCTCAACGAGTTCGTCACCAAGTTGCCGCTGCTCGGAACGGACCACTACCCCCTGATCGTGCCCGCCGTGAAGCCGATCCGCGTGCTCGCGCACTGGCGGTTCAAGGTGACGTTGCACAACACAAGCGCGAAGCTGATCCAGGTGGCGGCGACGCTCTACCGGGCGCGGGCCAACGCGCTTAACTAGGGAGTGGCATGGACGACGTGCGCATCGTGCTGACTGCCTCCAAGACGCCGCTGGGTGCGGTGATCCGGTGGATCACCCGTAGCCCGGTCTCGCACTGCATGATCGAGTTCCCGGTGTGGGGGCGCCGCATGGTGGCGGAGGCGCGCATCGGGGGCGTGCGCATGGTGCCGTCGATCCGGGCGCGGCACCACGTCGTGGCGGAGTATCGGTGCAAGTTTGGGGCGCGGGCGGGGCTCGCGGCGATCTCCGACGAGATGGGGGCGCGCTACGACTACGAGGGCCTCCTCGTGATCGCGTGGGCGCTCATGCTCAAGGAGTGGTTCCGCGTGAAGGTGACGCGGATCCGGTGGCAGACCTCGTCGGTGAAGTGCTCCGAGCTGATCGCGATCTTCCTGCGGGCGGCCGGGGTGGCGGTGGAGGGGGAGTTGCCGCCCGAGCTGACGACTCCCGAGGACATCCGGGATTTCTGTCGCGCGCACGGGGCGGACTTTGAGGCGATGGGCAAGGAGGCGTGACGATGCAATTTCGCTGGGAGGGGGAGGACTATTGGTGGGAGATGCTGCGGCTCGACGAGCTGGGGCTCCCAGAGGCGTGGAACGTGGCGCTGCCCGACAAGCTGATGCACTTCCTCATCGTGTTCTTCCTCGGTTGGCTGCTGAGCCGCTGGCTTGGCAAGTGGTGGGGGCCTCTCGTGGCGTGGGCCGCGATGATGGGGCTCTGGGAGGTCCTCTGGGACGGGTGCTTCCGGTACGGGGCGAGCTGGCGCGACATGATCGCCAACACCCTCGGGGGGCTCGCGATCTGGTGGCTGCTACGCAGGCGGGGGAACGTGGGGCAGACCGGGCCGATCCCCCCCAGAAAGAGACACGCATGAGCGCGGTATGGGATTGGGCGAAGGACCACTGGCAGGTGCTCACCTCGGCAGTCATGGGGCTGGTGATGGGCATCCTGATCGCGGTGCGCGTGCGGCGCACCAAGGTGCCCGTGGCACCTCAGCCCGCGCCGGGGCCCCTACCCGACCCCACGCCGGCCCTGGGGCCGATCAAGGTCGCGGAGGGGGCGCTGGACGCCGCGGACGCGGCGACGCGGGCGGGGGGCGCGGCGGTGGCGGCGGACACGCAGGGAGGACACGATGCGATTGATGGCGCGACGAGCCTTGGGGCTGTGGATGCTGTGCTGTATGGCCGTGAGCATGCCGGCGTGGGCGGAGGAGCTGCCCCCGCGGCCGATGGTGGAGCGCGCGCTCCCGCCGGGGGCGATCTGCCACATCGGTAGCGCGGACCAGAAGTGCTTCACGCTCGATGAGTGGCGGGACCTCGGGCACATCGTGCTCGACTACCGCGCCTTGCTCGACTGGGCGGCCCGTGCGGAGACGTTGTACGCCACGCAGGTGGCGCGGACCGCGCTGAACGAGGCGCAGGCAGAGGTGCAGAAGGGCGCCACGGACGCGGCCCTCGCGCGCGAGGCGCTGGCGGAGGAGCGGGCGCGCGAGGCGCTGGGGAAGACGGAGGCGGAGCGCGCGCGGGCCAAGCGCATGGGCATCCTTGCGGGCGTCGCGGCGGGGGCCGCCGTGGTGCTCGGGGCGATCGTCACGGGGCTGGCGCTGACGCGCTGAGGAGGCGGGATGCTGCTACGGCCGAACCCGGCGCAGGTGGTGCTCCAGGTGCTCGCGGTGGACCTGGACGGGACGCCCAAGCTCGACGTGGCGGGGGCCGCGGTGCGCGTATACCACGTGGCGGGGGGCGGCGAGGTCGAGGACCTCCCCCTGACGGACCTCGCGCAGGTGGGGGCATCGAGCACGTGGCGCCTCGTGTGGCTCCCCCCGGCGCTCCCCGTGGAGCAGTACGTGGCGGAGTACCAGCTCGTCGACGCCAATGGCGTGCTGTGCGTGGTGGTCGAGGACGTGACGGTGCACGACCTCGCGCTCCAGGCGGACCTCGCGCTCGTGCGGCAGGTGGAGACGGGGCGCTGGCGCATCATCGGCGACCAGATGATCTTCTACGGGGCGGACGACACCACGCCGATCTTGACGTTCGATTTGAAGGACCAGGCGGGGCTCCCCACGATGGAGAACGTCTTCGAGCGGGTGCCCGCGTGAACCGCATCGTGACGCGCGGGCTCGGGCCCAAGAGCTTGATGGCGACGCAGGGCTACGCGGGGGCCTGGGTGGGGCACCTGCGGGAGATCGTGCGCCTGTGCTCGCGGATCGCGCTGCGCTTGGGCCTGATCAGCGCGCCCAAGCGGACGGAGGACTGCTAGGATGGCTGACGAGGACCGCCTGTGCCTGACCTCGTGCGTGGCGCAAACCTTGGCCGCGTGCTCGCCCTGCGCTACGCTGGTGGCGCTGCGGGGGCCCGCGGCGCCGGGGCTGGCGCTGGTGGGGTGCGTGGCGCGCACGCTGGCGATGTGCTCGAAGCTCGGGCTAGAGGAGGATCCGGCCGATGGCTGACTGTTGCGATGGCATCTCGAAGTATTACGTCGGCGACATCGGCACGAAGATCGTCGTGGACGCCTGCGTGGACATCACGGCGGCGACCACGCGCGAGCTGCACGTGCAGAAGCCGGACGGCACGCTGGTGACGTGGGTGGGGGCCCTGGAGGGCACCACGAGCATCGCCTACTTCGTGCAGGCGGGGGACTGGGATCAGGCCGGGGACTACCGCGTGCAGGCCTACGTGGAGATGGCGGGCTGGCGGGGGCACGGGGACACCACGCGGTTCCGCGTGAGCGCGAGGTTCGCGTGAGCGCGGCGCGGGACGTGGGGGCGGCGCTCCGGGAGGGCGTCGTCTGGGCGTGCGCGATGTGCGACCGCTACTGGTGGGGGCGCGAGCGCGGCCTCCCCTACTGCGAGGCCACGGCGCGCGGGGAGGCCTGCTGCGGGCCCTGGGGCGGGGGCACCTACCCCTGGTATAAGGGGCCGCTCCTCGGGCACCTCGCGGGCTACTGCTTCCTGTGCGGGGCGGCCTCGCATGCGGGGATCCGCGTGGCGGGCCAGCCCGGCCTCATCGGGGTCTGCGCGGGGCACGAGCCCCTCGTGCACCAGTACGTGCCCAAGGGGATGGCGGACGGCCGCCCGGCCCTCGCGCACGTGCCGATGCCGGCGGTGCAGTTGTGAGGACGGCGGGGCAACTCGCGGGGGCCCTGCGGGCGATCACGGGCTCTCCCCTGCGTATGCGCGTACGCAACGAGGGGCTGGCGGGGCGCCTTGCGGCCCTGCTGGAGGAGCGCGCGATCCAGCCCCGCATGCCGACGCGCAACCCGCGGCCCGAGAAGCTGACGATGGAGCAGGCCAAGGCCAAGTACGGGCGCTACCTGCAGCCGCCGTGGTACCTGATCGACCCCGCGCAGATCCCGTTCCCAGACTCCGCGGCCTTCTGGTGGAGCGCGGTGGCGCGCATGGCGACCGAGGGGCGGATCGTGGCCAAGGGCAAGCCGAACTACGAGCAGGCCATGCGCTTCTGGAAGAACCAGGTGAAGCGCCACTACGGCTTCCGGCCCAAGCGCACCAAGCGCCAGAGCATGATGGAGGGCATCCGCCAGCACCTCAAGGGCGCCTCGCGGCGTATGGGGATGGAGCGGTTGAAGCCGGCCGAGAAGCAGCGCGAGGGCCGCGTCACGATGGCGGCGAAGCTGATCAGCGCGCAGCGCACGCAGAAGAAGGCGGCCAAGGCCTTGGCGGTGCAGCAGGTGGCGGCCAAGCGCAGCGCGGCGGCAAAGAAGGGGCACGAGACGCGGCGGGCGCTGAAGGCGCAGGCCCAGGTGCCCACCAAGCGCAAGCCCCAGGGGCAGGCCCAGGGCGCCTAGCGTGGGCAAGGCGTTCACGGGCACGGGACAGCGGTTCAAGGGGCGCAACGTCCCCCTGAAGCGCGTCCGCCCCCCGGCGGGGACCAAGGCGGGGAACGCCCCGCGCGCGCAGGCCTCGCCGGTGCCGGTCTTCGGGTGGGCCCCCCAGACGGGGCGGGACATCAAGCGGTTCTTCACGCTCTACCCCAAGCGCATGGCGAAGGGGCGCGAGCTGTTCCTGCTGGCGCTGGCCGACGTGCTGCGCGAGGAGGTGCGCGCCCGTGCGCCGAGCCTCGGGACGATCCCCTATGCGGAGCAGCTCCAGATCGCCCTGCTGGAGGGCGTCGACGCGGGGGAGGGCGTCGCGGTGTACTTCGAGGGGCAGCCCGAGGGGCTCACGGAGCAGCAGGTGGGGACCACGCTGCTGTTCGTGGTGCCGCGGCCCGGCGCGCGGCCCTTCGTCGAGGTGCTGGCGCGGTACAGCCCGTGGCCGCCGGACTGGCTGCCGATCCGGCCGGACCCCCAGGATGCGACGCTCGTGGCGCGGGCCGCGCGCCCCGACGAGGTGGCGTACTTCGTGGCGGAGCGCCGGCGCGAGGCCGACCTCATCGAGTCGAGCTTGCGCGCGATGGGGGTGATCAACGCGCAGGTGGCGCCGCCGGGCGAGGGCGTGGGGGCCGAGGTGCACCAGGACGTGGCGTGGGCCGTCCTGCGGGCCGAGTTCGGGCTGGGCGGGGGCGAGGGCAAGGCCCACTGGCGCCCCGCGCTGGAGGCCCTGGGGAAGGCCATCCCGAAGCTGCTGAAGGCCTACGTGCGCTATGTAGAAACGGGGCGTTGGACGGGCCATTCGTTGCCGGAGGCGGATTCCCTCGGTATAAGTGATCTGGGCGGGGCGGCGGAGGCCTTCACCAGGCGCATCGCGCCGTTTGCGCCGCGTCGGAAGTTCTAATGCGGACTGTTGTCGGGTTGCACAGCCAAGGAGAGCATCATGCCGAACAAGCTGGATCAGTTGAATCGCACGCTCGGGGACATCGAGACGGAGTTGCTGCGGCGCCAGAACGGCGCGCTGCAGACGGCGCTCGCGGTGGCGACCGGCGAGGAGGGGGACGAGGATGACGACGACGACGATGACGACGAGGGGGACGATGCCCCCGATGACGACGACGAGTAGGCCGCGCATGCGCATGCGCAGCCCGCGGTGAGGAGCCGAGGTGGTCGAGAGCGCGTTTAGCACCGTGGGCATCCGCGCCTTTGATGAGGGCGTGATGCGGGCCTTCGGCGGCGAGCTGGTGAGCTACGCCGTGGACGGCACGCAGCGCCAGGCCTATGCGGTGACCGTGCGCGACCTCCCCACGGACCTCGCCCACCTCGGGGGGCGCGTGCCCATCTTCTGGGGCGCGCCGGACGACGCCTACCAGCACCACATCCTGCCGGCGTACGTGATCAAGCGGAACAGCCTGGACGTGGCCTACGACCGGGCGCCGTGGTACGGCACCGAGCGCATCGCGGCGCCGGGGGCGCGCCCCGTGGTCCTCCCCACGGGCGAGCGCGGCTATGACCAGTATGCGGAGCGCTGGAACGCGCACCCCTTCAATTTCGCCTATGACGTGCAGGGCTTCGCGCGCCTGCGCACGGACTCCACGCGGATGCTCATGCAGATCCTGCGGGCGTGCAAGCCGCCGTGGTTCCCCCTGGCCGTCACCGACAGCAAGGGGGACGTGCGGCATTACGACACGGGCGACCTGAACATCTCGGACGTGTCCGACCTCACGGACATCGCGAACCGCTCGGTGGGCTTCACGGTGTCGTGGACGGTGCGGGCGGAGATCGACCTCTGCGAGTCGGAGAATTGGCCGGCGCTGCAGGTCGTGGATTTGGCGATGTACAACTACCGGCCTGCGGTGGGCGGGCAAGGAGCGAAGTTCTAATGTGGTACCTCTATACGGGCAGTCGGGTGCAGTCGGTCGCAACGGGCATGGGCAACACGGTGGCGGTGCCGCCGTACGGCAAGGTGGAGGTCCACCAGCTCGTGCCCAGCACGGAGTCCATGGTGAAGCGCGGAGTCCTGCGCCCTTGCGGGCGGCCCGCGGACGCGAAGCCCGGCGTGCACCCCATGCAGGTGGAGGGGGGCGGCACGGCGCTGACCCCCACGAAGTTCGCGGGTTACTTCTCGGAGCGCGGCGTCACGCGCAACCCCGATCTTCCCCCCGTGAGTGTGGGCGTGGTCGAGCCCACGGCCCTGGAGCGGGCCGTGGCGGCGGGGGAAAAGGTGATCGCCCCGCCGTCCGGTGATACGGTGGACCAGGAGCAGCCAGCGGAGGCGGGGGACGCTGCGGAGAGCCCCGAGGGGGGGCGGCGGCGCAAGCGGTAGACGACGGGCAACAGCGCGCGCGTGAGGCGCGGGGAACTAGCAAGACGGCCCGCCCGGATGGCGCGGGCGACGGGAGGATCGACAGATGCCAGAGCGTAACTATCCGGGCGTGTACATCGAGGAGCGCAGCAGCGGGCCGGGCCCCATCCAGGGCGTGAGCACCAGCAACCTCGGCCTGATCGGGTTCTCCAAGAAAGGCCCGACGAACAAGCCGACTATCGTGACCTCCTTCCAGGAGTTCACGGCCAAGTTCGGCGACTTCACCGCGGCCTCGCTGGCCCCGACCGAGGCCTACGCGTTCTTCCAGAACGGCGGCACCACTTTGTACTTCGTGCGCGTGGTCCACGAGGTCGACGCCGTGAAGGCGCGCTGCTTCCTCACCAAAGACGTCCAGGGCATGGACGTGGTGGAGGGCGACAGCGCGGCGAGCTACAGCTTCAGCCTGCCCAAGACCCCGGTGGTCCCGCACGGCAGCTACGGCCCCAGCCCCTACACGCTGGCCGCCTCCTTGGTGCTGACGACGACGGATGGCGAGGTCGTGCCGAAGATCGGCACCTTCACCGACAACGGCGATGGGACCTTCACCGTCACGGGCACGGGCGGGTTCGACGATGGCGTGGACACCACGGGCTCGATCGACTACGAGACCGGCGAGGTGCACCTCACCTTCGGCACGCCGGCCGACTTCCCGGCGGGCCAGTTCCTCACGGCAAGCTGGGTCTACGAGACCTTCCGCTTCGACCTGAAGTGGCCGGGCCTCGCGGGCAACAACTACCGCGCCGTGGTCAGCGGGACCCCCGACTACTACGTGGCCGCCACGGCGAGCTACACGCGCTTCGACGTGACCATCGATGAGTACATCGAGAAAATCCAGGGCTGGAACACGTTCGAGACCTATCAGGGCGTGGTGCTCGATGACGCGAGCAGCCCGCAGTTCATCGCCACGGTGCTGAACGACCTCAACGCGGGTTCCGACATCGCCGCGGTCGTGGCCTTCAACCGCGAGCTGCCCCCCGAGCTGGCGGGCACGCACTACGCGTCCAGGGACGTCAGCAACTCCCCGGCCTACAACGGCGCCAACAAGGAGTTCGTGTACCAGATCGGCACATCGGTGGCGAAGACCACCCTGGCGATGCAGTTCGGCTTCAAGCACAGCCCGCTGCCGATCATCACGACGATCCCGCTCGTCACGGACACCACGTGGGCATGGACCCCGGCGACGCCGACCCAGCTCCACCCCAACACCTCGACCGCGAAGACCTCGGTGGCCGCGGGCGTGCTCGTGAGCTTTACCCTGGACGGGGACGGCGCCAAGATCGCGGGCGACGACGGCGCGGGCAACCTCAAGCTGGTCGTGGCCGGCAACTGCACGGGCACCACCGTGGGCACCGTGAACTACCTGACAGGGGCCCTGGCCCTCGATGTGAGCGGGCTCGCCGACACGTTCGACGGGGTGGCGGCGGTGCGCATCACGCAGCTTTACTACGGGCCCGTCGTGATCGACGACGGCAACGGCAACCTCAGCCTGCAGCGCCCCTGCGGCGCCTACGCCCTCAACAGCAACGGCACGAACCGCGTGGACTACACCACGGGCGCCTGCACGCTGACGTGGAAGATCGCGGGCAACCCGGCCGCGGGCCCCACGGCGGACACCTACCCCGCCCAGGCCCCGATCACGAAGCCGCAGACCGCGACCTACTACACGCAGCCCGGCGCGGCCGTGGTCGTGCAGTTCTTCGACGGCGCCGACGGCTCGGCCCTCGACCGCAGCGACGTGACGGGCGCCACGCTCGTCGCGGACTACAAGGGCCTCTACGCCCTCGACCAAGTGGACGCGATGATGAGCGTCGTGGTCGCCGACTTCCAAACCGACGAGCTGGTCTGCACGGACGTCATCGACTACGCCATGCTCCGCAAGGACAAGTTCGCGATCTTCACCGCGCCGGAGGGCCTGGAACCGCAAGAGGCCGTGAACTGGAAGAAGTTCACCCTGGGCCGCTTCACGAAGTACGCCGCGGTGTACTACCCGCACGTGCGCGTGATCGACCCCGTGACCCAGGCGGCCATCAACCTGCCCTGCGGCGGCCACGTGGCGGGACGCTACGCGACGACCGACATCAACAAGAACGTCGGCAAGGCGCCGGCCGGCACGGGCGACGGCGCGCTGAGCTGGCAGATCGGCCTGGAGCGCGACCTCACCCCGCTGCAGGTGGGCATCTGCTACCAGGACAAGCTCAACTGCCTCGTGAGCTGGCCGCAGACGGGCCGCGTGATCTGGGGCGCCAAGACCCTCGACATCGCGGGCGGCGATTGGCCTTACATCCAGATGACGCGCTTGTTCCAGTTCGTGGAGAAGAGCGTGTTCAACGCGACTCACGTGCATGTCTTCGAGAACAATGGGCCCCAGTTGTGGGGCCGCGTGAAGCTCCAGCTCGACACGTTCCTGCTCGGCCTCTTCCAGCAAGGGTACTTCGCGGGGACCTCGCCCAAGGAGGCCTTCTTCGTGATCTGCGACAAGACCAACAACCCGCAGAACACCGTGGACCAGGGCCTCATGTTCGTTGACGTGGGCCTCGCGTCGAACAAGCCCGCGGAGTTCATAGTGTTCCGTTTCTCGCAGAAGGCCCTGGTGTGAGCGAGCGCGGCGGGCGGTAGGCGCAGCCAGAGGAGGCGGCGATGACGGATGTATTTGCGGTGATGAAAATCCATGAGGTGGCGACCTCGGGCCACATCGATGGGACGGCCACGGATGGCGTCAGCTCGGAGGAGACGATCGAGCGCGGGCGCATCCAGGTCTTCACGGCGGGGACCAAGGGTGGGCTCTTCCCGGCCCACGCGCGCGTCGGCATGCGGGTGGAGTACGTGGCGTGGAACCTCCCCACGGGGGGATCCCCGACGATCACGGTGAGCCTCGTGGACGGCACCAACAACGTCTACAAGGTCGAGAGCCTCGCGGCGGGGACGGGCTCCTTGCGCTTCGGCAGCAACGGGGTCCTCGTGCCGCCGGGGTGGAAGCTCAAGGTGGAGAGTTCGCTCGCCTGCACCGCGCTGGGGCGCGTGGTGGTGTGCGCGTTCAGGGGCTGGCCGCAGACGCTGCCGGGCGTCATCGGGACGGAAACGCTGCCGGGCTGAGGGCCGGGCTAGAAGGACAAAAGGAGCAGATATGGCACGGGCAATCACGACCGACTTCTTTCAGAATTTCCGCTACCACGCGCGGGTCATCGACGGCTCGCCCATCGGGTCGCAGGGGGACGTGTTCAAGGTCCAGGCGGGCTTCAACACGCTGAGCATCCCCGAGCTGACGATGGACGCCGTGGAGTACCGTGAGGGCACGACGATCTTCACGAAGAAGCTCAGCGGCATCCCGACGTTCAGCGAGGTCACCCTGACCCGCGGCATCACGGCCCTGGATAGCGACTTCTGGCGCTGGGGCCAGAGCGCGGCGAAGGGCGGCGAGTACCGCGCCGACCTCCAGATCCTGCACTTCAGCCGCGAGGACGCCTTCGGCGCCAACCTCGTGGCGGCCAGCGGCGCGACGCGCGAGTACATCTGCCGGGAGTGCGTGCCGATCCGCGTGAAGCTCGCGGCGGACATGGACGCGACGAGCGGCGACGTGTCGATCGCCGAGTTCGGCCTCGCGGTCGAGTCGGTCGAGCTGAAGATCAACGGTGAGACGGTCTGATCCCTGCGGCCTCCCCGCGGCGGGGGGCGCGGGGCCATGAGGTAGGCAGTGGTCGATGTGCGGAACACGCTCAAGGCGGTCAGCAAGAGTCGCATGTTCGACCTGCTGCAGGCGCACCGCTTCTGGCTGCTGGACCTGATCCCCTCGACGACCTTCCCCTTCTTCGTGTTGGGCTCGCCCATGTACGGGTTCGCGAGCATCACGGCCCCGGAGATCACCCTGCAGACGCGGGAGATCAAGCAGCTCAACTCCATGTGGACCACGGTGGCCTACGAGGGGGGCGGCTGCGGGCCGATCTCGCTGACGCGCGGGGCCCGCATGAACGACGACACGCTGTACGACTGGGTGAAGCGGGCGATGCGCGGCTCCGACATGGTGCAGCGCACCCTGCTCCTCATCCACTACACGGGCGTGAACGCCTTCCAGGAGGCGGGGGGCTACAACCTCGACCTCCCGGCCCCCCTGGAGACCTGGGAGGGCGCCTCGTTCGTGCCGGGGCGCGTCTGGGTCCTCTGGGACTGCCTCCCCACGCGGTACAAGGCGGGGACGGACTTCGACGCGAACAGCGCCGAGGTGAGCATGATGGAGCTGGAGCTGCAGCCCCACGCGATCGAGGAGATCGTGCTGGGGGCCAGCAAGTCGGATATGATGGCGGCAGCGGCGCCCATCGGGTTGGGCATCGCGGCGTTGGTCAAGACTGCGTGAGGTGATCCATGACGTGGCTGGCGAAGCTGAAGATCGAGAGCCGGAAGTTGATCGTGATGCTCATCAGCGTGGCGGCGTACCTGACCAACGCGCTGACGGGAAAGCGCATCGACGAGGAGACCATGCTGACGGTCCTTGGGCTCGTCGGGGCGTGGCTCCTCGCGCAGGGCATCGCGGACCACGGGCAACAGGGCGCGGCCATCGCGGTGCGCCGGGCGGCCAAGCAGGGCGAGGCCGTGGCCATGGCGGTCACGGCGGCCCTCAGCCGGGCGCCGGTGGCGGCGCCGGCGGGGGACCCCGATGCGGCGCAGCCCCAGTGGGCGGACACGAGCGCCATGGACGTGGCGGACCAGGAGGCGGCCGACCGTGAGGACAGCCCCTCGGCGGACCGCACGGTGGTCGACGGCCCCAAGCCGGGGCTGCTGGTCGAGGACAAGTGACAACGGCGCTGCGTATGCGCATGCGCAAGGAGCGATGACGATGGCACGGAACCTACGGGCCTTGGCGGCGGACCTGCGGACGATCGTGGAGTGGGGGGGGCGCAGCGGCGGGCGCGGGCGTGACCCCTACCTGATGAAGGCGAAGGCCGCGGGGACCGATGCCAAGGGCCTGGCCTACAAGAAGGGCGAGGAGGTCCTCTACTACCCCAACGACAAGCTCATCCTGGCGGGCGCCAACAAGGACAAGGCGTGGCGCGAGTTCCAGGCGGCGCGGGACGACGAGGCCTTCATGGGCGGGGGCTACTGAGGGCGATGCGCGCCCTGCTGACCCGCTTGGAGGAGGGTTTCCGGGTCCGCCGCGAGGGCCTGCCCATGGAGCTAAAACCGGCGCCCCGCGCGGGCACGGGGATCGGCGGGGCCTACGCGGCGGGCGAGGAGATCCTGTGGTCGCCGAGCACGGGCCAGGTCTGGGTGGGGGCGGCGAAGGACGAGATGCTGGCGGAGCTGGAGCGGCGCGGCCGGATGGACCGCGTGGTGAGGAAGCCATGAGAGCGTTGTTGGAGCGACTGGAAGAGGGGCTTAGCGGCGGCACGGCGGTGGCGGTGAAGGAGCTGCCGGCGCCCCTGCAGAAGGCCCTGAAGAGCGTGGGCTACGGGCGCCGGGACATCCACGTGTCGGCGCGCACGGATGTCGACCTGAACCCCTACGCGGGGGACGGCCAGAAGGGCTTTGCTGTGGTCGTCAACCTGGCGACCGGGGTTTACAAGGCCTCCGAGGGCTCCTGGGGCGGGGCCAACATGTTTACGAGCCGGTCGATCGACACCGTGCAGGAGCGCTATCCCTTGCCGCCGGACGGGGCGGCGATCGTGGGGACCACGGGCTACCACGGGACCTCGGCGAGCATCTACGTGCACCCGAGCGCGCTGGCGCCCCTGCTGCCGGGCAACGCGGACGTGACGGAGCGCGAGGCGCGCATCCTGGCCATGATGGGCTTCACGTCGGCGTACCGGAAGGAGCTGTTGGCGGACAACAAGGTGACCTCGGACGAGATCGATGCCCTGGTGGCCAAGAAGATGTTGGCTAAGAACAAGGCGGGGGCGCTGAGCCTGACGACGGCGGGCAAGAACGCAGCGGGCGACCGCCGCGGGATGTAGCAAGGAGGCGACGATGGGCACGCTGAGCAGCCGCCTGCGGGCGCTGGTCGAGGGGCGCGCGGGGCGCATGGAGACGGTCACGAGCCACACGCGGGTCAAGGTCACGGCCTTCGTGCTGGACCCGGACGAGGGGTGGGTGGCCGACCTGAGCGACGAGGAGATCTACGATGTCAGCGAGGGCGCCATCGAGCAGTGGCCGGTAGACGAGGATGACCTCCGCGCCGCGCTGGAGCGCGCGGACGTCCCCGCGGCCAAGGTCCAGAAGATGCTGGCCGGGAAGCTGGGCAAGCGCATCACGCTGCCGGGGCGCGACGGCCTCACGGTGGACGTGCGCCATGAGGAGCCCAAGCAGCCGAGCGACCCGGCGGATCGCATGGACTGGCCACCGGATAGCATGCGGGACAAGCGCCGCCGATGACCCCCGATGACGCCGTGCAGCTGGCCCTGGACCACGTGCTGACCGTGCTGACGCACGGGGGGCGTGTGCGGCCCAATGCGCCTGCGCGGTGGACGGCGCCCCTGGAGCGCACGGCGGGCTGGGTGCAGGGGCGGCTGCGGGCCCCGATCCGGGGGCGCCTGGGCGGGGGCGAGGTGCGCCTCACGGTGCGGGCCCCCCGCTGGGCGGGCGGGACCCCGTGGGTCCTCCTGCGGTGGACGCGCAGCCCCCTGGGCTACTGGTGGACGGCGCGCTGGCGCCTGCGGGACGCGGAGGCCCTGGCGGACGACGGCCGGATGCGCGCGGCCCTCGCGGACGTGGGGCGCAGCGTGGACCGGAGCGTGATCCGCAAGAGCCTCAACCGGGCCTACCGGACGGAGCGGGTACAACCGGCGCGGGACCGCGCCTTTGCGAGCGGCCTCAAGGCCGTGTGAGCAGGAGACGACGATGCGAAGCATGAGGCGATTGATCGAGGATCTCCAAGAGGCCATGACCCTGCGGGACGTGGCGCAGAAGCACGCGCCCGAGGAGCTGGCGCAGCATGGCGCAGACGAGAAGATGGTCTTTGGCAAGTGGGTAAAGACCAGCAAGGGCATGCGCAAGCGGATCAAGCGGCAGGCTGCAGCGGAAAAGCCGAAGTTCAAGGTCATGCGGTCCCCCAAGGGGATCTTGGTGAAGGTCCCCGCGGCCCAGCGGCACTCCTCAAAGGGGCTTGCGCGGGCCTTCGGCGAGAGCCAGGACTATGCTGGCATGCGCGCGATGATTGAGGCAGAGGGGAATAAGTGGGGCGGCCGGATGGGGCCAGCGGATAAGGCATGGGTCCTCACGGCGGCGGACGCTAAGGCGCTCAACGCGATGCGGAAGTTCCATGGGCACGTGGCCGCGGGGGACAACTGGATGGCTGAGTGGAGCCCCAAGGCGCAGGGGGCGGCCCTCGTGGCGCTCAAGGCGTTGCGGGCGGGCGATCTGGAGACGGCCGAGGAGCAGGTGGTCGCCGCGCAGCGGATCGAAGGGGCGTGACCATGGGCACCATGCGCATGTTGCTAGAGCGCCTCACGGGGCGCTATCGGTTCATCTTCAAGCCGGAAAAGCTGGGCAACGCGAGCTTTGGCCCGGACGTGAAGCTGGTGGCGAAGCCCACGAAGACGGTCAGCGTGGAGCTGGAGCACTACGCACAGACGGACCGTTGGCACGCGACGATCCTCGATGATGTGGACGCGGAGGACAGCCCCGACGGCATCGTAGGCGGGCATGCCTTCGCGAAGGGGCTCACGCAGGACGAGGCCGAGGAGGCCGCGATCGAGGTGACCCTGAAGTACCTGGGGCAGAAGGGGCGGGCCGTGCGCGAGGCGACCGGGCGGGGCATGCGGGCCATGACCGAGGGGGTCGTGACGTTCCAGGCGCAGCGCACGGGCAAGGGGTTCCGCTCGGAGCCGCGGCCGGGGGTGCATGTTGAGGCCTTGCCGGGGCGCACGGCAGAGGAGTGGGAACTGTCTATCTATGATGACGAGTCGCCGTACAACGCCACTGGCGATGCGGCGCAGGTCGTCCCTCTCTATGGGAGGACCATCGACGAGATGCTGACGAAGGCGCGGGTATACGTCACGCAGTACCTCAAGCGGCACCCCGAGGGGTGGGCCGAGGCGGACCGCGAGGAGAAGTTCCAGCGCATGGGACGGGGGCGCTAGATGCCGTCGAACGCGGTGATCATCTTCGGGGCGCGCGTGCCGTTGCCGGACGCCGTGCGCGCGGCGGGGGGCAGCGCGGCGAACTACCTGGACGACGGGGAGCCCGCGTTCAAGGCCAAGGCCCGCGTGCGGCCCCTCCAGCACTTCGTGCTGCACGAGACCTGCGGGAACACGGCGAGCGGGTGCAAGGACACCCTGATCCGCAAGGGGTACGGCGTCCAGCTCATCCTGGGGCCGGATGGGCGCCTGAGCTGCCACGGGGACCTCGGGGCGGCCGTGATGGTCCACGCGAACCAGGTGAACCCGACGAGCCTCGGGATCGAGGTATGCAATCCGTACGCGCCGGCCTACGCGCGCAAGCCGTTTGGGGCAACGATCCCGGCGGAGTGGTGGACGTGGGTGCCGGCGGGCGGGGTCAAGGCCTACGTGCTGCCGACGCCGACGCAGCTCATGGTGCTCAAGGCGCTGGTGCCGTGGCTCTGCGGGGCGCTGGGCATCCCGGTGGCGTTCCCCACGGCGGGGCTGGGGCCCAAGCTGCGGAAGATCCCCGGCTGGGACCGGCGGCCGGCGGCGGTTCCGGGGCCCGGCGTGGTCGCGCACCGGGACTTCGCGAACCACGCCGATGGGAGATACCCGTTGGAATTTGTGATGGGGCGATGCGGCTAAAAGCGCGACGGGGGCGGGTGCGCGCGCTATAACGAGACGAGGACGACCGACGCGAGGAGCGATGACCATGCGGACGATGCGCGATCTGATTAGGCAGCTGGCGGAGGCCACAATCCGGGGCAACGCGGAGGACGCGGAGGATGTGGCGGCGTTCAACAAGAAGTACGAGCCTGGCGACACGATCTTGGTCATGGGCGAGGATGGGGTCGTAAAGCGGCAGCTTGAAACGGCGGCGGCGCTGACCAAGACGGGCAGGGCCTTTGTGCGGATCTTTATGGGATTACCCGGAGAACGGCGCCGTGATGGGCGCAACAACTCCCAGATCGTGTACTTCGATAAGATCCACAGCGAGTATTGAACGGAGGACCCCATGCGGACAGTGCGACAGCTGATCGAGGGCTTGCGGGGGATGGTGGTCGAGGCGCGCAAGGCGGCCAAGGCCAAGGCGCCAGCGCACCAGAGCACGACGGCGGGCGTGCCGGTCGCGGAGTTCCGCAAGCGGGCGGCGGCGCACCGGGCCCTCGCGCCCTCCGTCGGCGACTACCACAGCACGCCGATGGGCCAGCTGCGGCGCAAGAAGATGGCGCAGGACCGCGATGCCCCTAGCGGCAAGAGCGCCGGGGGCGAGGCCACGATGCCGGGGCCCAAGGGCGCGGTCGACGGGCGGTGGGTGACGGTCAACGGCAAGCGCCTCTTCTTCCCGGACAAGCCGGGCGGGGACGTCCCCGAGGGCCCCTGGGGCGGCGCGCCGTTCCGGCCGGGCTGGGCGGGCAAGGGCGGGAAGTTCCGCGCGGCCCGCGGCGTGATGCCGCAGAAGGGCCAGCTCGGGCTCCCCGGCATTGGGCGGGGCAAGAAGAAGCACGAGGCCCGCACCTACGGGGGGCGGTGCCTGAGCGAGGCCCTGACGGGCATCCTCGCGGAGTACAAGACGCCGGGGTGGAGCACGACGCCGAGCGGCAAGGGCGGCAAGGTGTGGAACGTGAAGCCTCCGGGCAAGAAGGGCGTGTGGCGCACCGTGGGGGGCAAGCACGTGTTCTACCCGCAGGATGGGAGCGGGCCCTGGGGCGGGTCCCCGGCGCGGCCCGGCTGGACGAAGAAGAGCGGGAAGTTCCGCAAGTCGGCCAAGAAGGGGATGAAGGGCGTCTTGGCGCGGCGGGCGAAGGCGAAGAAGTAGCGCGCCTGCGGGCGCACGAGGTGACCATGCGCGGACGGCTATCATCGAAGCTGCGCGAGATCGTGGCGACCCCACGGGCCGTGCGGGCCCACGAGACCGTGGCCCCGGTGCTGTCGACGGGGTTGGGCCCCGAGGAGCGGCGCGTGGGGCGCCTCCTACGCATGGAGGCGGAGCGCGCGACCAAGGGCCGCGCCTGCCGCTTCATCGAGGAGGGGGGCGGCCTGCGGGCGGTCCTGGAGGGGCACGACGCGGCGGCGGTGGCGCGGCAGGTGGCGCGGCGCTTCGAGCGCGAGGCCGGCTGGCGGGCCGTCGTGGAGCGCGACCGGCGCGGGGCCATTGTGGTCCTACAGCCGATCGGGGCTGAGGGCGTCCCGTGATCACGAGCGCAAACGTGGCGGGGGTCCCCGTGCCGCTGGGGAGCCGGATGCCCCGCAAGCGGCCGGGGACGATCCGGCCGGGGCTCGTGGCGGCGGGGGCGCTGCCGGGGCGCGGGGCGCGCATGCGCATGCGCAAGGGGCTCGTGCGCGTGGAGGCCCTGACGCCGGCGGGCCAGCAACTTGACGAGGGCGTGGGGACGCGCATGGCGGGCATCCTCGGCCAGGCGGCGGCCAAGGGGCTGGGCCGGGCGGGGGCCGCGGTGGGCAAGGCGGCGGCCCAGGGCACGGCGCGGCTGGCCAAGAAGGGCTGGGGCGCGGCCAAGGACGCGATGTCGCCCGAGATGCGGCACAAGATCGCGGTGCTGGGCGGCAAGGCGGCGGCCCTCAAGCGGCGGGGCAAGCACAAGCTCAAGGTGGTCAAGAAGGCCCTCAAGAAGAAGGGCAAGCAGCTCATGAAGTCGCGCTTCGGCAAGGCCCTGCGGGCCACGGGGCGCGGGCTCAAGACGTTGGGGCGGGGCGTGGCGGCGAGCGCGCGCACGGTCCACGCGGCCTACCAGACGGCGAAGGCGCAGGAGACCACCGCGAAGGTGGGCAAGGCGCTGAAGGCGGCACGCAAGGGCGGCGACAAGGAGCTGGTGCGGGCCCTCTCCATGATGCAGCAGGGCATGGGGCGGGGCGATGCGAAGCGCGTGAAGGCGGCGGCGGCGGCCCTCAAGCTGATCGCCAAGCACCGGGCTGGTGGGGGCACGGGCCCGAGCAAGCACGCGGCCAAGGCGCTGGCGAGCCAGGGCGCCAAGAAGAAGGCCGCGGCGCCCACCAAGCGGGATGCGGCGGCGGCGAAGGAGCGCCTGAAGGCCAAGGCGGCGGCGAAGCAGCGCGCGAAGGCCGCGGATGCGGAGCTGACCAAGCGCGGGGCGGCAATCGACCGCGAGGCGGCGGCGGGGCGCGCCCAACAGCAGCCGGTGGCGCAGGCCTGATCCCACAAACTTGCGGGCGGCGGGGGCCTTGAGTAAGATCGACACAAGGAGCCCCACCATGCGGTTAAACGTCGAGATCAAGCAGGACATCTACGAGGAGCTGACGCGGCACGCGGCGCGGTCCGGGCGCACGGTCTCCGATGTGGTGCGGGAGCGCATGTACGCGTACTGCCTGGAGGAACGCGCGGTCGAGGCGCGGCTGCGGGCGGTGGGGGCCCCGACCATGTTGACTGAGGAGAAGCAACCAGCGGAAGGCGGAGCATGATGACGGAGCAGCACGTGGAAGAGCAGCCAGCGGAGCAAGGAGCGGGGCCGGCGCCGGCGCCCGTGGTCGAGCAGGGGAAGGCGGGCGTGAACCTGCACGACCCGCGCGCGGCGACGATCGGCGGCGAGCTGCCGTGCGGGCACATCGACGCGGAGGGCCAGATCCACTTCACGTATATCGTGCAGGAGATGTCGGGCACGGAGGAGGACATTCTGGCGGGCAAGGGGCCGGTGATCGCGCGGTTGAACCGCATGATCGGCAACTGCCTGGTGCAGCTGGGGACCCTCACGGGGCGCGGGGCCCTGCGGGGGGTGGCGCACGTCTTGACCTCGATGGACCGCTCGGTGCTGCTGATCGCGGTGCGGCGGGCTTCCCTGGGCGACCTTTACGACATGCGGGTGGTCTGCCCGAAGTGCGGGAAGGAGACCCCGTTTGCGGTGGACCTCAGCGAGCTGGCGATCACGGCGATGCCGGATCGCGCGGTGCGGATCTTCGAGGAGCCCCTCCCCAGCGGGCGCACCGCGGTGTGGCGCGTGATGGGGGTGGAGGACGAGGAGTGGGCGGCGCGTAAGCGCAAGGGCAGCGATGACGACCTCGCCACGCTGTCGCTGGCGGCCCGCGTGACGCACGTGGATGGGCGGCCCCTGGACCGCGACCGCGGGTGGGCGGAGACCCTCCGGGCGCTCAAGGCGCTGCCCCTGCGGGACCGCGAGCGCCTGCGGGTCGCGTTCGACGAGCGCGAGGGCGGGATCGACGACAAGGTGGAGTTCGCGTGCGCGGCGTGCGAGCACGAGTGGACGGCGAGCCTGGACGTGTCACAGCCGGGTTTTTTCTTCCCGTCGGCAGCGTCGGGGCGCTAGAGTCGGATGTGTTCTCCCTCATCGAACACATGGGGTTGAACTACACCGACGCGATGGCGATGCCCTACAGCCGGCGCCAGCGGCTGCTGCGGGAGAAGATGGAGATGGAGCAGCGGCGCGCGGGGCAGCGCGAGGCGAACACGGCGCGAGCACGGCGGCGGCGATAGGGCCGCGCATGCGCATGCGCAACCGGGGGCGGAGAGGGTACGATGGCCAAGCTCGGGTTCGCCTTTAGCTTTGGGGCGCGGGACGACGGCATGGGCCGGGCCATGGGGTCCGCGCTCGACTCGATCACCAAGATCAACAAGGGGTTGGCCACGCAGAACGGCCTCGCGGCGGGGGGCAAGCTCGCGGGGGCCCTCAAGGCCGTGGCGGGCGGCGCGGGCCGGGCCGCGTTGGGGGTGGGGGGCATGGCCAAGGGCCTCGCGGGGGCCTTCTCCAATAGCGTCAGGAACCGCGTCAACAGCTTCAACCTCTCGACGATCGCGAGCGGCGTCCGCAGCCTCACGCAGGACAGCGGGAACCTCAGCAATAGCATGGAGAGCATCGGGGCGAGCTACGCGCAGCAGGCGCGGCCCGCCCTGGCGATGATGGGCGTCACGGGGGCGGAGCTAAAGAAGCTCACGGGGCAGGCCTCGGGCATGGCCTACGGCATGAACGTGGGCGTGGAGACCGTCGTCAAGACGATGGGGGCCCTGCGCAACGCGGGCGAGGCCTCGAAGAGCGTGTTCAAGGAGCTGGGGATGAGCACGCAGGAGTTCGTGAAGCTCGCCGAGGGCACGGGCATGGCCACGGAGCAGCTCGGGGCCCTGGGCGGGGACCTCGTGGCGTCGTGGGGCTTCACGGGCAAGCAGGCCAAGCAGACCTTGGAGTACATGGTCGCCATGGGCAACCAGGGCGGGATCGGCGCGCAGATGTTCACCCAGATGGGCGAGCAGATGGGCGGCCTCAACACGATCCTCGCCAAGCAGGTGGCCACGCACATGCGCTCGGCGGACGAGATCCAGAGCACGGTGCAGGCCTCGGTGCGCCTCGCGGGGGCCTACCACCAGATGGGGCTCAGCGGGGAGGAGGCCTCGAAGGCGGCCTCGGAGACATCCAACAAGTTCCTCGAGTGGCAGGTGGCGGTGGAGCGCGCGCAGCTCGGCCTCGGGGAGATGCCGGACATCTTCACGAAGCTCAGCGCCCTCGGGATGGGGACCGAGGAGGCGATGCGCATGATCGCCCTCGGCTCGCAGGACTCCGCGGCCGGCATGGCCGAGATGGGCAAGTGGATGAAGGCCGCGCAGGCGAGCGGGAAGCAGCTCGACGCTGCGGTCCTCGGCGACCTCACGGAGACCTTCGGGGAGGCCGGCAGCAACGCGGTCTACCTGGCCATGAGCACGACGCAGGGCGCGGACGCCCTGGCGAAGATGAGCACGGCCACGGTCAAGGCGGACGGGGCCCTCAAGAAGTTCGCGAACGACTCCTATTCCAGCGGGCGCACCCTGCAGGAGGGCCTCGACATGGCCAAGGAGATGTTCCAGACGCGCATCCGCGCGATCACGCGCCCCGAGGTCAAGGGGTTCGTGAAGGAGGAGATCGCGAGCTACAAGGAGATGGGCAAGCAGGCCAAGCTGATGGCCAGCGACGCCACGTGGGGGCCGCTCATCAAGGCCTACAGCGTGTTCGACCAGATGGGCGCCAAGGGGGTGATGCTCCACTTCGGCAAGCAGATGGGGATGAACACCAAGGAGGCCCAGAAGTTCGGGATCGGCCTGGAGCTGGCGATGGACGGCGTGGGCAAGGTCCGCGAGTCGATCGCGCCGCTCATGGAGACCCTGGGCATGGGGCCCTTCGCGGGGATCGTCGGGGGCATCGCGGGGTGGTTCATGCTGCCGCAGGCCACGCGGGACGAGATTTGGAAGCAGTTCGAGCCCATGTGGGTGAAGATCAAGGAGCAGGCGTGGGCGGTCTGGGACAAGATCGTGCCGCACGTGAAGGCGGGGTGGACGGACTTCACCAAGTGGTTCAAGGAGTCGGTGTGGCCGGCCATCGCGAAGGCGGGGGAGGACGCGTGGGCCTACCTCACGAGCGAGGGCGGCCCCATCGACCAGGGGATTGCCAAGCTCAAGGAGTTCTTCGGCAAGATGTGGGACAACGCGGGCGTCCTCGGGAAGGTCGCGATGGTGGGGGTGGTCGGGGGCCTCGCCGCGCAGATCCCCGGCGTGGGGACGCTCATCACGAAGGTGGTGGGGGGCGCCCTGGGCCTGGCGTTCAACGGGATCGGGGCCGCGGCCCAGGCGAGCCCCGGCCTGCTCGGGCTCGCGGGGATCATCACGGGGATCGGCGTGGTGGCGATCAACGCGTGGTTTGACTACCTGAACAAGGGGCTCGACGAGCAGATTGCCAAGGCCGAGGCGAAGATCGACGCGCAGTACAAGAAGGTTAAGGGCCTCCAGGAGGCCACGCGCATCGACCGGCAGAACATCACCGAGGACTTTGGGCGGACGGGCACCACGGGCGACGTGACCAAGATGGACCAGACGCTCAAGAGCGCCCTACGCACCCAGAAGGACTACGCGGGCGAGACGGGGCGCCTGAAGGGGAGCAACTACGTCAGCGGGGTCTCGGGGCAGAAGATCGACATGGGCCGCATGGCGGCGACCTTCTCCAAGGTCCAGGCGCTGCCGGCCTTCCAGATGCAGGCCGCGGAGATCGAGCAGAAGGCCGCGGCGAAGGAGAAGGCGGGGGAGTTCGGGAGCAAGGACTTCGCCCCGTGGCAGATCCAGCAGCGCAAGGACCAGTTCCGGTACGAGCAGCTCGACACGCTGCAGAAGGCGTGGGCCGCCAAGGGCCAGGCCGACATCGACCAGATGATGATTCAGGCGAACAACCTGCAGGTGCGGCTCGCCGAGGCCTATGGGCAGAGCGTGGCGGGGCCCTCGCAGGAGCTGATCGCGAAGGCCGCGGCGGCGGGCATCACGATCCTGGGCGAGGTCGGCAAGGGGGTGGTCGAGGCCGAGCCGCAGATGACGAAGACGGTGGGGGACACCTTCACGAAGAGCATTGGCAACCAGATCTTCGGCAACAGCCCCCCGAAGGAGGGGCCGCTGTCGGGCTACGTGCTATGGGACGCCGGCGCGAACGTCCTGGAGTGCCTCATGGACGGCATCACGGGGGCGCAGGCCTCCTTCGAGACGGGCTTCGCGACGGTGCTGGAGCAGTCGGCCGTGTTCGCGATCGACGCCTTCCAGGCCAAGGCCTTGGAGGAGTTCAAGAACAGCCCGATCAACCAGGAGATCTTCGGGAAGATCACGGCGCAGTATGCGGGCATCTTGACCGAGGACGACAAGAAGGTCCTCAAGTCGAGCCTCGACATGAGCGGGCTCTACGGGGTCATCAACGCGGTGGTGTTGGATGGCGTGGAGACGCGCAAGGTGCTCACGGAGATCAAGGACAACACGGCGGGGCTCAAGGGCTGGACGCCGGGGGCGGGCAGCGGGTGGGCGCAGATCCCGCAGGGCAACGGGGCGGCGGCGCCCCCGCCGAAGTGAGGTAGGCGATGGCGGATCTCGGGAAGGGCAACACGCTGCGGACGCTCCAGGCGCCGGTCTCCTCGCCCATGCGCCGCATGGCCGAGGAGTACGTATTCGACAGCGAGGCGGACGCCTACGTGCGGTTCTACACGCCGTTCGAGCCCCCCGCGCTGCCGGACGTGGCCAACCATGAGTCGGCGGTGGTGATCGAGGGGCGCGCCAAGCGCCTGGACCAGATCGCGCTGGAGTACTACCAGGACGAGGCCTTGTGGTGGGTGCTCGCCCTGCGCAACGGGCTCGACCTGCCGGACAACGAGATCTATCCGGGGATGACGCTCTACGTGCCGGCGGCGGACTACGTGCGCAACCGGATCCTGGGAGGGCGCTAGATGGCGGGGACCGCGGACTTCTTTGCCCCCTTCGCGCAGGTGGAGATCCGCAACAAGGCGGGCAAGGCCTGGGTCTTCGACGTGGGGCGCTGGCCCACGGGGAACGCCCCGTCGAGCGACGCCGTGATGGGCGGCCCCTTCGTGACCTCGGTGAGCGTGACCATGAGCAAGGGGGGGACGCACGACGGGCTCACGATCGGCATTGAGGCCCCCTACCAGGAGGGCATCTACCTGCTGGAGCAGGGCGCGTTCGACTTCGGCAACCTCGTGCGCGCGCGCATCGGCTACCTCGCGGGCAGCGCGACGGAGGTCACGGAGGACTACGCGGGGTTCCTGGGCAAGGGCGGGGATGGGCTCGCGCTGAGCAGCGACAAGCTGAGCGGGTCGCTCACGGCGAGCTTCCGGGACGCGCGGCAGATGGAGTACGTGAAGCCGGGGGACGACCTCGCGCTGACCTCGGCCAAGGCGATCTTCGAGGGGCTGGCGCTGGCCATGGGGTACACGGCGATCCCGCTGGGGGATGGCGCGGCGAAGCTGGATGCGCTGTCCAAGCAGATCAGCGTGGGGGGCAAGGACCTGGAGGGGGCGGCCTACGCGGTGATGGGCAGCATGGCGCTGATGCGCACGGTGCGGCGCATCCTGAGCCTGGCGAACCTGGACTTTCACTTCGGCTACGCGATTGCCTCGGTGTCGAGCTTCAAGCCGGCGATCTTCTACTACCCCAAGGGGTACTCCGCGACGCAGAGCACGACGTACAGCCTGGTGCTGCGGGGGCTCTTCGACCCCACGGCGACGCCGGCGCAGTACCCGATCCTGGACGTGTCGTTCAGCGGGGGGGCGGCGATGTGGGCGGAGGGCCGCAAGTGGGACCAGGTGCCCGTGCCGGGGGCCACGGCGGGGACGCGGGCGATCATGCTGGAGAAGGACACGGGGCTCGTCCTGGAGCCGGTGTGGAACTGGCCGAAGGACGGGGAGCGGCCGGGCGACCCCAAGGGGAGCGCCGTGGCGGCCGAGGCGCAGGACGACAAGCGGGGGGACCTGCAGGCGGACGTCAAGGTGGATCCCGGTGGCAAGAAGGGCGTGCCGGCGAACCGGGCGGTGGCGGCGCCGGGCGGCGTGGCGGGGGCCAAGGCGGCCTCGGAGCTGGCGGCGCAGGGCGTGGGGGCGGCGGACCGCATGGCGATCCAGCTCACGGTGACGACCCTGGGCCTGCCCAAGATCCAGCCGGCCGCGGTGGTGGCGGTGGCGGGGTGCAGCTCGATGATCAACTCGACCTACGTGGTGAACAAGCTCACGCACAACTACGCGCCGGGGGATTGGAAGACGGTGCTGGAGCTGGTGAAGTGGGGCTCCACGCAGACGAGCAACCTGGCGCAGACGCAGACCCAGGCGCAGCCCATGAAGGAGGCCTGAACGATGTTCGACCTCTCCGACAGCCGCCGCAAGAACGACCCCGCGGGCTACGTGATGGACGCGATCCACGCGGACGGCCTGGAGAACCACGCGAACCGCTACTACGGGCTCTATACGGGGCTCGTCGTCGACAACAAGGACGAGGAGAAGCGGGGGCGCTGCCGCATCCAGGTGCCGGCGTTGGGCATGGCGACGGAGGCCGAGGTGCCGAAGGGCTACTGGGCGCTCCCCTGCTGGCCGGGGCTCGCGAAGGGGGCGGCGGGGCAGATGCACGGCCTCTTCGTGCCGCCCGAGGTGGGGGACGCCGTGTGGGTGATGTTCGAGCACGGGGACCAGACGGTGCCCGTGTACCTCGGGGGGTGGCTGCCCAAGGACGCCGCGGGGACGGCCCTGACGGCGAGCGGGGAGGCCTTCCGCAAGGGGTTCAAGACGCCGGCGGGACACTACCTGCGGTTCGGCGACAAGCCCGAGGACCTGCACATCACGCTGGCCAAGGGCGACGGCAGCGGGGTGGAGAGCGGGAGCGTGATCACGCTGGACAAGGACGGCGGGATCCTCCTCATGGCGGAGAGCGGCACGCACCTCGCGATCGACGCGAAGAACGCGAGCGTCACGATCATGAACGTGGACCCCGACACCAACCAGGTGCTCGCGTGGCTCACGCTGGGCAAGGACAAGATCACGCTGGCGAACCAGAGCGGGGCCATGCTGGCGCTCGACGGGAAGGCCGCGACGCTGAGCGCGCCGGGGGATGCCACGGTGATGGCGGGGGGCAAGGCGTGGCTGAACGCGGGCAAGGTCTGCCTCGGGGCTGGGCCGGTGTTCGAGCCCGCGGTGCGGGGCATGAAGTTCCTGGCGTGGTCGATGATCCACCAGCACATGTGCGCGGCGCCGGGGGCCCCCAGCACGCCGGGGCCGACCCCCCCGCCGATGCTCTACAAGGAGCTGTCCGAGGTGGTATCGATCGGGTGACGGCGCTGCGTATGCGCATGCGCGAGGAGGACGACGATGGCGACCAAGTGCAAGATCCCGCCCCTGCCGGCGCTGCCGGCGCTGGCGATCCCGATGCCGGGGCTCCCCTTCGACCTCCCGGCGCTGCCCAAGATCCCGGAGCTGCCCAAGCTGCCGGCGTGCCCCCTGGATGACCCCGACGAGGCGGCCGTCTGATGCCGGTGCCGACGACGACGCCGATGGTGCTGCGGAGCATCGCGTACCCCTTCCGGGTGGGGAGCCAGGCCTTCCCGATGATGGTGCAGGGGCTGGACGCCGTGGTCTTCAACTCGATCAAGGCGCTCATGACGACGAGCGTGGGGGAGCGCGTGATGCGCGGGGCCCTCGGGACGAGCGTGCAGGCGTTCGTCTTTGACAACCTCGATCCGCTCACGCAGGCGCGCGTGGGGGCCGTGACGGCGCGGGCCATCGCTTTGTTCGAGCCCCGCGCTGAGGTATTGTCAGTCGAGGCGCGGACAGGCAAGGACGTGGGCCTGGAGGACACGGCGATCGTGCTCGACGTGGTGTACCGGATCAACAACCAGGTGTACCAGCAGCAGGTGCCGATCCAGGGCGCCCCGACCGGGCTGTGAGAAGGAGCTGAGCGATGGGAGTCCCCGTAGCGGACCGCAAGCCTCTGAATGCCGTAAAGTTTGCGGCGAAGGACTACGCCTCGATCTTCGACAGCCTGCTGCGGCGGCTCAAGGTCGAATACGTGAGCGTCTACAACGACTACGCCTCGACGAGCGTGGGCATCATGCTCATCGACCTCGTGGCGAACGCGGTGGGGCAGCTCTGCTGGTACATGGACCGCGTGGCGAGCGACTGCTACCTCGACACGGCGCGCACGCACTCCGCGGTGGCCAAGCTGGTCAAGCAGGTCGGCTACAAGATGCGGCCCGCGGCAGCGGCGACGGTCGACCTCGACCTGACGTTCACCCCGGCGATCCCGGCGCCCGCGCAGCTCCAGGCGGGGTTCCGCTTCGCGGGGCCCTCGGGGCTGGTCTTCGAGACCGTGGCGCCGACCTTCCTCGCGCCGGGCACCGCGACGATCACCGTGGCGTGCCGCGAGGGCACCACGCGGACCGTGGGCTACACGGGGGACGGGGCGCAGAACCAGCGCTTCCGCATGCAGGGCGGGGACCCCGCGAACGGGATCTGGGTCGCGCAGGGGAGCGTGCGCGTGTGGATCGACGGCGCGGAGTGGGCCGAGAACGACTTCCTCGATTTTGCGCAGACGAACCAGTACGAGGTGGACTACCTCTACGACCCCCCGGCCGTGGCGTGCGGGGATGGCGTGGCGGGGAACATCCCCGAGGCCGGGTCGGATGTGAAGATCCAGTACACGCTGATCCACGGGGCCACGGGGCGGGCCGCGGCGGGCACCGTGGCGAGCGCGACCGACGTGCTGAGCGTCGGCGGGGCGGCCATCAAGATCGCCTGCACGAACCCGCTGGGGGCGAGCGGCGGGGCGGACCCCGAGACCCCGGATGAGGCCCGCAAGCTGGCCCCCTACGCCTTTGCGGCGCGCGGGGCGGCCATCACGCAGACCGACTACCAGGCGCAGGTCAACGGGTTCAGCGACCCCCTCTACGGGCGCGTGGCGAAGGGCTACGCGATCAACGTGCGGGCCTCCGAGGAGGACGCGATCCTGGTCGGGGAGTGCGAGCAGATCGATGGCTACCTGGCGAACTACCTGCTGCTCGTGGGGCCGGCCGAGGCGGCGGCGGCGGCGGACATCGCCACGGCGCAGGGCATCCTTGCGGAGATGCAGGGGCTTCTCGCCGAGATGGGGTTCTTGAAGAGCGCCCTGGAGGTCCAGGCGGCCAACGTGCGGGCGGTGGCGCAGCAGCTCCAGGTGGAGATGACGACGGGGGACGCGGCCTATAAGGCGATGGGCACGACGCTGACGGACCTCGACAACTACATCAAGGCCACCTACCCCAGCGACACGACGCTGGCGAACTACTCGCGGACGCTGGCGGCGCAGGGGGGCACGATCAGCACGAGCCTCAGCAACGGCGGGGCGGCGGCGACCAAGCTCGACGGTTATGGGTTCGCCATGCAGCAGCTGCTCACGCCGACGGGCGAGGGCCAGGTCACGATGGCGCAGTACCTGACCACGCTGCTGGGCCTCGCGGGCACGGCCGTGACGGCGGTGGGCAACGCGGCCGAGGCCATCGCGCCCCTGCCGGGGAGCGCGGCGCAGCTCCAGGCGGACATCCTCGCGGTGCTCGTCGACCTCCAAGCGCACCTCTCGACGCTGTTCGATGCGGACTGCAAGGCGAACTACGTGCAGGTCCCCATCGTGAGCGTGAACGGGGACGGGGACTACGTGGCGCCGGCGGCGGGCCTCATCTACGGGATGCAGGCCTACATCGACGGGATCAAGGAGGTCACGCAGCTCGTGCAGGTGACGGACGGCAGCGCGATGCTCGTGCCGGTGGACGTGGCGGTGGCGGTCAAGGTGCTGCCGAGCTACGTGGCGGCCGAGGTGCTCGCGGACATCGAGCAGGCGCTGCTGGAGGTCTTGCGGGGGCGCGACTTCAACCAGCCCCTCTACAAGCAGACCGTGCATGACATCATCAAGGCGGCGACGAAGGGCATGGATTACGCGAACGTGACGCTGGCGGCGCCGGGCCACGAGGGCTTCGTGGACGTGGACGGCAACGTGATGACCCCGGCGAGCTACATCATCAAGCGCGGGACGCTCGCGCTCAGCGAGATCAAGTAAATGTCACGCCAGGAGACCCCACGGTTCAAGCTGCCCTACCCCACGGACACGGCGCAGAGCTGGTGGGAGACCTTCCAGGACTTCGCGCTGAGCATCGACACGACCTTCCTGGGGGTCATGGAGGGCAACGCCTGGGCCTTCGTGGCCCTGCCGGAGGCGACGATCGAGGCCGCGGGGGGTGGCTATCAGCTGCGCCTGCTGGGCCCCTGCGTGGTGGCGAGCCGCACCTTCCAGAGCTACCTGACGATCGCGCACGCGACGCCCCTGGCGCTGACGCCGGCGTGGATGGTGGTGGCCCGCGTGACGAGCGGGGCCAAGGCGAGTGCGGAGACGGCCCTGGAGCTGTGGCAGAACGGCGTGCCGGTCAACCCCGACTATCGCGTGTTGGGCTGCGTCCTCGACGACTACAGTATCGCGTGGTGGAACGCGAGCGTCCTCGCGCCGGGGGAGACGCGCCAGCTCTTCGCCTTCGCGGGCGGGGGCGGGGGCGAGGTCAGCGTGCGGCGCCCCGGCGTGCTGGCGATCGTGGACCCCACGGCGGCGCCGCCGGTGGGCCCGACGGTGGGGGATCGGTACATCCTCGATTACGCGGCGGCCCCCGTGCATGCGGGGTGGGGGGCCGAGGCCCTGGTCAACGACATCGTGGAGTGGACGGGCACCGCATGGGAGCACGAGCACGCGGTGGAGGGCTGGGCGGCCTATGTGCGGGCGGACCTGCTAGACGCGGTCTTCCTGAACGACCCCGACTTGCTGCATTGGCGCTGGAAGCTCCAGCGGGGCGGGGGCTCGCTGCAGGAGGCCTATGACCTGGGCCACGAGATCGTGATCCCCGATGGTGGGGAGCCCGTCAAGGTCACGAACGACGATGCGACGGGGCACGCGCTCCAACTGGGGGGCACGGGCACGCGGGACGTCTACTCGGATGCCGCGCTCGCGGTGGCAGCGGGGACCACGCTGGACCTCACGGCGGGCGGGGCGATGGCCCTCAAGGCCGACGGCGAGTTGACGCTTGAGGATGGGCGCTACACGGGCGGGTTTGGGCCGGTGACCAACTTGCCCATGACGAACACGGGGGTCCTGGACTTCATCTTCGCGTGCAGCTCGCTCATCGACGCGATCAACAAGGCGTACATCGGCGCGGGGTCCCTCTGCTGGTCGGGCGTCACGGGGAGCAACACGCCGACGGAGATCTTCCTCGGAGGGGTGCCCACGACGCGGTACGCGCTGACCGGCAACTCGGTGACCTCGTTCGCGCTGACGGCGGTGGCCCGCGAGGCGATCACCGACAAGACGAAGGTCTGGGAGATCCGGGCGGTGGCGACGCGGACCCTCGCGGGGGTCTCCTCGTGGGTGCGCGTGACGCCGACCTACACCGTGGTCGATCAGACGGACGCCAGTGGGGGCACGGCGGACTGGGACATCGCGCTGGCGATCAACGATGGGGATGACACCATGCGCGTGACCGTGACGGGGCAGGCGGGCCTCTCGATCGGCTGGGCGGTCTACAACAAGTAGGAGGTAGGCGGTGCCCCAGATCACGCTCAAGAAGACCTGGCTCACGGCGGCGACGCCGATTGACTACTTCACCGACACCACGGTCCAGATGCGCACGGCGTCTACGATGCTGGCCTACAAGAACCTCCTCGTGGGGGCCGGGTGGGTCGTCGAGCAGAGCAGCAATGGGACGCCCGGCGGCACGGGCAGCGGGGACCACTGGGCGACCCGCGCGGACCTGCTGTACGGCCTCGCCGGCGTGGCGCACGCGTGGGCGGTGCTCAGCAACGTGGGATTCCTGGCGGGGTTTCAGATCCTCTTGGATTATGGCCCCGCGACGAACAACACGAACAAGGGCAACGCGAACTTCGGGGCCTGCCCCAGCGGGTACAACACGGACGGCACCTACCAGGTGCGGCCCACGGCGGCGGGGGTCGAGGCGCTGCTGGCGGACAAGGTGTTCTTCGATCCCCAGCAGTACAGTTACGGGACCACGCTGCTCTATTCGGCGGATGCCCAGTGCTTCCGGCTGTTCACGACGATGAATGGATACTGCGGGGACAATTTTGGGTCGTACAGCGCCTACGGGGGCGCAGTGATCATGATCGAGCGGCCATTGAACCCGGATGACGCGTGGACGAACCCCTTTGTCCTCTGCGTCTACCAGGCGCAGTCGGGGTCACTGGGGGGATGGTCCTATCAGACGGTGAGCGATTCCAACCTCTATGCGCGGGCGATCGTGAAGGGAGTCTCGTGCGTGATGGTCCTCAGCACCAACATGGGGCGCGGGAACCTGTCGGCGCGGTGGTTCTGCCGCACGGTGCGCCACGCGGGGGCCGCGACTAACGGGTCGGTTGACTTTTATCCCATGTTTTTCCTGGGGGAGAGCGGGCAGGCCGTGGGGATCTTAGGGCGGGCCGCCGACCTGTTTGCAGCGCCGCTCCACCACATCAACTGCATGCGGTATCCGACCGTGGGGAACGCGCGGGGGCTCATCAAGTTGGGCAGCATGGCGACGGGGTGCCCGGACGCGATCGTTGAGGTGTTTTGATGGCGCTGACCTTGGCCAAGACGTGGGAGTCGATCAGTTTGGGCCCCTATCGCGGGGTGACGGCGCCGACGATTGGTGACACGTGGGCCATGGCCTTCATCGGCGTCAAGAACGCGATGGTGGCGACGGGGCATTGGAGCGTGGTGGCGTCGAGCAACCGGGTCTCCGTGGGGTTGCTGACCGACTACCTCCAGGTGCCGGCGGACATCTACTGCGCGGCGGCGGGGACCGCCCACTCGTGGATCGTGCTCAAGAACTCGGCCATCGCGCCGGACTTCTCGGTGTGCTTCGAGTGGATCAACGCGACGGCCACGAACAAGCAGTACATGTGCACGTACGTCACGCACCAGGGCTACAACAGCAACGGCACGCTGACGACGCGCCCCACGGCGGTGGGGAGCGAGCAGACGATCACGACCAACCTCGATGTCTTCAACGCGACGACCTCGGCGCTCAGCGCGATCCTGCTGATCTCCTCGGATGGGGAGTGCACGCGCGTGCTGTGGCAGAACCCCGATGGCGTGGCTACGGGGCACTGCGGGCCGTGGATGTTCGAGCGGCTGCGCGACCCCGTGCCGTGGCTCACGGTGCCCTACCTCGTGATCCTGTACCCCACGTCGACGACGGGGACCGTGTGGAACTTCCTGTCCAGCGATGGAGTGGGGCGGACGCCGGGGTCCTCCGATTGGACGTACTACAGTTCTGGGCAGTGCGTGGGGCGGTGCTATCACACGGCGGCAATCCCCGTGACCATGGCGTTGTCTACGTTGCGGAACGCCTTCGCGGATCGTGCGGATTACACGGGGAAGGTTTTGTTGGAGCCGGTCTGCCCATACTCGCTACACGCGACGATCAAGGGGATCGTGGGGCAGCTGTACGACATCTACTTCCACCCCTATCAGTTCCGGTGGCGCGCGGGGGGCAACTCGCAGAGCGTGATCACCGCGTTCTACTACCTGCCATCGCCGACGCTCGACTTGGGGTGGTTTGCGTACGGTGACTTCCTGTGGGGTGGCGACGGGACGATCAAGGTGTTCAATGGCTGAGATTTCCAACGCCAAGACCTGGGCGAAGACGCGGCTGACCGCCACGGGGTCGACGGCGGAAAACGCCGCGCGGATCCTGTTCGAGCGCATCTACAAGCACCTCGTGGCCAACTGCGGGTGGGCCTGCGTGGCGACGAGCAACGGCGTGGATTCCGCGGGCGCGGGGGACCGCATCACGGCGGATGATCCCGCGCACCTCGTGCCGGCGGCGGAGGGCATCAACCACTCCTGGGTGCTGCTCCAGAACGACCACATTGCGACGGGGTTCCAGGTGCTCTGGAACTTCACCTCGGCGTCGAGCGCGATCTATTGCGACTGCACGTTCTCGCTGGTGGGCTTCACGGGGGGATCCCTGACGAACGCGCCGACCTCGACGTTCGGGTACAAGCAGGCGGCCATCGGGTGGAAGACCTACGTGGCCGCGACGACGGTGTCCGCCAACGTGTTCAGCTCATCGGACTACCAGTGCACGCGGATCTTCATGGGGCCGACGACGGTGACGGGGTTCATGATCTTCGATCGGCCGCACACGGTCCAGCCGTGGTACACCGCGCCGAACTTCGTGCTGATGAGCTTGGGGAGCGGGGTGTATGCTGACTTCGGCAGCAGTGCGAGCCAAGCGATCGTGGGGTCCAACCGGATGTCGCACTACGTGTGGCATCGCCTCAGTGCGTCCATGGCCGGCGCTGCGGGAGACAACCAGGGATCCTGGCCAGTGGATTACGCGCAGATCCAGTGCTCTGGGGTGCCCCGGCATGGGCACCTTGGACATCTCCAGGACCTGTGGTTTGTCCTGGCCTCGCTGGCTGTGGGCGATGCCTTTCCGGGGGATGGCTCGCGGCAGCAGATCGTGATCGGCAACCTCGTGTTGGGCAACGACGGCACGGCGCTCACGTTGTAGGAGGTGGCGATGGCTAATCGGACCAGTTGGATCCCTAGTGCGTGGCTGGATGATCTCCCCTTGGAGCAGATCCAGACCATCGCCAACGACCCCACGGACACGGGGGGGGGATCCCCGATCCTCGTCGAGCTGACGATCAACCAGGCGGGGGGCTACGGCGGGATCCTCACGAGGGTCGAGGAGCCGGGAGACTAGGATGGCGCGCCAGGAGACCCCGCGGTTCAGGTTCCCCTATCCGGGCAGCACGGCGGAGAGCTGGTGGGAGGTCTTCCAGGACTTCGCGACGAGCATCGACACGGCCATGCTGGGGGGGCTGGAGGCCAACGCGTGGACCTTCGTGGCGCTGCCCGAGGCGACGATCGAGGCTGCGGGGGGCGGCTATCAGCTGCGCCTGCTGGGGCCCTGCATCGCGCTGAGCCGCACCTACCAGACGCAGGTGACCATCGGCTATGCGAGCCCCCTGGCCCTCGTGCCGGGGTGGGTCGTGGTGGTGCGCGTGACGAGCGGGGCGCGGGCCGCGGCGACGACGGCCCTGGAGCTGCGGCAGAACGGGGTGCCCATCGAGGCGGACTACCGCGTGCTGGGTTACGTGCGGGCGGACTCCTCGATCGCGTGGTGGAACGCGAGCGTCCTGACGGTCGGGGAGACCGCGCGGCTCTTCTCGCACGCGGGGGGCGGCGTGGCGACGGAGGCGATCTGGGCGCGCGGGCTCTCCAGCGATGGGGGCACCGCCCACGTGTCGATGGCCCAGGAGGTGCGCGAGCACCTGGACGACGGGGACCTGCATGCGCGGCGCTGGGCGGCGACGTTCGAGGCGGCCGTGCCGAACGGCGAGGTGGCGCTGGGGGCGGTCGTCATCGGGGTGGGCGAGGGAGTCCTCTACAGCCTCGTGGCGACGGTGACAGCGGGGGCCTCCGAGGCGGTCGACATCGAGCTGGGGGACGCGGCCTTCACGGGCGGGCCGACCCTGCTCTACCAGATCGGCTACGCGGGGGTCGAGGCGCGGTGGAACCCGGCGGTGGACGGCCCCTGGGTGGACCGCAACCCGGCGGGGATCGAGGGGCTCACGGGGGGCACCCTCTACTGGCGGGTCAGCAACGCGGGGGCCACCCCCGTGACGGTCCACGTGGCCCTGCGCGGCCTGGGCTTCGAGGTGTAGGCGATGGCGATCACGAAGGTCAAGACGTGGCAGCGGGCGTACCGCCAGGTGACGCTGGCGGACGTGCCCCCGGCGCAGGCGGGGCAGACGAACTTCTCGCCGGGGCACCGCGCGAACATGTGGGCCATCAAGACGCTGCTGCTCGGCGCGGGGTGGACCGTCGTGGGCAGTTGCGGCTACGTGGGGGCGGCGTGGGCCAGCGGCATGGATGGCGTGGACCGTTGGCCGGATGCTGTGGCGGTGCGCTGGACCGAGACGACGGGCGGGTATTTCTCGTGGATCGTGCTGCGGAACACGGCGATCAACGCGAGTGGAAACGGGTATCAGATCTGCATCGCGTGTAATGCGACGGTGAACCAGTCGCACTACATGACGCTCGTGGACTCGTGGGGCGGAGGGTTCACGGGGGGCTCGACGACGACGCGGCCCACGGCGAGTGACGAGCACCTGATTATGGATAAGTGGGAGTACGCATACTACCGATCGGCGTGTTACGGCAGTTATGGCACCGTAGGGGTCAACTGCCTGTGGACCACCGATCACACGATGACGCGGATCCTCATGACGCAGCATGAGGGGGCGGATCACTATCTGAATTACGTGTGGTGCTTCGAGCTGTCGGCCACAGCGGGGCGCCGGGCGTGGTGGGATAAGCCGTACATCGCGCAGGTGGCAGGGCCATACTATCGTTCGGGGTCGTTCGACGGGGCGGGACAGACGGACAATCTCGATCGCATGGTCACACGGATGGGCGATTACAAGGTCCACGTGGCCAACACCTCCGAGACGACGGGGTTCGCGAACAACTACTACGAGCGGGCGGCGCTGGGCCAGTTGGACTACACGCAGACGGTCGACGGCGGGGGTAATTGGATCGCGACGCGCGTGGGGGTCAGTGCGTTCGGCGCGATTGCGGGGTGGTTCGGGCGGCGCGAGGATCTCTGGTACATCCCCCAGTCGATGGCGACGGGCGAGTATCTACCGACAGCGACCTTCGATTTCTTCGTGTTCGGCGATCTGTTGTTGCCGAATGACGGCAACCCCGTACCGCTGGACTGAGGAGGATGGCGTGGCGCTGACGAAGGTCAAGACCTACTTCACCAAGATGGTGTCCGTGCAGTTCCCCAGTGGGACGGACATCGGCAAGGGGAACCTCTGGGCGCTCAAGGAGGCCCTGCAGTACGGTAGCGGGGGCGTCAAGGGCGGGCCGGGGGCCTGGACGGTGGTGGGGTCCTGTGATGGGACGACCTACGGCATGGACGGCGTGGACCGCCTGACGGACTACACCAAGTTCATCGCCCACGCGACGACGGCGCACTCCTGGATCATTCTCCAGCAGCCTGCGATGGGCCTCGCGCCGGGGTACTACCAGCTCCTCATCGACCTGAAGGTGGCCTCACACTCGTATGCGAACTTCGCGGTGAGCTTCAGCGTGGGGTTCTCGGGGGGCACGACGATCGTGCGGCCGACGGCCAGCGATGAGGCGACGTGGCTGAACACCAACCACACGTCGAGCAACCTGTATGCGCCCTATACGGTGGGCGTGAATTGCGTGAAGAGCACGGATGGCGAGGTCACGCGGGTGTTCTTCTCCCAGGCGGGGGCCGTGGATTCGAGTTTGTGGCCGCCGACAGTGTTGTTGCTCATGGAGAAGGCGAAGGATCCCGTGAGTTGGTGGGCCAACCCGTGCGTGTTTGCCGTGGGGTATCCCTATTCCTATGCGGTGTGGCAGTGGTACTCCCATGGCAGTTCCACGGCGGTCGAGCCCCTCAAGGCGCGCGTGGGGACCACGCCGATCACGGCGCGGTTCACGGCCGAGGGGACGGGGATCTCGGGGATCGGTCCCGGCGGGTTCTATTACGGGTGGATCATCAACAAGGCGCCCCTACAGCGGCCGGACTTCAACGGGGAGTGGGTGGTCTCCCCAGCGGGCATCATCAGTTGCTCGACGGTGATGCGCGGGCGCCTCGGGGAGTTCTTCGATCTGTGGCTGGCGCCCCAGAGCATGCCGCTGGGCGAGTACATCGCCTCGACGGGCGGGGGCGAGCGTCAGTTCATCAATCTCTACAACATGATCGTCCCGTGGGACGGCACGCACTTGATGCTGCCTTAGGAGGGGTCGATGGCGAACGTCAACGCGTACGAGGTCAATCCCGCCAGCAGCGGCGCGATGATCACGATCGCGAGTTGCGCGGTGGACCCGGCGGTGGGTGGAGCCCAGGTGGGCATGGAGAGCTACGCGCTGGATCCGGCCCAGGGGACGCTCGGGGCGACGTGTCCGGCGTGGTACGCGCAGATCATCCGGGCGGTGCCCTATTTGACGCGGCGATGGCCGCGCCGGGAGGTGTGAGATGGCGGCGCCAGTGCGCGAGTTCACGTGGGAACGGGTGTACGGGGGCGTGGCAGCAGGGGGGTTGAATCTTCCGGTAGCCCAGCCATGCAGTAACGGGACAGAGGACCTGTTTCGTCGTGCCACGCGCAAGTTGCTTTTCCTGACCAAGGAAGCGCTCGTGGCCAAGGGGTGGGTGGTCATGGGAAGTTGTGGGTACACGCCAAGTGGATCGCCGCCGTTCGTTGCCGGGATGGATGGGGTGGATCGCTGGGTGACAGCGGACAATGTGGGGGGAAGACCGTACATCAACGGATATTTTGACAATTTTTCTTGGATTGTGTTGCGGAATACGGCCATTAGTGCGGTTGGGGCGGGGTATCAGATCTGCATCAGTGTGAAGTTTAACTTTTATCGAGAGAATGTTTCTCCGACTGAGATCATGGAATCTGACGGCGGTGGGTTTGTAGGAGGGGCGGTCAATGCGCGGCCGACAGCAAGCGATGAGGTATTATTGCTGTCAACGACAGATGGGGCTGGCAACTTCACCTTCGATACAGCCGATGTTCCGCGTGGGTTCAATCTGTTGGTAACACCCGATCGCAAGATGACGCGGATCTTGTTCTCCTCCAACGGTGGGACGCGTGTAGCGATGTGGTGTTTCGAGCACATGCAAAGTCCAAAGACATGGTTGGATCGCACGTATGTCGCAGGGGGGCCATTCCCACTGTATGCCAATTGCAACGAGGCGGTGGGGCTGTATACGCGCATATCAGGGGCTAGGGGGGTACCGGTGTACCTCAGCGCAGATGGGCTTGGGACGGCGGGGGCCTTGGGAAAGCAGGCGATCCTGGGTGGGGCGGACCCGAATGGTAACTGGATGTGCAGTCCCGTGGGATGTGTTGGTACGTTGGGGCTGTCGACGGGCTACATAGGATTGTTGGCAGATGCTTACTGGGTGCACCAGAACATGGCGAATGGCGACTACTACCCGAACGACGGAACCCGCCAGTGGGTGGTCGTCGGGGACATCATGCACGCGAGCGACGGCGGGGCCGTCGTGCTCGACTAGGAGGGCGCGATGGCGTTGACGCGGGTCAAGTCGTGGGTGGCTAAGAATCTCTACCACGCGGATGCAAGTTACGTGATTCTGACGCTGAACAAGTGGATTTGGTGGGACCTCAAGGAGTCTCTCCAGTACGGGAACAATGGGGTCAAGGCGGGGCCGAATGCGTGGGCGGTGCGGGGGTCCAGCGATGGCGTCACGGCGAGCGTCAGTGACACGGTGGACCGCTGGACGGACTACTCGAAGATCACGTTCGCGACGAGTGGCGCACGGTCGTGGATCGTGCTTCAGCAGGCGAACGTCGGGGTGGCGCCGGGCTACATGCAGCTCCTCCTCGACTGCTCGATCGCGTCAGCGCAGGGCCAGTCCATGAACATCTCGATCTCGCCCGCCGCCGGATTCACGGGCGGCAGTACGACGGCAGCACCGACAGCGACCGATGCCGTGTCCCTGCTCGCAGGAGCGATTCTTCCGACGACGTTGCCGACGACGGCCAGTGGGGGATGTCTGCGGGTCATGGCGTCGGATGGACAGAGTACGCGGGCCTTCCTCTGCAACGGCGGGGTAGTCCAGGCGATGTTGTGGCTCGAGAAGGCGCGGAACCCCGAGACGTACTGGACCAACCCCTACGTGGGATTCATCAAGGCGCCGACGATCGCGAACCTCGTGCAGACGGCGGCGGCGGGCCCCAAGACGACGCTGGCGGCCTCGACGACGACGCTGCGGCTCAGCGGGGAGACCGCGAAGGGCGGGCTCGTCACGGAGACGCTGCTGAACCGGCCGGACGGGGACGGGTGCTGGAACTTCCTGCCCACGGGGTTCATCTCGGAGAACACGGCGTCGCGGGGCAAGCCGGGCGAGCCCTGGGACATGTACCTGGCGCCGAGCGTGCTGCCGGACGGGGCCTACGCGCGCGGGACGGGCGACCCCTGGGACTGGATCGTCATGGGCGACCTGCTGATCGGATGGGATGGCAGCCAGCCGGCCATCCCGTGAGGCTGCGCATGCGCGTACGCAGGGCGAGGTGAGCGATGGCGAGCTACAACGGGGCGGTGCTCGGGGGGATGGCGCAGGGCGTGCCGGGGACGACCTCCCTGGCCACGGATGCCGAGGCCCCGCAGGGCGTGCCGGGGACGACCTCCCTGGTGTTGGATGCGGCGGGGGTGGAGCGGACGATCGGGGGGTGGGCCATGTACGTGTCGGGGGGGCTGGTGCAGGCGGGCGAGGGGATCGCGTGCCCGCCGGATAGTGGTCCGGCCAACCGCGAGGTGCCTCAAATCGTGCGCGCGGTGCCGTGATCGGGTAGTGTGGGGGGGAAGCCTATTTTGAGTGGATGACACTCAAGGAGATGGTGGCGGATGCCGGCGAAGACCCCGCGATTCAAGGTCCCCTACCCGAACGAGAACGCCCAGGGGTGGTGGCACCAGTTTAGCGACTTTGCCGTGGCCATCGACGCGTTGATCTTCGAGCAGCTGGAGGCCGCGGCGTGGGTCTTCCAGGATCTGCCCGAGGCGACGATCGCGCCCCATGGCGGCGGCTTTCGCCTGGTGTTGGCGGGGGATGCGCGGCTCGTGAGCCGCACCCTGCAGACCACCATGATCATCAGCAGCGCGGTGCCCCTGACCCTCCAGCCGGATTGGATGGTGGTGGCGCGCGTGCCCGCGGGATCCACGACGGAGACCACCGTCCTCCTGGAGCTGTGGCAGAACGGCGTCCCCATCGACCCCGACTACCGCGTGCTGGGCTACGTCAACGGCGACTACAGCATCACGTGGTGGAACGCGGCGAAGATGGTGCCGGGCGTCGCGGCGGTGCTGTTCGCCCATGCGGGCAGCGGCGGCGGCGGCGGGGGCACGATCCCCGGCGGCTACGGCGTGGTCTACGTCGATGCGGTGTACGGGAGCGACACGAGCGGGGACGGTACGCCGGCGAAGCCCTACAAGACGCTGGTGGTGGCGGCGAACGCGCAGCCCGTGGCGGCGACGGCAGAGGCCTTCCGGGTGCCCCTGATCTTCGTGCTCGCGCCGGGCACCTATGCGGGGGCGGTGACGCTGCCGCGGCGCCAGGCGGTGATCCTGCGGGGCGCCGCCTACGTGATCAGCGGCGACCTGGAGTGGGGGATCAGCCCGACGCAGTACGCGAGCCTGGGCCTCGACCTGGTGGCGGACCAGCCCACGGTGGGGATCTACGGCGACGCGGGTGTGCTTTATGGCGCGCAAGCTGGCATGGCGGTGACGGCGCGGGTGGTGGGCCAGCTGCGCGCCTTCAACCAGAACGTGGGCTCTGGCGCGACGATGCCCGCCCAGAAGCGCCTCGTGCTGGCGGGGATCGAGTGGCGGGATGGGCGCATCACGAACCAGGCGTCGGGGTCGGTGACAGCGGGCGATGCCTGCGGGACGATGGCCCTGGCGGTCGAGCGGTGCCGGTTCGTGGATACGCTGGGGACGAGCCCCTATCCCTGCATCTTCGGCGAGGCGGAGCCCGCGGCGGCGGCGTGGAGCCCCAACGCGGTCGACCTCGTGGCGAGCTGGAGCGACTTCAGCGGGTGGCGTCTGCTCGGCAACGTGCGCCTGCGGGCCCTCGACCACTGCCAGCTCGGCGTGGTGAGCCACGCCCTGCAGCCGAGCGGGGCGGCCTACGCGCGCGGGTGGATCGATGGCCCCGCGCCGGGGCTCGCGCACACGGCCGCCAACGGGGGCACCTTCCAAGCAGGCTACGCGGGGACCGACCCGACGATGGACGAGCCCGAGGCCGTGTGGTGCGACAGCTACTCGTGGCGCGTGCTGACCAGCGGGGGCGTGCCGCAGTTCGACAACTTTGACGCGGGGGCCACGCCGGGAGGCCGGGGCTATGCCTTTACGGAGCGCGCGCTCGGCACGCACGTGGACAGCGCGGGGTTCAGCGGGAACCTGAGCGCCGCGGACGACACGGTGCAGAAGGCCCTGGTGACGCTCGACGCGCTGAGCCCCAGCGGGGCGCCGATCCCCACGGGGTTCGGCAACGTCCACGTGGACGGGCACAATGGCAGCGACACGACGGGCAACGGGACGGTCCAGAAGCCCTACCAGACGCTGACGCACGCGGTGGGGACGGTGGCGGCGCCGACCTCGTTCGCGGAGTTTGACGCGCCGGTGCAGTTCGTGCTCGCGCCGGGGACCTATGCGGGGCCCATCGCGCTCCCGCGCCGGCGGACGATTGCCCTGGTGGGCGACCGCTGGCTCCTGAGCGGGCTCGTGCAGTGGTACTACCGGCCCGAGGACTGGTACGGGCAGAGCCTGACGACGTACCCCCTGGCGTGCGTGCTCGCGACGGGAACGGCCCGCCAGGCGGGGCTCCTCGCGGGGCTGGAGTACCAGAACGCGAACCCGGCGACGCTGGGGGACGTGGTGGGGACCCTCGTCGCCGAGGGGGTGCGCCTTGACGGCAGCATCCTGGCGGCGGCCAGCGGGGGCCTCACGGCGGGGCGCCGGACGGGGCCCCTCAAGGTGGTGGCCAATGGGTGCGTGGGCAGCGGGGGCGTGCTCGGCGGCGAGCGCGAGGCCACGGTGCTGACGGCCGAGAACATGCTGTGGCTCACGGTGCGGGGGTGCGAGTTCGCGCAGGACGTGCGGGGGTGCGTGCAGCTCCAGGCGGTGCGCGGGACCATCCTCAGCGGGGCGATCCGGTGGGACGTGCACCCGCGCGGGACGCCGGGGGGCTACGCGGGCAAGCTGGGCGGCCCCACGGGGGACGGCCAGGGGCTCAGCGACTGCGAGCTGAGCGCGCTGGGGAGCTACAAGTTCGGGTGGGACGGCGTGACGGGGGCGGCCCCCGCGCAGGTGGCGTTCGATGCCCCCAGCGCGCGGCCCCTCCTCCAGGCGGGGGCGACCTTCGACAACCTCACGGCGCCGGGCTACGCGTTCACGGACAAGGCGGCCTACGTGGGGGTGACGGCGGGGACCTTCTCGCGCAACCTCACGGCGGCGGACACCACGGTGCAGCGCGCGCTGGCGACGATCGATCAGTTGGTCATCGCGCCGGGGACGCTCACGGGGGCGGTGAACCCGAACGGCACGGTGACGGGGGTGCAGGGGCAGTTGTACTACCAGAGCACCAACGGGGTGTTCTGGCTGAACACGAGTGGCGGGACGGTGTGGGTCGTCGAATAGGTCGGCGGCCCCAATGAGGCGACCGGGGAAACCGGCGCACTGACACAAGGAGAAGGCAGATGGCAGGTTTCACCAGTCCGTACAGACAGCACGCGTTCATCGGCGATCACGCGACGAGCGGCGCAGCGACCACGTTCTTCGAGACTACCCTCGGGTGGGGCACGCTCGGCGCGTCGGTCGGCCTCGGCGTCCAGTTCTTCAACACGGGCACGGGCCGCGTGATGGTGTGGAACGGCACGGCGTGGTCGGACATCACGGCGAGCACGCCGACGCTCGCCAACGTGTTGGCGGCGGGCAACAGCGCCGGGTCCTACACCATCGACATGAACACCCACAAGATCACCGGGCTGCTGTCGCCCGATGATGCGACCGACGCCGCGAACAAGAGCTACGTGGACAGCGTGGCGAGCGGCCTCGCGTGGAAGCAGCCCGTGAAGGTGATCAACCTCGTCAGTGACGCGGACACCAGCCATGTGGTGCCGACGGGCGTCAAGGGCGAGACGCACATCGCCAACAACTGGGAGGAGACCCCGACCCTGTACACCGACGGCCACATGTACGAGTGGAGCGGCACGGTGTGGACGGATCTCGGGGCTATCGGGGCGGGCACCCGCGCGGTCATTACGGGCCTCAGCGGCACGGCGGCGGGGTCCTTCACGGGCCATGGCAAGAAGTTCGCGCAGTACAGCGGCTCGGCCTGGAGCTTCGTGGCGGCGGTCGATGCCGACGCCGTGATCGTCAGCGCCGACGGCAGCCTCTACGAGAACTGGGGCTACGTGTACAGCGGCTCCGTGTGGGTCCAGTTCACGGGCGCCGGGCAGATCAACGCGGGCGCGGGCCTCACGAAGGACGGCAACACCCTGAACATCGGCGCGGCGAGCACCGGCGCGATCACGGTGGGCAGCGACGACATCGCCGTCAACTACGACAACAGCACGATCGGCGTGAGCGGCACCGGGCCGGGCTCCCTCATCGTCAAGAACGGCGGGATCACCGCCACGCAGCTCAACGCCTCCGTCGCCGGGAACGGCATCACGGGTGGCGGCGGCACGGCGCTCAGCGTCGTCGCGGCGGCCACGGCGACCAAGGGCGGCCTCGCGGTCGACAGCGACGGCGTGCGCTCCATGCAGTTCTACGCGGGCAACCCGAACACCAACGTCGCGGGCGTCAAGGGCGAGTTCGCCATGGACACGACCAACGACATTCTCTACGTCTGCAAGACGGCGGGCATCGCGGCGGCGGCGGTGTGGTTCGTGGTCTGAGATCGGATCGGATGCGGAGGTGTCCCCGCGTGGGTCTGGGGTCAGGAATTGGACCCTCCCTCTCTAGGCGCACGCGGGGCACCTCGGCTCTTTTAGGCTCGATGTAGAGGGCTGCCTGACTGTGCGGCGCTGAGAGGTGTGATCGATGGGCCTGACCAATCCCTACCGGCAGAACAACTACCAGGGCGAGTACGCGGCGGAGACCGGCACGGGGTCGGTCCTGGAGTGGATCCGCTCGAACGAGTGGGACAGCACGGGTGACGGGACGGGCTCTCCCCAGGAGGGGATGTTCTTCTACGACACGGTGGCCGACCGCTTCAAGGTTTTCGCGAACGCGGCGTGGAAGGGGATCGCCTACACGACGGACCCGGCTGGGGCGGGCGGCAGTGACCATCAGGTCCAGTTCAACGATGGCGGATCCCTGAACGGGGCGGCGACGCTGTATTGGGACCACGGGAATAGTCGCCTGGGGCTCGGGACGAGTACGCCGACGGTCGACTTCGATGTGGTGACGGCCAGTGATGCGGCACGGGGGATCAAGCAGCGGAATTACAGCGCGACGGCGGATGCCCCGGCGGTCCTGGCGCTCTATCGGGCGCGGGGCACGGCGGGGACGCCAGCGGACATCAACACGGGGGACACCTTAGGGCTCATCTCGATCTCGGGGCGCAGCGCCTCGGCGGACTACGTGGGGGCGCAGATCGGGGTCGTGGCGGACGGCACGACGGCGAAGAAGACGCACGTCACGATCAGCACGCTGGACGGGACGACCTTCGCGGAGCGCATGCGCCTCACGAGCGTGGGCTTCCTGGGGATCGGGACGGCGGCGCCCGGCGTGCCCCTCGACGTGCAGTGGAACGGGTTCACGGCGATCCGGGCCATCGCCTATGGAGCGGCGTACGCGACGGTGTCCGTGAATCGCGCCAACGGCACGATGGCGAGCCCGACGGCGGTGACCAACGGGAACTACCTCGGCATCATGCAGTGGGCGGGGTTCTACAACACGACGACCCAGCGTGAGGGCGCGCAGATCACGGGTGAGGCGGCCGAGGGGTGGGACGCCAGCGGGTCGGGGGCCAACCTGCTGTTCGGTACGACGGCGAACCGCGCGACGGTGGTGTCCGAGCGCATGCGGATCACGCAGGCGGGGCACCTGTACATCGGGCTGACGACGGCGCCGACGGTCAGTGGGGCGACCGTGGGGCGGCGGTTGATCGCCTCAGGCGATGCCACCATTGGCGGGATCGCGGCTGAGGTCGCGGCGGATGCGGCGCGTTTCGAGTCGTATCGGTGCGGCGGGACGCTGGCCAGCAAGACGGCCGTCGCCAGCGGTGATCAGATTGGCAGTTGGGGGACGTACGGGTGGGATGGGGGCACGACGCCCTCGTACATCGTGGCGACCCAGATCAAGGGCGAGGTGGACGGGACGGTCGCCGAGGACAACGTGCCGGGGCGCCTCGTGTTCATGACGCGGAACACGGGCGGGACGTTCGCCGAGCGCATGCGATTGACCAGCGCGGGGTACCTGGGCATCGGCTGCACCCCGGCGATCGATCTCGACGTGCAGAGCAACACCTACGCCTACATCCGAGTGTATTCGTTCGGGACCACGGTGTTCCCGACGTTGACGATGAACAAGGCGAACGGGACGCAGGCGTCGCCCTCGGCGATCCTGTCGGCGGACATCATCGGGCAGCTCCAATGGGGAGGGCTCTACGACGGAGCCAATGGGCGCGTCGGGGCCTGTATCCGGGGCGTCGCGACGGAGAACTGGGGGGCGTCGGCGAGTGGGACGATGATGACGTTCAACACGACGCCCAACGCGACGACGACGCATCTGGAGCGGATGCGGATCAACCAGGATGGCAAGGTGGGCATCGGGTGTACGAACCCCGGCGGGACGCTGGAGGTGTTCGTGGACAGCGGTGGGGGGACGGTCATCGCCTCCGGGGCCAGTGATACCCCCGGCGTGAATCCCGGCCTCATGTGCGTGCGCAGCCGGGGCACGCGGGCCGCGCGCACGGCGGTCCAGAGCGGGGACTATACGGGTGGCCTCTACTTCATGGGCTACTACGACGCGAGCAACGCGCAGCACGCGGCCACGATCATCTCGGCGGCGTCGGTGAACTGGAGTGGAACGGACCAGTCGGCGTATATGGCCTTCTATACGACCAATGTGACCTCGTGGGCCGAGCGCATGCGCTTGATCGCGAATGGCAGCCTGGGTATCGGCAAGACGGCGCCGACGGAGCGTCTCGACCTCTACGACGGCAGTGGCAACGGGGCGATCCGCGTGGGCAACACCACGGGGACCAACGCGGGGACGATCCGGTGGACGGGGACGGCGTTTCAGGGCTACACGGGCAGCGGGTGGACGGCCTTCGGCGGGGGTTCCCCGGCGGGGAGTTCCACGCAGATCCAGTACAACAACGCGGGGGCCTTCGGGGCGGACGCTAACTTCACCTGGAGCAACAGCGGGCGGCTCCTCAACATCCAGGGGGAGGGCGGCTACCTCAATCAGTACATGATCTGCGCAGCGGGGGCGGGTGTGGGCTATGCCAACACCTCGTACTACCGCTCGCGCGGGACGCTGGCCACGCCGACGGCGCTGGCAGCGGGGGACGGGATTGGCAGCATCGGCTTCCTGGGGCGTGGGGCCACGTCCTCGTACACAGCGGCGATCATCTGGGCGGGGGCGGATGGCACGTTTACGGACTCCTCAAGTCCCGGCTACCTCGACTTCTACACGACGCCCTCGGGGAGCACGTCGCCGCTCCAGCGCATGCGGCTCACCTCGGCGGGGTACCTGTACGTCAGCAACAACATGGCGAACGCCGCGAACATCGTGGGCATCCCGCTCTCGGTCGCGATGAACCAGGCTTACGCGGGGGTGAGCACGCAGACGTTCGGCACGACCTACTACTCGTATTTTGCCGGATACCACGCGAACGGCACGCTAGGGACGCCGACGGCGGCCGTGGCGGGAGACAACCTGGCGGCCTTCATCGGTGGCGGGTACGGCGACAACACGTGGGTGTATGCGGGTAGGATCCGCGTGCATGCGGATGGCACGTTCACGAACTCTAGCTCGCCGGGGTACATGAGTTTCCTGACCACGCCCTCGGGGAGCACGACCGAGGTCGAGCGGATGCGCATCTTGAGTGGGGGACAGGTGTTCATCACCAACGCGATGGCGAGCGTGGCGAACCACAACCAAAACAATCTGGTCGTCGCGATGGATCAGGCGTTTTGCGGTGTGGGCGTGCATACCTTTGGCACAGGGTACTACTCGTATTTCTCAGGGCTCCACGCGAACGGGTCGGCGGCCTCGCGCACGGCGGCGGTCAGCGGTAACACCTTGGTGGCGCACGTTGGTGCGGGATTTGGGACAAGCACGTGGGTGACCGGCGGGCGCATGACCGTCGTGGCCGATGGCACGTTCTCGGATTCGAGTGCGCCGGGGTACCTCACCTTGGAGACCACGCCCTCGGGGAGCGCGTCCCCGGTGGAGCGCGTGCGGATCACGAGCGCGGGCCAGGTGCGCATCGGGGATGTGGCCAACACCGCCTCCGGCAACAACCTGGCGATCACCAAGGATTCCTACAGCAGCATCGCGCTGGAGTCATTCGGCAACCCGGCCTACGGGATCTTCTCGTACATGAAGAGCCGGGGGTCGTCGGCCTCGAAGACGGACGTGGCGGCGGCGGACGTGCTGGCGGAATTGGCGGCGGTCTGGGCCTATAAGAACGCCGACTGGCGCAAGACGACGCAGATCCAGGTGATCGCCGACGCAGTGGGGACGAACCTTGTGTCCTCGTACCTGCGGTTCGACACGATGGACGCGGCGGGGACCTTGGCGGAGAAGTTCCGCATCGCGAGTGCGAGCCAGTACGAGCCCCGCGTGAGCATCGGCGCGGCGCAGACGATCAGTATCGGAGGGGCCTCGTACTCGGTCCCGTTGTTGGTGCAGACGGAGCAGACGAACAACCTGCCGGGCATCGCGGTAGAGGCCATTGGCGCGTCGAACGGCGCTAGCATGTACTTCTATCGGGCGCGCAACACGGTGGGGACTAAGCAGATCGTGCAGTCGGGGGACAATTGCGGGTCGCTGAACTGGGGCGGCTACGACGGAAGTACATACCGCCCGGCGGCAGCGATCGGGGTGAACGTCGATGCCACGCCAGGCGCCTCGGACATGCCTGGCAACATGGTCTTCTACACGACGGCCGATGGGGCGGCCTCGATGACCGAGCGCATGCGGATCACGAGCGCGGGCATCGTGCGGATCGGCGTGGCGGGGGGCGCAACGGGCCAGATCGATTTGTACGGGACCACCTCGGGGACAGTCACGCTCAAGGCGGCGGCGGCGGCGGGCACGGGGACCGTGTTCCAGTTCCCCACCACCAACGGGACCAACGGGTGGTTCCTCCAGACGAGCGGCAGCGGCGTGACCTCGTGGGCGGCGGTCTCGGCGACACCAGCAGGTTCGGATCATCAGATTCAATACAACAACGCCGGGGCATTTGGTGGCGCGTCTAGTTTTTATTACATAGACACGGCAACTCCAATAGCTAGCTTTGGATCTTCGACTGGAGCTGCAACACTGAGTGGAACGTCATACACTGTTCCGTTGTATGTTGCAGGTGCTGTTTCCGGGACGTATTTGCCTGGCATTCATGTCGATGGTGTTGGAACAACAACAACCCTGCGTATGCTAAGAGCAAACGGGACGTTGACCAGTAAGACTGCGGTTGTAAACACTGAGGTTGTTTTTGGTATTCAAGGTTGGGGTTATGATGGGACTGATTATGCGAACGCCGGTGGTATTTATTTAGAAATAGATGGAACTGTTAGCAATAACAATGTCCCTGGCAGATTGACTTTCCATGCAGGGATAAACGATGCGCCATCGGAGCGCATGCGGATCACGAGTGCGGGGTACGTGCAGATCAACACGGCGACGGATCCGGTCATTGAAGGGGCGGCCCAGAATCGGCGCCTCGTGGTATCGGGGGCAGCGGGCTACAACAGCATCGCCAACGAGTCGTCGGCGGGGGCGGCCTACTACGAGTTCCTGCGGTGTAACGGAACGGTCGCTTCTAAGACAGTCGTGACCAGTGGGGACACCATCGGTGGTTTCTACGCCTACGGGTGGAACACGAACACCTCAGCGTGCTACCGCGTGTCGTCCGGTGTCGGGTTCGAGGTCGACGCGGCGCTGTCAGGGATCTACGTGCCGGGGCGCATCGTTTTCTCGACGATGAGTGGGGCAGGGACCTTTGTTGAACGGATGCGGCTCACCAGCGACAACAAGTTGCGGATGGGCGCCTACACGCCGACGTTTGATTTCCAACTCACGCGGGTGGGTAGCGCCTATCATGCGGTGTTTGGGGTCAGCAACACGGCATCCGATCAGGGGACCTTGTTGGTAGGGCGGGCGCGCGGGACGAGCGATGCGTCGCCCTCGGTGGTCTCCAGTGGGGATGCCTTGGGTGCCCTGTATTTCTGCGGTTACGAGGCGGGATTCAGGGGGACGGCGTGGATCGGGGCCTTTGCGGCGCAGACCTGGGCCTCTGGAGCGAACGGCGGGCATCTGACGTTCAACACGACGCCCAGTGACACCGCGACCTCGGTCGAGCGCGTGCGGATCACGGACGCGGGCGTCGTGCAGATCGGCAAGGCGGGCGGGGTCACGGGTCGGATCGACCTGTTGGGCACGACCTCGGGGGCCGTGACGCTCAAGGTCGCGGACGCGGCGGGGTCGTGGACGATGACGCTGCCAGCGGCGGCGCCGGGCGTGACGGGCTACGTGCTCAGCGCGACGACGGCGGGCGTGTGCAGTTGGATCGCGGCGGGGGGCGGCACCACGGTGGATGCGGGCACGGCGGCCGGGCAGCTCCTCTTCTGGGACAACGGGAACACCAAGTGGACCTACGCCGAGACCTCGGAGTGGGTGTGGGACGATACGAACAAGCGGGTCGGCATCAACGTGGCGGCGCCCAGCTCGCGGCTCGACGTGGGCGGGGACATCGAGGTCGCCAGCGATGCGTGGACCTACTACGGCGATCCGACCACGAATGGGTCGTGGCGTACGGGGCGCACCGGAGATGACCTCGTGGTCGAGAAGCGGATCGCGGGCACCTGGACGACCAAGCACACCTTCGCGTGACGACGCTGCGCATGCGCATGCGCAGGAGAGGGATTGACCGATGGCGCTGATTCACGACGCGGCGAACAACAAGACGGTGTATGGCGGCGACGCCGAGGTGCGGCGGGATGCGGCGGGGGTCGTCGCCCTGGGGGCCACGACGGCGGCGGCGGTCAAGGCGTCGACGTGGGTCGAGCTGACGGAGATCACGAAGCCCGCCGATCCCGTCGCCACGAAGTTGCGCCTGTACGTGAAGGCGGTCAGCAGCGCGACGGAGATCTTCACGCTCGACAGCGCGGGGGTCGAGACCAACCTCACGGCCCGCCTCGTGACCAATGGCAACAGCCACGACCATATCGACGGGGATGGTGCGGCTATCGCCGAGGGGGCGCTGAGCCTTATCGACGTGGTGACGGCGGACGTGACGACCTCACGGCATGGGTTTGCGCCTAAGGCGCCGAACGATGCGACCAAGTTCCTGCGGGGCGACGCCACGTGGGACTACACGCCCTCGACGCTGTTCGCGACGCTCCAGGCGGAGCCCACGGGGTTCCCGAACCGCACGGATTCCACGATCAGCTTCAACACGACATCGCGCGAGTTCACGATCGCCCCGACCGTGACGAGCTTCGACTTCTACACAAAGGGCACCAAGTATACGAAGAGCGTGGCCCAGACGGTGACGATCGATGACACCACGGGGCTCTGGTACATCTACTTTGACGCCAGTGGGGTGCTTCAGAAATCCTCGACGCCGTGGACGATCGACGGCGGGATCGTGCCTGTTTACACGGTGTACTGGAACAGCGCGCTGGCCGATGGGCGTCCGGGTGAGGAGCGCCACGGGCTCGTCATGGACTGGGCCACGCACCAGTATTTCCATGAGTGCCTGGGATCGCGGTACGTGAATGGGTTTGGCGGGACCTTCGGCAACACGACCTTTACGATCACCGAGGGCGTATATCGCGACGAGGATATGCGCATGGTCATCGGGGAGCAGACGCAGTGCCGCGTGCTGCGGCGGTCGGGGGGGTATTGGACGTGGACGGCGAAGGGGGCGGACTACTACGTCACGCAGAGCACGAACATCTGCTACGACAACGCGGGGACGCTCACCGAGATGGGGGCGAACGCGTATGTGGCCTATTGGTTCTTCGTAGGGAACGACCCCACGTGCCCGATCTACGTGATCATGGGGCAGCGGACGGACACCACGCTGGCCGATGCGCGCACGAACAACACCTACGACCAGCTCTCGCTGACGAACCTGCCCTTCGCGGAGATGAAGGTCCTCTTCCGCGTGATCCTGCGCAACGACGCGACGCCGTACGAGGAGACGCAGGACCTGCGCAGCATGGCGGTGGTCTCGTCGGGGACCTACGTGGCGACGGACCACAACAGCATGACGAACCGGGGCCTGCTCGGGGCGCACCCCGCGAGCGCGATCACGGTGGACGCCTCGGGGTTCGCGGGCAAGCTCAGCGCGACGGACGTGGACGTGCAGACGGCCCTGGGGACGCTCGACGCGCACACCCACGCGCCGCCCAGCGGGGACACGCGGCTCATCTACAACGATACGGGGGCGTGGGCGGTCTCGACGGTCTACCAGCTCAAGGCGTCGGGCTATACGGGCATCGGCCAGGCCGCGCCGGGCGAGCGCCTGCACCTCAAGGACGGCTCCGGCAACGGGGCGATCGTGATCGGGGCGCACGAGAACGCGACGGCCATCGCGGGGACCGTGGAGTGGAACGGCACGAACGTGCGGTGGTACACGGGGGCGGTCTGGAAGAATGTCGGCGTCGACGTGACGGACCCCATGACCTACAAGGGCGCGCTAAATTGTGCGAGGCCATGGACCTACACGGAGCGGCAGCCTGCGGGGGCGGTAGACAAGACATGGCGCGCAATCGCCTCGGATGCGAGTGGCACCAACTTGGTGGCTGCGGCCTATGGCGGGCGGCTCTATACCTCCTCGAACAGCGGGGCGGGGTGGACCGAGCGGCAACCGGCGGGGGATGCGGATAAGTCTTGGCGATCGATCGCCTCGGATGCGAGCGAGGGGATCAACCTGATCGCAGCCGTTTATGGAGGACGGCTCTACACCTCGGCGAACAGCGGGGTGGGGTGGACGGAACGCCAACCAGCGGGGGCGTCCGATCAGAACTGGATTGGTGTCAACTCGGGGCAGGGGGGAACGAACCTGATTGCGGCGATCTACGGGGGGCGGCTCTACACCTCGGGGGATAGTGGGGCGAATTGGGCGGAGAAGCGTCCGGCGGGGGATGTCAACAAGAACTGGATGGCGGTGGCCTGCGACTACGATGGGACGAACCTGATCGCAGCGGTCAACGCGGGACGGCTCTATATCTCCTCGAACAGCGGGACGGACTGGACGGAGGTTCAACCGGGGGGGGCCACCAACCTGAACTGGCTCAAGGTGGCGTCCGACTCGGACGGTAGTGTGTTGATGGCGGCGGCTAGTAGTGGGCGGCTCTACATCTCGACCGATAGTGGGGCCAACTGGACGGAGCGACAACCAGCAGGCAACTCCAACCGCAACTGGGATTCGGTCTCGTGTGACTCGGACGGTAGCAACATGATCGCGGTGATCCGCGAGAATGGCAACAGCGACGGCAAGGTCTACACCTCGTCCGATAGTGGTGCGACGTGGTCCGAGCGGCAACCAGCCGGAGCGACGGTCAAGGCGTGGATTTCGTCAGCTTCGGATGGGGATGGCAGTAATCTGTTGGTCGGTGTCAGTGGCGGTCGCCTCTACACGATGGTGCTCGGGGACTATCCGAACTACCCCGCAGCGGATGCCGGGGACACCTACCGCGTGAGCGTAGCGGGCAAGATCGGTGGCAATAGCGGGCCGAACGTCGAGGCGGGCGACATGATGGTCTGCACGACGGACAGCACGCCCACGGGGGACCACGCGACGGTCGGGGCCTACTGGGACATCATCCAGATGAACCTGGATGGGGCCGTGGTGGGGCCGGGGAGCAGCACGGACCACGCCCTCGTGCGGTGGAATAGCACGACGGGGACCAGCGCGTTGGATTCGACGGTGATCGTGGGGGACGACGGGGCGGTCAGCCTGCGGGGCACCGCGCAGCAGTTCACGAGCTACAACAACACGATCCTCAGTCTCGCGGGCGCGGGCACGGGCTACGCGCGCATCGGGCTCAGCGGGACGACCTCGCATACCTTCAACACAGACGCAGATCTGCTCGTGGCGGGGCGGCTGGAGGTCAACGGGATCACGTACCTGGATGGGAACGTGGAGGTGGCGGGCACCACGACGCTGGCGACGAGCCTCAGCGGGCTCCTCAAGGCGACGGCGGGCGTGGTGAGCGCGGCCTCGGCGGGGAGCGACTACCAGGCGGCCACGACGTTCCAGTATTCGCTCACGGGGACCACGACGGTCAACCTCGTCAACGATAGTGCGACGCCGGGCAACACGAAGCTCTACGGGACGAACGCCTCGGGCACCAAGGGGTGGTACGACCAGCCCGCGAGCAGCAGCGGGGGCGGCGCGAGTTCCTGGACGGCGATGACGCCGTTCACGCGGACGGCGGACAGCACGTTCACGGTGACGGACAACGGCACGAACCAGGGGATCTTCGTACCGGGGCGGCCCCTGCGGTATCGTGCGACGGCGAGCACGTGGCGCTACGGGATCGTGACGACGTACAGCGCGGGCACGGTGACGATCGCCGGGGCGCCGATGACCACGAACGACGACGACGAGTTGGCGTACGCGGCGCTCTCCAACGTGGTCATGCGGGAGTTCCGCCTGGACGGTTACTTCGCGCCCGTCGCCAGCACCCAACTACTCGCTGACATCATGGGCCAGTGGGCGCGCTGGGAGCATGGCACGGCGTACCTCGTGCGCGTGGTGCACCGCGTCGAGAGCATCGACACGGGGGCCTCACAGCCACGGCTCAATACGGTGGTGAACGGCAACAAGGTGGGGACGGCGAACAGCAACAACGGGTGGGATGTCAGCGGTAGCGCGTGGGTCTCCTCGGCCGTGGACATCAGCACGACCAACTACGTGGTGGCGAACGCGCAAGCCCTAGAATTATCCACGGACGCAAACGGGACCAACGACGACGCGATGACGGCGAGTGTGCAACTCGTCTTCGTGCTGGAATAGAGGAGGGATCCATGCCCGGTGGTGCAAAGCGATGGACTCGTGAGGTGCCCAATGGCATTCCCGCTGTGGCGGATCTCAATTTTACGCAGGGTAATCGTCGGGGTGGTTCTGCGTACTATAGTTTCACAGCGACCAACATCAAGCAGGATGTGGAGACGGACCTCGGGCGTCTGGTGCCGCCCGAGGGGGGTGGAGTCCTGCTCAATGGGACTTCCTCCGCGGTGGACGAGACTGCGGGCGAAAATTACCAGATGGTTTTTGGGACGAACGACTACACGATCGATGCGTGGATCAACCCCGCGATTACGGCGGGCAACCAGTACTTCCTCTCGCTAGGGACCTCCTTCTTTTTTACGACGGGCACCTACGATAAGGCGTTCAACCTCGTGGTCTACACGCCGATCGCGACGCTCAGCGCGACCGGCTACCCCATGAAGGCTAATACCTGGCACCACGTGGCGGTGACGCGCAGTGGGGACGTGCACCGCCTCTTTTTGAACGGGGCACAGGTGGCGACGCAGACCGTCTCCGGGTCCTCGGGTTCCCCTACGGGCGTGGCCATCGGCCACTACTCCACGAGCTACTACCAGGGACAGGTAGGGGCGATACGGGTCATCAACGGCAAGGCCCTGTGGACGGCCAACTTCAATCGACCCCGGCGCAAGGTGAAGGCGCCGATCCCCCAGGGATGTGCGGTCTATTACAACTGGGATCTCAACGATGCGGGGGCGGCCTTTTACTACATGGAGCCCACCAATAGCATGGCCACGTCGGGGTCTTCGGAACCCGCCTGTCAGTATTGGAAGTTCACGGGTAGTCACTACACGGGGGTGGCTGATCCTGTCCTGCATTTAACAGCGGGGGGGTATCTCACGGTCAATGCAGATATGGCTCACAACCTGGGTAGTGGGGACTTCACTATTGACTTTTGGCTGATTTCCTACACGGCGTTGACCATCACTAAGTGGGGAGCAGCAGGATCGCGGTGTTGGAGTCTCACGTTGATGCCAAGCAATCAGGCAGCAGCCTGTATCTTCTACTACACGACCGACGGCACGAACTCCCAGAATGTGTATCGTCCGGGTATAGACGTGTCCCCACATCGGTGGGTGCACATGGCCATCGTCCGCACGGGGAACGTCATGCGCATGTTCCAGGATGGGGTCCAATTGGGGGCAGATCAGGCGTTTAGTAGCACTATTTTTAATACATCTCAGACGATCCAAATAGGGGATGGTTATAACTATGTTTCGCATCTGCGCACGACAGTAGGACAGGCATTGTGGACGGGCACCTCTTTCACGCCTCCCACGCGGACGGAGTATCCTGTCACCTCGTACACAAAGATGCTGATGAAGTTCGACCAGGACTTCGGGATCGGCGGCAATTTGACGTTTCCGTACGACGATGTGCCGAAAGCGATCACGGTTGTGGGAGGATCGGCGGTCAAGAATCGGCACAATGGCCCCTTCACCTCTTACACCTTGCGGGGGGCCACGGCGTTTACCATCGAGGCGTTTATTTTCGCTACAGGCGTGAGCACGCAGGCCACGATTGCAGCCGTGTGGGATGCCACCTATGGGACATCATGGCAGTGGTATCTGACCTCGTCCCGTTACATGGTGTTCGATGCGGCGGGGACGACTTTCACGAGTACGCGCCAACTGAGTTTTAATCGCTGGTATCACGTCGCGGTGATCCGGGATGGAAGCAATTGGGCCATCACGATTGATGGGATTCCCGAGACCTTCACGGGCAGCCCTACGATCCCGCATTCGTTTTCCCCGTTGACAATAGGGTGGCGGGCGGATCTGACGTATCCATTCCTTGGAAAGATCGCCAAGATGCGCATCGCGTTGGGCACGGTTCGCGCGTCGACGACCTTTGGCGTGCCCACCCGTGTGCTGCACAAGAATGCCAACGTGATCTACTCAGACGATGGGGCGCAGTTCGCGGTCATTGACAACCCCGGAGCGTTGCTGCTTGGTGTTTACTCGTCCTCAGATTCGGGCTTTGCGGACGTGGGCACGGGGAATTTCACGATCGACGCCTGGATTAAGCATGAGCGACAGACCACGGGGACGCGGGGCACGTTCATCTGTCGGAGAAATTTAGACTATACCTTTTACGTGGACCAGTCGGGGCGGCTGACCTTTGCGACAGGTGGTACGAGCACGCCTCGGCTCATTTCAGTTGATAATTCCGTCCCATCGCATCGGTGGTGCCATGTGGCGGTCGTGCGCACGGGCACGGGGGCGGGGCAGACAAAGCTGTATATCAACGGGGTCGAGCCAGCCTATACATCCACGGAGGCGATCAACGTCAACTACAGCAACGCAGGAGCCTACTTGGAGGTTGGCGGGCCACGATCCTCTGTGGGAACCTATAGTTGGTATGGGAAGGTCTGTAAGTTTAGGTTTAGCAACGCCGCTTTGTGGACCGCGACTTTTACACCGCCCAAGTTCCTGCGGGATTATGTGCTGGGGAGTAGTACCAAAGCCTTCCTCACGGGTTCTCTGTTTTCTTTGCGAGCGGCTAACCTATACCCCGTTACCCCAGGGTATTATCCCTACGTGTGGAACACCGATAGCGGTATTGGTACGGTGGAGGGTGGTTTTACCAATGAGGGTTTTCCCTTGTTGCATAGCACCACCTCAGGTTTACAGCGATTCTACAACCGCTCGCCAGCCTTGCGCAGTTCCACCGGCGATACCACGCGGTATCAGCGGCTGTACCGGGCGGTGCGGGGGGCGTGGACGGCGCTCACGGCCGGTCCCACGGGCCAGGGCATGTGGATCAGCCAGTATGCGTGGGAGTTCAATGCCGGTACGCTCAAGGCGATCAGTGTGCTGGAGCCATCGAACGTATATACCCCCTCGATCGACCCCACCCCTTTCTACTTCGATACGGGGGAGTTTACGATTCAGTTCTGGCTTCAAACGTCGTCCAGCACGTACCCCAAGCATCTGCTCAACAGTGGCACGGATGACAACACCTATCGGTTCCGCCTCTCGCTGACGGCGGCCAATCAGTTGACCTGGAACGCGAAGAACAGTGGGGCCACGGAGCATAGCATCGTGGCATCAAAGGCGGGGACGAACCTGAACGATAGCGCGTGGCATCACATCGCCATTGTGCGCGCCAGCACCACGACGACCGTGTACATTGACGGCACCAACGCGGGCAGCGAGACATCGAGTACGCCCTACCGGACCAGTGGGGTTTATCTGTATTACGGCAACCTGGACACGAGCAACGTCAACCAGTGGGTCGGCTATTTGAGCGATCTGGAGGTCATCAAGGGCCGTGCCTTGTGGACGGCCAACTTCACGCCATCCACGAGCAAGCGCGACTACTGCCATGGGGATGCCGTGTTAGCCCTGACGCCCGCGCTGTCGGCGGCGGTGGGCGGTTCAAAAACGGTGGTCGCGAAGGATGTTGGCCCCCTCAAGCTCTCCCTCAGTGGGTTCGTCATGGTCACTGGTGTGTCGTCGTCGATGAGTATGCCTTCACCCGTGCGCAGCGTAAGTTTTGGCACGAGCGACTTCACCATCGACTTCTGGCAGCGGTGGTGTAATGCCGGGTCGCTGTCGGTAGAGACGGACCTTTTCAACTACTGTAATTCGGTGAGTTGGGGGGCGAATTACCCCAGCGGATCCATCCGCATCTATCTGAACACGGGGGCACAGTATTGCTTCTCCGTGTATGACGGGACGACGCGCTACACGCAGACGGGGGGCGGTTACGTGTCCGCGCAGACGTGGCATCACATCGCCCTGGTGCGATCGGGGACCACGATCAAGCTCTTCGTCAACGGGACAGAGACCCTCAGCCAAACGGTGGCCGCGAATTACGCCATCCGCGACACGGGGCAGTTTTGCTACTGTGCCCAGAATTATGCCGTCGCGCCGTTGCCCACCAACCCACCGTCTTACCTGGAAAACATCCGCCTATTCGTGGGCAAAGCGTTGTGGACAGGCACGTTCGCGCCACCACGAGATCTGATCACCTACCGCCGTCAGTACAACGATTATTGCGCGTTCTGGTTGCGTGGATCCCGTCAGGTGACCACCGAGGGACAGGATCGGTGGGAGTTCAATAGTCCCGTGGGGATGGTAGGGACGGCGCTGAGTAATAGCTCATGGGGCACGAAGTCCAACTTCATCATGCCGGTTTCGCCACGAGAGCGGGCGTTTACGATCGAGTTCTGGGTCTATTTTGAATCACGGTCCACCATAGGTACGCGCTGTATCATCAGCGGAATGGATGGTGTTGGTAGTGATTCGAAGGGATTTGAGATCCGACAGGACACGGCGGGGGTGGTGACATTCTATTGGTATCTCTTCGATAATTATGAAAATCCCACGACATTTTCCACACCTGCTATTCCTAACGAGGAGTGGCATCACATTGTATTTCAACGCTCTGCTTACGATATTGTAACGACTTATGTAGATGGGATTATCACGGCGCGCACTGGTGTAGGTGCGGGGACGATCATGACCAACCCTGGCGCGTCTCTTCGATTGTTCAATGGAAGTACAGCGGCCTCGATGGCGGGGTGTATCAGTAATTTCCAGTTTCATGTGGGCGTGGCCAAGTACAACAACACGGGGTTCGTGCCAGATCCTAACGAGCCTCGGCGGCCGGAGAAGATCCAGCGGTTCTGAGGTGCGCGACGTTTGACGCTGGCAGTGGGTGCTGCTGGCCTAATCCAATGGAGGTGATCGATGGCGTTTACAGCGGATCAGAAGGCGTGGGCGACCGAGATGCTGCGGCAGTATTACGCGGGCATGGGCGGCGGCAGTGTGACGGCGGAGCAGATCGACACGCTCGTGTTCGGGGCGACGGAGCAGGACCGCGTCGCGGTGGCCGTGGCCTACGCGACGGTGACGGTGAAGCCCCGCCTGGAGGCGCAGCTCACGGCGCTCGACGCGCAGGCCCTTGCGGTCGAGGCGGAGATCGCGAAGATCCCCGTCGAGTGACGCGGGGGAAGGTTGGCGGGGGGCGAGCGGCTGTGGTAGCGTGGCTTGAGTAAGAACCACTCAAGGATGCACGGTTGAACGTGGCAAACGAAGGAGCAGAACGATGCAGCTAGGGAACGAGTTGATGCTGGTGTGCGATGCGACGTTGCGGCGGAACAGCGCGGTCAAGGTGACGAACGTGGCGTGGGCCATCGCGCGGAATCGGGCGAAGCTCGACAAGCCAATCGAGGACCTCAAGAAGCAGATCGAGCCCACGGAGGCTATGAAGGCGTTCAGCACGGCGCGGAACAAGCTGGTCGAGGACCACGCCGAGAAGACGGTGGCGGGCGAGCCCAAGCGGGCCCCGATCCCGGACCAACCGGGGTCCTTCCGCTACCAGATCGCGAACCCCGATGCCCTGGAGATCGCGGTGGCGGCCCTCCGCCAGGAGCACCCCCAGGCGGAGATCGACGAGAAGGCGCTGACGAAGAAGGAGGAGGAGCTGCTCCAGCTCACCACCGACTTTGAGCCCTACAAGATCAAGCGGAGCGAGGTGCCCGATGGCACGCTCGACGCCGAGGCGATGTTGGTGTTTTTCAAGTGCGGCATCCTAGAGGACTGACCCTGCGTACGCGCGTACGCAGCGAGCGAGCGAGGTAGGCGATGGCCACAGTGCAGACGGTCGTGATCCCCGAGGCGCAGATGAAGGTGCGGTGGCGCGAGACCTACGTCTCCGAGGGGGTCAACAAGGCGCTTGCGGTGCTGGACCCCGGCATCTACCGGGGGGGCTACGTCATGGCGCAGGCCACCCCGAACAAGACGGTCAAGATCACGCCGAACGGGGAGCAGGACAGCTTCTACCTGTGGGTGGAGAAGACCGGCGGGGCGGCCCTCGCGGTGCGCTACGCGACGGACGTCTCGGTGGACCTCAGCGGGCAGTTCACCGGGGGTGGCGGCACGATGCCGAGCACCAAGACGTACTACGTGTACCTGAGCTGCACCTACGCGACGGGGGCCCCCACGAGCGGGGCCTTCTACGTGGACACCACGGCCCCCAGCACGAGCGGGAGCGCGGTGCGCCTGGCCAAGATCACGATCCCGATGGGGGCGACGACGATCCTGGACAGCTACATCGACCGCAGCACGTCGGCGACGCCGGCGAGCTGCTACCGCATGACGGCGTCGTTGGACCGCGTGACGGTGAAGCGCGCGTCGCTCGACTTCGCGGCCCCCACGGGGTCGCCCCCCGTGTTCCAGATCACGGGCAAGGTGTACTGCCCCTTGGGGGGCGGCGCGTGGACGCTCAAGTCGAGCTTCATCCAGCTGGGGGCGTCGGCGGCGTCGTTCCGCATGCAGGGCCCCTACGTGGGGGACGATAACGGGCGCATCACGGTGGCGACGCTGTATGCGGACAGCGGGGCCACGACGCTGGCGACGGCGGACAGCGAGGGGTTCGTCACGAACCCCTGGATCAAGCTGGACCTGGGGCACACGAGTGACACGGCGCCCCCGGCGGGCACCGCGTGGTACTGGACGCGGGCCACGGTGCGGGACCTCGTCACGGACGACCGCTTCGTGGAGGGGTTTGACATCTTCCCGCACGCCGAGGACATCCAGACGCGGGACGTCGCGGGGGACCCCACCAGCATCACGAGCAAGAACGTCTCCGAGGCCATCGCGATCCTGACGGGGGCGATCAACGGCCGCGTGCCGCAGATCGACCCCGAGACGGCGCCGAGCGGGGCGGTCCAGATCTGGCGGTCGCACGGCATCACGGATGACTCGTTGGTGACGGGGCAGACGATCACGCTGTACTGGGGCTCGACCCTGGGCTTCGCGGCGATCGTGGGTGGGTATATCACTGCAGGGAACTTCTACCGCGCGCCGATCGCGCCGCAGACCTCGGTGACGATGCTGCGGCTCAGCTCCGACAACCAGATGGGGCCCATGCTGCTCGCGAAGCACGGGGTCTTCAGCGGGGGGCTCGCCTGGAACAACCTGGCGAACTGGAGCGCGTACACGCGCGTGGGGAACGTGGGCGGGGCCAGCGGGTTCGACATCGGCGGCGGAATCTTCAACATCACGGCGCTGATCGCCAACGTGGTAGGGCTCCTCACACTGGACAGCGGCGTGACGCTGGTGGGCGGGCAGGTGGTGCTGGGATCCGACGCGAGCTATGTCAACGGGCCCTTCGAGCCGGGGACGGGCGGCAACGACACGTGCTGCCTCCTCTGGGAGGGCGGTGGGTCCTCGGCTATCAAGTCGCGCATCTACTTCAGCGGGGCGGGGACGCTCATGTTGACGACCAACGCGCGGTGGAACCAGGGGACGAGCAAGTGGGTGCCCGACGACGATGCCTGGGATGCAAAGTCGCTCTCGATCAACACGCTCCTCGGGTTCCAGATGAGCACCAAGTCTTCCTTGACGGCGGGGTTCGCGACGGGGTGGGCGATCCTGGCGTGGGACGCGACGATCTCGTGGCTGGACTCGCTGATCTTGGGCCACCTCTCGCCGATCGTGACGGGCGGGGGCAACGTCGAGGTGGTGCCCCTGGGGTTCGGGTGGTGGAACCAGACGGGGGGGAACGCGGCGACGTTCCTGTATTCCGAGATCCACAAGACGTTCCGCGGGGCGGTGGACACGATCACGTATGACGTGTCGAACCAGTCCCACGTGGCGGGGATGCCCGCGACGATCACGGGGACCGCGGCCGACGGGTATGGGGCGATGGCGTTTGTGATGACGGACATCGTGGCGAACGCGACGGCGGCCTACTGGCACGGCAACGCGACGGTGACCTACCTGTAGAGCGTGGAGGTGTGTGCATGTCGATCAAGCGATTGCTGCCCGAGGGCGTGGAGATCGTGTGCCTGTGCGGGGCGCCGACGGTGTATGCGGCGGCGGATCTGACGGTGGGCATCGGGGTCGTGGCGACGCCGGTGTGCCCGAGCTGCCAGACGCGGCGCGCGGACATCTTTGTGCAGGGCGGGGAGCCCACGGGGTACCCCGAGGGGACGATGGGGCGCATGCGGGCGGCGAAGGCCGTGCTGCAGTGGCTCGTGGGGGCGGGGCGTTTCGCGGAGGGCGTGACGGCGGAGAAGATCCCCGCGGCGTTGGGCGAGGGTGCGACGGCGTGGCCCACGGGGGCGCCGGTGGAGGTGCCGCTGGCGGAGACCTTTGCCAAGGCGCACGCGGCGTGGCTGCGAACGCACCCCCAGTGAGGTAGGCGTTGCCGACCTTTGGAAACGAGCCATTTGGCAGCGGGCGCTTCGGCCAGGGGAGCTGGGCGCGGCGCGTGCTGTGGGGCAACGTGCCGCAGCTCTGGCAGGCGGAGGACGCGGGCCAGGGGGACGTCCTGCAGCGCTTGCTGGGGACGTGGGCGGACGAGCTGGAGGCGGTGCGCGACCAGATCGCGGCGCTGCCGGCGCAGCGGGATCCCTTCCAGGTGCGGGGGCGGCTCGGGACCGAGGAATGGCTGTACTTTGAGAGCGCGACGTGGGTGGTGGACGCGACGCACGGCCCCGTGGTGGTGCTGCGGGAGCCCGCGCTGGCGAGCGCCTTCCCCTACGGGGACGAGGCCTTCGGCGTGGCGTGGGCGCCCTATGCGGCCATCAGCCGGGTGGCCCCGCAGTGGTGGGTAGAGTGGGGGGGCGCGCGCTACCGCGTGGTGAACGTGCGGACGCGCCTCTTCGACGCGGCGGCCCCCGCGCAGTCCGAGGCGAACGAGGTCTGGGTGGCGGGGGTGCCCCTGGGGCTGTGGCCGGCCACGCAGTACGGCGTGGCGGTGGGGGCTGGGGACGGCACGCAGACGCCGCCGGTGGCCCTGCCGGGGGCGCCCTGGCGCCTGCGGCCCATGGACACGTCGGGGCCCCTGACGGTGGCCGCGGCGGGGCTCGTGCTGTGGTACAGCAGCCCCTGGTGGGCGGACCGCGTGGCGCTGGTCGACGTGCCGAACGACCCCTACGATGGCTATGGCGTGCTGTACTTCGTGGACCCCGGCACGGGCGAGGCGGACCTCGGGGAGGCGCGGGGGACCGTGGACTACGAGCGCGCGCTCGCGAGCCCCGATTGGACGGGGACCTGGGACCTGCCGTGGGGGACCACGCCGATCACGGCGGACTGGCGGGTGGCGGGCTACTACGTGGCGGCGCGGCCCGCGAGCCTGCTGGACGTGCTGGCGCGGGACTTTGGGTTTGAGAACGATGCGAACGACCCGGAGAGCGTGCAGCGCGCGACGATCGCGCATGCGCACAAGTTCTTCGGGCTGAAGGCCACGGCGGAGAGCTACCGGATCCGCGGGGCGGTGAGCGGCTTCGCGGTGGCGGCGCGGCCCCTGCACCTGCTGAGCGATGCGGGGTTCGCGGGGCTCCTGCCGGCGCCGGCGGTGCATCACGTGGGGGACAGGTGGTACACGACGATCGAGCCGCGGGCCGTGCGGTTCGACGACATCAACGCGGACGTGCAGTACTACGACTGGCGGGACGCCGTGGAGGCGGATCGCTGGAAGACGCTGATCGACGATTGCTTCCTGTATGAGGACTTCTCCCCGGCGGGGCTCTCCGTGGGGCTCGCCTTCGCGCTGGACGTGGCGCAGGGCTATGCCCACCCGGAGCGGGACCCCGCGCGCGTGGTGGCGGTGCGGGACCTCACGGCGGCGGAGGCCGCGGGCTACAACCTGATGGGGGGGCACGTGGTCACGGTGTCGGTCCTCAAGGAGGCCCTGGGGGACTTCCGGGGGGTGCGCAAGGGGATCTTCGGGCTCTCGGTGTACGACCGGGCGGGGGGCGTGCCGCCGGCGCTGGGGGATGCCGTGTGGTGGATCGATGCGGAGGTGGGGACGGTGGTCGACCCGCTGGACCCCCTGCGGTGGCACTGGGACGTCGTGGTGGGGCAGGACCCCGCGGCGCCCACGCCGGCGTTGGGGGCGGACGTGGCGGTGCGCTACTGGCCGGAGCTGCTGGCGGACTGCGGGTACTGCCGGAGCAACCGCATCCGGGTGGAGATCACGCCGCAGGGCGGGCCATGGGGGGCGGACACCTATTTCGGGTTTGGGCTCCCGCTGGACGCGGCGGTCCGGCGCCTCATCGCGAAGATCGAGGCGACGCTGGTGCCGATCCACGTGCGGGTGAGCGAGTACGCGCTGGTCTACACGACGGCGATCGGGATGGGGGTGCCGGGCCTCGCGGTGGGCGCGCTGCAGGAGACCCTTGTGACGGTGCTGCCGTTCACGGAGACCTTCGATGCGCCGGGGTGGCCCGCGGACGTGCTGCCGATGGACGGGCACGTGCTGCCGGTGACGGGGGCCCTCGTGCTGACGAGCCAGCACGTGCTGCTGGCGGTGCAGGCGGGGGCCACGGTGGCGCACGCCTTCGACGTGGGGGACCTCGCTGGGGCCACGCAGGTGCTCCTGACGGTGGAGCAGCGGGGCGACCTCAACGAGATCGGCGAGGAGCAGTCGATCTGGGTGGACGTGGACGGGGACACCCCGTGGGGCCTGGACGACGTGCGCACGGGCTACGACGACCTGGTGTGGCGCGTGGCGCCGGGCGGCGGCGCGGTGGACCTGACTTCCTTGCTCGCTGGGGCGGGGGCGGTTACGCTCCAGGCGAGGGCAACGGCGGCGGTGGCGAACGGCGAGGTGCGCTTCACGTTCACGATCACGCGCTAGACAGGAGACGGCATGGCATCGGCAGGCGTGTTTACGGACCTCTACCGGGAGCGGTACGCGGCGGTGGCGCGGGACGGCGCGCCGCTCGACGCCCTGAAGCTCAGCTATGTGAAGTGGGGGTGCGCGAACCTGCCCTCGGGGTCGGCGATGCCGGCGCCCGCGGCGAGCTACGGGGACATCCAGGCGGCGGGCGGCGCGGCGTGCCCCGTGCCGCCGGGCTGGCCCACGCCGGCGGGGAGCGAGGGGACGGCCCCCGTGGGGACGCGCGTGGGGCAGAACTGGTACTATTGCAAGCCCTTGGCGCCGGGGACCGTGAGCGTGGTGGACAACGTGCTCACGGTGGTCTGCGCGCTGGACGCGGCTGAGGCGAACGACGATGGGACGGGGGGCAGCCCCTCGCTGTTCGAGCTGGCGGCGTTCGATGCGGGGGACAACATGATGTTTTACGTGACCTTCGATGAGGTGATCAAGACCAGCGAGAAGTCGCTGCAGCGCAACGTGACGGTGACCCTGTAGGCGGGCGCTGCGCATGCGCATGCGCAGGCATAGCGCGGCTGCGGGCCGCACGAGGAGATCGAGCGATGACGATGCGAGCACTGATGGAGGCCCTGAAGGGGCAGGCGGGCGAGGCCGTGGCCGTGGTGCGCGAGGGCGCGGAGGCCGAGGGCGAGACCGTGGACGCGGGGTTCGAAGGCGACGGGGAGGCCCTGGAGCCGGAGGAGCCCAACGCGATGGCCGAGGAGGACCTGTTCGCGGGCTGGGAGGAGGGCGTGCCCCTCGTCGCGGTCAGCGACACGATCGCATACACGGAGGACGGCGAGGCCGTCGAGGTGCCGGCGGACACCACGGCCGAGGTCGTGGGGGTGGCGCTGGATGAGGACCCGCCGGGCGCCGTGATCATGCTCGACGACGAGACGATGCTGGCGATCGACGCGGAGGGCGCCGTGGGCTGGGCCATCGCGGAGGGCGACGAGGGCGCGGACCTGGAGGACGAGGGGGCGCAGGACCTGGAGCCCGAGGAGCCCAACGGCAGCGCGGCCGACGCGGAGCCCGAGATGGAGGGGGCGGACCCCCTGCTGGCGTCGCTCCGGGCGATCCTCGATGAGGGGCGCAAGGGCAAGAAGAAGGCGGCCAAGGGCAAGGGCTGCACGGGGTGCGACTGCCCTGGGTGCGAGGCCTGCCAGGGCAAGGCCAAGGGCAAGGGCAAGGGCGGCAGGGGCAAGGCGGTCGCGGAGGCCACGGTGGTCAGCCCGAACGAGGTGGCGCAGGCGGGGCTCGCCTACGTCTACGCGTCGCTCCTCGTCGATGCGCTCGGGGCGCTGACGGAGGACGGCGAGGCGGCGGCGGTGCTCGCGGCTGCGGGGCCCCTGGTGGACCAGGCGCAGCGGTTCGTGCAGCGCGCGAAGGCCCCCCTGCGGGAGCTGGGGCTCCCCCCCTCGCAGTTGCAGCGGCTGAACGCGAAGGTGAGCGCGCGGACCGTGGACCTCGCGATGCGCACGATCGACGCGGCGGAGTGAGCGCGGGGCGCCGCGGGAGGTGAGGCATGGCCCTCGGGGTCTTCGGCGGCATCGCCAGCATTATCATGGACGGGCCCACCGGCGAGAAGCCGGCGTGGATGAGCATGTGCGGGATCGACGCGCTGGCGGCGGACGCGGGGAAGCCCGCGATCCCGCAGCGTGCCTTCCAGTACTGGCCCGAGAGCATCTCCGACACGATCGAGATCGGCTGGAACTTCAGCGAGATCCCTGGGGCCTCGCACGCGCTCGCGACGTGGGGCAGCAACGGGGGGCGCACGATCTCGTTCGAGGTCACCATGAGCCGGCTCATGAAGCCGGAGGGCGACCGCACGGTGATGGAGAAGCTCTTCGACCCCTTTGGGATGACGAAGGGGTCGGACTCGCCGAAGTGGAACTCGGACGTCGCGGGGGCCATCCGCTACCTGCGGGCGTTCTGCTACCCCCTGTACATGCAGGGGGAGACGCACGTGGAGGCGTACCCCCCGCCGATCGCGATCCTGCACGCGCCGGGGCTCAACTGGAATGAGAAGGGCGGGGACGCGATCTTCGCGGTGATGACGGGCTGCGACGTGACGTACAGCCTCTGTTTCTCGAACGGCGTGCCGCGGCTCGCTACGGTGGCCCTGACGTTCCGGCAGGTGGTGCAGCAGCCCATGAAGGGCGTGACCTACGTGGGGCGGCAGAAGGACGCGGTGGGGAGCGGGGCGGCGCCGTACAAGCTCGACGATAAGACCTGGAACGGGGCGGATCACAGCGTGGGCAAGCTCGACCAGACGGCCATCTGATGGTGATGCGGGCACAGGCGCGCGGGGGGCCGCGCGGGGGGCCGCAGCGGGAGATCGCGGGGGCCGAGGACGGCAAGCTCGACCCGCGGCCGGACGCCGACCTCCAGCACGACGACCTGGTGATGATGCTCGTGACGCGGGACACCTGGGAGCGCGCGCGGGCCCTGGGGCGGGCCTATGGGCATCCCCCGGCGGAGCTGTTTGCGTTCGCGCTCAAGGCGCTGCAGGAGAAGGCGGAGGCGGCGGGGCTCGTGCCATCGGGGGCGGGGGACGAGCTTGCGGGGCGGCCCGCGCGGCGGTAGGCTGGGGCCATGAAACAGCTCATCGAGAGGATGGAGGCGCTGGCGGAGGCCGAGGCGAACGCGCTGATGCGCGCGGCGCTGGGGCTGCTGCTGGACGGCAAGCGGGGCGGGGACCCCGCGGAGGCGGCGGACGCCTGGGCGGCGGTGCGCAATGCGGCGGCGCTGCTGGCGAAGCTCGCGGAGGCCGGGGGCCTGGGGCGGGACGCGGCGGCGACGCGGCGGCACGTGGCGCTGTGCGTGGCGGCCCTCACGGAGGCCCTGCGCGCGACGGGGGCGGCCGAGGGGCCGATCTCGCAGCCCCCAGTGGGGCCGGCGTGGGCGTAGGGCCGGGCGGGCGCGACGTGGCCCTCGCGGCGCTCATCGGGCTGGCCGTGGCGGGGCTCGTCCTGGCGGTGCTCGCGTGGCTCGCGGCGGGGTAAAGCGCGAGCGGGGCGTGGGGATTTCTTGGCAGGGGGCGGGCGGGTCGGTAGAGTCGATCAGCGAGCAGACGAGAGGGGGCGCGCGCTTGCCGGAGGGTAGACGTGGCTGCGATGCGACAACTGCTGGAAGCGATCGAGCGGGGGACCCGGTACAACGCGGGCGTGGAGAGCGTGTGGAACGCCGAGCTGGGCTGGGCGGTCGACGACGTGCGGGTGTTCTGCGCGCAGGGCACGCGGTATCCGCGCGACCTCGTGGACGTGCTCGTGGTGGACCTCACGGGGCTGGGGCACGTGGGGCGCGTGAGCGTGCCGGCGACGCCGCGGGTGCCCATGGGGGCCCCGCCGCGGGGGCGCAAGCCCACGAAGGCGCAGTGGGCGGCGCGCGATGCCCAGCGGGTCGAGGCGGGGCGCGCGGGGGCCATGGTCGAGGCGGCGGTGGAGGGCTTCCGGGCGGCGCTGCGGGCGGCCTACGGCGAGGCGGGGTGGCCGCGCGTCTGGGCGCGGGTGCAGGCGGCGGCGGAGGCCGCGAACCGCGGGCTCCAGGGCCCCGAGCGGTTCCTGATCGACGGGGCGGCCACGCTGCGGACGCCCTTTGAGGAGAGCCAGCGGCGGCCCGTGGGGCTGGCGCATAGCAGCGAGGAGCTGCGGGGGAAGGACTTCGTGCTGTCCTACAGCTGGCCGGCCGTGAGCCTGCGCATGTGGGATGGCCGGGACGTGGCGATCCGCACGGGGGCCGCGGGCAAGTACGCGGTGGGGACGATGTTCGCGCGCTGGGTGGACGAGCACGCGGCGGCGCTGCCGGGGATGGACCTCGCGGCGCTGCGGGCGGGCCTGCGGGCGGCGCGCGTGCCGGTGGACTTCGCGCTGCCGGGCGAGAGATGAGCGAGCCGCGCATGCGCATGCGCGATAACCAAGGGAATGAGGGACGAGCGATGCGGTTGAGCGAGCGGTTGGGATCATTGATGGAGCGCCAGACGGGCCCCGCGGCGATGGCGATGGCGGGCGAGGACACCCCGGTGCGGCCGGGGGCCTTCAAGGTGAGCAGCAAGATCCTCAAGATGTGGGAGAAGGACGCGCCGGCGGCGTGGAAGGACGACCAGGGGAAGCTGGACCTCTCCAACATGATCTTTGACAACCAGCGCGCGCTCCTGAAGGCGATCCCGCGCGAGGACCTCCCCGCGCTGCTGGGGGCGGACAACATGGCGGACGCGCAGGACGTGCTGGCGAACCGGCCGCGCGAGGCGTTCAAGCTGGCGCTGCGCAACATCGCGAAGGTGGCCCCGAAGGCGGCGCGGCTCATGCGGGCGCAGCCCGAGAACATGCCGATCTACTGGTACCTGCTCATGGTGCGGATCAGCGGGCGCGAGATGGCGGATCTCATCCTGCAGCGGTACTTCAGCACGACGCAGGCCTTCGCGCCGGCGGCGAAGAAGTTTGAGGCGGTGGAGGACGACGAGGACGAGGAGGACGGTGGGGACGAGGGCGAGGACATGGGCGACGAGGGTGTGTGCCCGGTGACGGGCGAGCCGCGGGCCTGCGAGGCGCGGGATGAGAGCGACGGGGCGGCCTGCGAGGACTGCGAGGGGCCCGAGGACGACGACGAGGAGATGGACGCCGAGGAGGCCAGCGAGGCCGTGGGGCACTGGGTCGCGGCGTTGATGGAGGCGGCGGCCAAGAAGAAGAAGGCGTCGAAGCAGCAGCAGCTCAGCGCGAAGTACATCAACCCGAAGACGGGGGCCTTCAAGGGGCGCAAGGGGGAGAAGTTTGGGAACTGCGTGAAGTACATGAAGGCCAAGGGGGGCGTGAGCGATCCCAAGGCCTTGTGCGGGACGATCGCGCGCAAGAAGGCGGGGGCCATGGGCGAGGCGGCGGGGGACCGCGCGCCCAGCGAGCGGACGCTGGAGGGGGCGGCCAAGGCGGCCTTCCGCCGGGCGGGGATGGCCCCGTGGGCGGAAGGCACGAGCAAGGAGTGGTTGGTCTTTGTGAATAAGGACCACGGGCCGGCGGCGGACTCCCAGGCCTTCGTGACGCTCTGGAAGGGGCGCAAGGGTTGGCAGCTGATCAGCGGGGTCCCGCAGGCCGCGGAGGCCGTGCTGCTGGCGAGCCCGAGCGCGACGACGAGCGGGCAGTCGGCGAAGAAGAACGATGCCCTGATGGCGGCGGCGGACGGCAAGCGGGCGCTGAACCAGAACTACCTCCTGGCGGTGGCCAAGGAGGTCGAGGGGGACCGCTTTCTGGTGGTGCAGCAGCGCATGGGGCGCGTGATCGACATCGGCCCCAAGGGGACGACGGAGGGGCGGGCCCCTAAGGGGCGCGGCCTCGTGGAGGAGCAAAACCTCTTCCTCGCGGATGCCGAGGACCTTCAGAAGCGGACGGAGGCGGCCTACAAGAAGGTCAACGAGGCCATGAAGATCTTGGATGGCGTCTCGGTGGACGTGAAGAGCATGGCCGACGACATGCGGAACTCGCAGAAGCAGGCCCCGTATGCTGTGACCTCGATCGCCATGATCGATGGGGATTTCTTGCGCATGTGGACGAAGCTGCGGGCCGGGGAGGAGGCGCTGTTCAAGACGGGGACGGACCTCACGCGTTTTATCAAGGTACTTAAGGGAGGCAAGTGATGGGCACGATGCGCGCGATGTTAGAGGCGGCCGAGGCGGGGACGACCCCCAAGGGGTGGACGGCCTACCCGAGCCCGGACGGCAAGCGGATGGCCTACGGGCGGACCATGCAGCTCGGCAAGGCGGGTAAGTACGAACTCCCGGTGCGGATCATCCAGGATGACAACGCGGGCACCGCGTGGCGCGTGGACTACCACGATGTGGTCACGTGGGTGAGCATGCTGGAGAGCAGGGTCTACAAGGACGCGGCGGCGGCGGCGGCGGCGGTGAAGCGCTGGGAGAAGTTCGTGGGGCAGCAGCGGGATAAGTTCGTCGCGGATGGCTACGCGGAGCGCGAGGCCATCGCGAAGGCCAGGGAAGCCTCGTACAAGGCCGTGCGGTGACAGGCGCGCGGGCGGTGGTTACGCTGGAGGGGAGGCAGGTGGTCTGGCCACGGAGCCTCGCGCCCCAGTATGCAACGGAGAGACGCGGATGCGAGCACGCATGATGCCCCTGAGCGCGCGCCTACGGGCCCTTATCGAGGGCGCGGGCGTGGTCCGTGTGATCGTGGAGAAGGCGCGGCGCCCCGTGGCGATCACCTGGCAGGCGTGGGTGATGGGGGACCAGGGCAAGCCGAGCCAGGGCTCCTACCAGGCGGCCTTCGCGCAGCCCGAGGGGTGGGACGGCGAGGTGTTCCTGTACAAGAAGCGGTACGACGTGCCGAGCTGGAGCCTGGCCCTGGCGGACGACATGGCCAAGCGGCGGTTCTATGCGCCGCAGGACGAGGGGTTGACGCGGCGCATCCGTAACGCGGTCAACAACGCCGAGGCGTGGCGATCGAGCCTCGCGGCGGCGGCAAGGTGAGATCAACGGCGCCGGTGGGCGTCTAGCGGGGCCCACGGCCCATAGGAGCGGGAATCATGGCAAAGTACGCACCGAACGCAGAGCAGATGGCGGCCCTCAAGGCGTGGGCGAAAGAGAAGGGCAAGGGCTGGAAGGCCAAGCTGTACGACGCCTGGATGTCGGGCAACTACAAGGGGTTCAAGGATGCGGGGCTGCTCCAGCAGATCCGCAACCAAGTCGACGACGAGGAGTGGCTGCCTAAGCTCAAGCTCAAGGTCGAGGGCGTGGAGGGGGACTCCATGTCGTCCCTGATCGAGCGGCTGCAGGAGGGCGCGGGCCTCGCCGAGGCGCTGAGCGGCTCCGCGAACAACCTGGGCAAGATCCTGGAGGGCGCGCTGATCGCCTTCTTCAAGGAGGTGGCCCTCGCGGTCAACGCGCAGCTGAAGGGCTCGGCCATGATGAGCGGGGCCGGCGGCCTGACGGCATCGGTGGAGTCGCAGGGGTTCGACTGGCCGGTCCTGGTCGTGGCGCGGAACGGGGAAGATATGGTCTACGACCTGGAGGTCACGATCGACATGGACCGCGGGACGAGCGCCTTCGTGGTGAACAAGTGGGACGGCTCGAAGCAGGATGACACCAAGGTCATGAAGGTGTCGTTGGGCATGATGGACGCGGACCGCGCGGCGAAGTTCCTGGTCAACTACGTGCGCCGGGACGTGGCGACACAGATCAGCGCGCGGGGCTAGGCGAGGAGGCGTGTGATGCATACGATGAGCACGTTGATCGAGGGGATCATGAAGGGTGGGCCGTCCTCCGGGCTCCTGCGCCACGCGCGGACGATGATAGACAAGACCTACGCCATCGAGGGCCAGTTCAAGGGGCCCCTGACCAAACAGATCGTGGCGCAGGTCCAGGGGGAGAAGGCCTTGGAGGCGCTGTTGGATGCCTGCGAGGAGATGTCGGAGGTGTTCCGGGAGTTCTTGATCAGCAACGAGGAACAGTGATGGAGGCCCCCATGCGGAAGATGCGGGCGCTGATCGAGGCCGTGGCCAACAAGGATGGGAGCCTCCGCATGCCGGCGCCCAAGCGCGCGCGGCTGGAGGAGCCCGTGGAGGTCAAGATCGCGTACGAGCGCCCGGCGGGGCGCGTGCGCGTGGTCCGCGTGCGGGCCTGGGGCGAGGTGCGGCGCCAGGTGCCCAAGGTCGACCAGCGGGGGGTATCCCTGCAGGTGACCATCTCGGCGGCGCGGGCGCTGGGGCTGCCGGGGCTCTACGGGGAGAAGGGGATGCGGGTGGGGAGCTGGCTGGAGGACTACTTCGGGGAGGGCTTCGCCACGCGCATCGAGCTGGTGGCGTCATGACGATGCGGGCGCTGATCGAGGGGGCCGAGGCGCGGGCTGTCCGGGTCAAGATCCCCGAGATGGTGGCCTCGTTCTTCGAGACGGACCTCGCGGAGCTGGCGGACGACCCCGAGGGGCACGGGCTGGACGCGGGGGAGGCCGCGGCGGCGCGCCTCGTGTGGGAGGCCACGGGGCGGGGCGGGGACTTCCTCGCGGTGGCGCCGGGGGCCGCGGCGGCCCTGAGCGCGGCCCTGACGGACCTCTCGAACCAGGCGGACGGGATCGCCGTGGCGCTGCGGGCGAGGGGCGACCGGGCGGGGGCCGCGTGGCACGACCGCGTGGCGGGGGCCATCGGCACGCTGGCTGCGAAGGTGCGCCGTGCGTGAGCTGCTGACCCTGCTGGAGGCGGCCCCCGCGCCGGGCTCGAAGGCGTGGCTGGCGGGGGTCCGCAAGTGGTGGGCGCAGTGGGTGAAGGACGCGGCGCGGATCGCGCAGATCCGCGAGCCCAAGGATCGGGATAAGGTCCTCGCGTGGTTCGCGGAGGGCGAGCGGCGGATCGCGGCGCTGGTCGACGCGCTGGTGCGAGCGCCGGGCCTATCGACGATACAGGATCTTGCGAGGTCGGTAGTGCAGCACATTGACGTGGTGGGCATGGGATCGCCGGTGCTCAAGTTGCCGGCAAAGGTGGCGGGGCGCAAGTTGGCGGAGGCCCCGCAGATGAAGGTGCTTCCGGCCCTAGAGGCCGCGCGGGCGCGCCTGGCAGCGTTCAAGAACGCAGAGGCGACCTGGTTTCAGCGGGACTACCCGCAGACCCCCGAGGATCTGCGCGCGCAGGCGATGTGGGGTGGGGCTTCGTCAAAGACGTATGGGCGCGGGCGGACCCTGAACGCTTGGCAGGCCGATGTAGAGAATGCCGAGCAGGCGGCGACCGAGGTCGACCGCGAGGTCCAGGCGGCATTCCGGGTCTTCGGCACGCTGGAGGCCGTAGCGGCGATCGACGTGAAGCGCATGGCCGAGGTCCCCCCGCTGGAGTACGAGATTCGCGGGGTCAAAGTGCTGACCGATCCGGGGGCGGCGGTGGATCTGCGCAAGCTCGCGCGGGCGCCCGAGGACAGCGTGCCGGATGCGCAGGTGAGCAACCGGACGGCGCGGGCGGTGTTGGCGGGGGTGCAGCGCGCGGAGGCGGCGCTGCGTCAAAAGGGCTTTGGCGTGGTCTGGAAAGGGCGCATCTACGTGCTGCCGCCGACCAGCGCTGTGATGGGTACAACGGCGAAATCGGGGGAGCGGTTTCGGTCGGGCGGCCACTACGCCAGCAGCTTGGATGACGTGGTATTGAATCCGCAGTTGACCTGGAGTGCGAAGACCGTGACGGAGGTCGTGGTCCACGAGCTGGGGCACCGCTATTGGTTCAAGCACATGCGGGCGGGGGCGCGGGCGCGCTTCGCGGCGTGGTTCGACCCGCGCAGCAAGGCGGACCAGGAGCGCGAGGGCCCGCAGGCGGCCTACGTGCCGGCGCCGACGGCCTACGGGGCGGAGTCCGCGGTGGAGGAGTTCGCGGAGGTCTTCGCGGCGTACGTGCTGGGGCGCTATGAGGGCGTGGAGCTGACGGGGGCGCAGCGGGCGCGCTTCGAGGCGCTGGCCCTGGGGCGGGCGGCGGCCAGCGAGGCGGCGGGCGGGGCCCTCGGGGCCCTCCTGCGCGAGTTTGCGGACAGGGCGGGGGGCACGGTGGTAAGGTAGCGCTGCGCATGCGCATGCGCAGGAGGAGCGAGATGCGAACGCTGTTGGGGCGATTGGAAGAGACCGCGAAGGTGCTGCGCCTCAAGCACGGGCTGACGCTGCGCCGCGAGGGCTACGCCTGGGTCATCCTGCGGGGCGAGGAGCAGCTGGGGAAGGTGGCGTTCTCGCGGTGGGCCTCCTCGTCGGGCCCCCAGGTATCGGGCTCATTTACCGACGCGCAGGGGCAACAGCAAGAGATGAAGGGGTGGGCCTATTTTGATGATGTCAAGCGCTGGGTAGAGCAGAAATTTGGCGCTGGGCATGCGTGAGCTGCTGCAGCGCTTGGAGGGGGCGGCGGCCGCGGGAGGGCGCGATCCGGCGGCCCTCAAGGGCATCACCGTGGTGGTGCGCAAGGCCGAGGGCAGCGCGCGCGGGGACGGGTGGTACTACCTCCTCTCGGGCCAGCTGGCCGAGGCCCCCGACCACCCCCTGCGGGACGTGGGGGGCGAGGACTGGTTCCCGAGCCGGCGTGCGGCGCAGGCGGCGGCGCGCGATTTTCTACGCCGGTGTCGTTGGTCGGGGCAATATGGGTGGGTAGCGAGTTGAGACGCACACACGCCGCGATCACGTGATCGCGCGAGGAGTACGACGATGACGATGGCAGTCAGTACCCAGGTGAACCCGGTCGCGACCCGCCTCGCGGTGGACACGGCCCTCGGCGCGACGGCGCAGAACAACCTCTTCGGGGCGCCCTGCACGCTGTACCTCGTGGAGGCCGACAACACGGGCAACGCGGGGGCCCCCAGCTACGTGAAGTGCTACAACGCGGTGAGCGCGGCGCCGGGGACCGTGGACCCGCACCTCGTGCTGATGGTCCCCGCGGCGGTCAAGCGGTCGTTCGCGGTGCCGGAGGGCCTGGCGTTCGGGGTGGGGCTCACGTGCTGCTGCGTGACGAGCCCCGGCACGCCGGGGACCACGGCGCCGACGAGCCCGGTCCCCGTGCGGATCCTGGCGAGCGTGTGAGGAGGCGGTCATGGAGTCGATGCAAGCGTTGATCGAGCGGGCGGACGCCTTCATGCGGCACTGCGTGGCGGGCGTCACCAAGGGCGGCAAGGACAAGGGCGCGGCTTTCGCGATCTGCAAGGCGGGCGGGAACAAGGCCGGCTACTACGAGCCCGGCACGAAGAACAAGACGGCCAAGGGCCGGAAGGCCATCCGGGCGCATGGGCGCGACGCGGCGGCCAAGGGCAAAGATGCGGCCTACGAGCGGGCCATCAAGGGTGAGGACACCATGACGAAGATGCAGAGCCTGATCCGGCGCTTGGAAGAGGCGACCGGCAAGGTCAACGTGGAGACCAACCTGTACCGCTTCAACCACGGGGCGGCCCCGCGGGGGCGCGGCAACTGGATGTTCGGCATCGGCACGCAGGACCCGGACATGCGGTCGGACGAGGCGTTCGCCCCCGGCGGCAACATGCTCTATGCCGAGGCGGTCAAGGCGGCCCAGGCGGAGGCGCGCAAGCGCGGGGTCAGCACCATTTACGTGCTGCCGTAGGGCGGCGCGCGCGGGGCTCGCGAAGTAGCAAACGCGGCGCCGGTGGCGCCCCTGAGAATGGAGATACCATGCAGAAGATGAGCACCCTGATCGGGCGGTTGCACGAGGCCGCTGAAGGACCGAGCGAGGACGAGATCGACATCAAGTCGCTGGAGCAACAAGTCTCCAAGGTCCTCAAGGTGCCGGTGAAGTTGACGGCCAAGTTGTCGTCTGCTGGACCCTGGCGTTTGATCGTGAAGAGCGACGAGCTAGTGGGCAAGGCGGGGGTTTTCGAGGCCGTGATGAGCACGGTGGTCGTGAAGGGCGCGGGGCACTACAGCGCCCAGCACAACATGATGCAGATCCCCATGGATATTTCGTGGGAGCACAGGGCTGGCGGAAGCAATGGGATCACGCTGCTACAGGCGTGGTACGACTTCGCCAAGAAGGAATGGAAATTCAGGGGTGCGACCGAGTAAGGAGGCGCCATGACGCGCATGCGCACGATGATCGAGGCGAGTCTGGTCGCCTCGGGGCTGCTGGCCGAGGGCGTGCCCCCCAACTGGGGGCAGGTCACCAGCGGGATGAACGTGGCGTGGCGCTCCCCGCAGGATGCGCGGGGCGTGGCCAACGCGCGCCAGGCCGCGGGGGCCAAGGCGGCGGCGCTGCAGCAGGCGGCGGGGCGCGTAGCGGAGCTGGTCCAGGGGCTGGACCGCCCGGCGACGGACCCCCGCATGCAGGCGGCGGTGATCGCGCTGAACAAGGCGGTCGACGGGCTGCTGTTCCAGGTGGGGTTCGCGCACGGCGCGGCCCACCCCGATACGGAGGAGTGACGATGGCACAGCGGATGAGCGCGGTGATCGAGGGCGTCCAGCGGCGGCGCGAGGTGGCGCCGGGGGACTTCCAGTCGAAGGAGGCGCGGCGGCGCGAGATCGACCAGCGGAACCAGCAGATGCACGTGCCGACGGAGGCCGTGCTCAAGGGCGTGCATGCGGCGGTGGCGCGGTTCGACAAGGAGGTCGCGGCCCTGGCCAAGCTGGTCAAGGGGCTGGACCGGGCGGACCGCCAGGCGATGTCGGCGTACCAGGAGCAACTGATCGCTATTGACGAGGCCAAGTGGGGCGTGATGAACGCCTGGGAACTCGCGATGGGGAGACCCGTATGAGGAGCATGAAGGCGCTGATCCGGCAGTTGGACGAGGTGACCATCCCGGCGGAGATCCTGAAGACCCGCAAGCCGATCCCCAAGGTGGACCCCGTCCTCAAGGCGGCGGAGGCCCTGACCCAGGCGGTGAAGGGCCTGGAGAAGAAGCGCAAGGAGATGGCGGGGGTGCGCCCGCTGATGCACTGGGAGATCGACGTGCCGATTAGGGAATACCAGGCCACGGACATGGCGAAGGGCGCGCGGGAGATCTTCGAGGCGCAGGCAGCCGTGGCCGAGGCGCACAAGCAGTTTGAGGCGGCCTGGGATGCGTGGAGCATCTGACGCCGTGCTGCTGACGCGCGGGGAGCGGCTCAGCGCGCGCCTGCGGGCCCTGGTCGAGGGGAAGACGCCCCACGGGGGCGCCGCGATCAAGGTGCAGAAGCCGCGGGCGGCGGACCCCTACACGCGGCATGCCGTGGTGGCGATCGTGGGGGGGCTGCGGAAGAAGGGGCCCCCGCGGCGCTCGGACGCCCCGACGGCGCACGCCATCGCGCGCGGGGTCGCGGCGTTGCACCACGGGCCCAAGTTGCCGTACTTCAAGCGGACGAAGCCGCACCAGCAGACGCCGCGCGGGCGCAAGTACATCCAGAAGCACCAGAAGGACCGGAACCACGCCGCGAAGGACGCGAAGTACTACAAGCTCGTGGGCAAGAGGCGCGCGGAGTTCGAGGGGCCCTGGACGCTGAAGGGCGAGGCCGTGTCGCTGAGCCAGCGGCTGCGGAGCCTGGTCGAGGCGACGAGCGCGGGCTTCCCCAATAAGGGGCGGCGGTCCTGGGCGCGGCGCCCCCAGCCGGGGGGCGACAGCGTGCCCCTGACGGCCTGGTTCGCCTGGGAGCCGATCCCTGAGGAGGGCGTGCCGCCGGACGAGTGGCGCGCGCGGCTCGCGGAGTGGCGGTACGAGGACCCCGACACGGGGCGCCCCCATGCCCTGTGGGGGGCAGAGGGCGCGGAGGCCTCGGACGCGGACGTGGTCCGCGCGTTGGAGGAGACCCCGGCGTGGGTGCGGGCCCTGGACCTGGCGGACGGCGACGAGGGGCGCGTGGCGGTGGCGGTCTGGCGGCACCCCTGGCAGGAGCCTCGCGTGGGGCGGACGCCGGCGCGGGACGCGGCTCCGGCCAAGGGGCAGCGGCGCAAGCGCAACTAACCCTCCATTCTGCTTGCGCATGCGCGTGCGCGGCGCCTTGATAGCGCCCCTGCGGCGGCCTACAATACCCCAGAGACGATCCAGCAGAGGAGGCGCGTGATGGGCGACGAGCAGGGACGGCCGACGCGGCCGGACGGGGCGCGGGCGGGGGCCGCGGCGGAGCTGGCGGGGCAGATGCGGACGCCGGCGCTGGGGACGCGCGTGGGGACGCGGGCGGCGGCGGGGCGCCAGGCCCTGGACCGCGCGGCGGTGGAGGGGCTCCTGCGCGTGGTGGGGGCGGATGGGCATGGGATCTACGCGGTGGACGCGCTGGTGGCGGGGGGGCTTCCCCCGGCGCTGGTGATGGGGCTCGCGCGCTGGCACCGGCCCCTCGGGGCGCCGGGGAGCTTGCGCGGGGCCGATGGCCACGAGGCGGGGGCCGTGTGGGGGGTCCACGGGCTAGAACTGTTGCTGGCGGTGGCGCGGGGGCTCCACGTGGAGCTGGGGGCCCTGCCGACCTCCTGGCGTCAGGCGGCGTACGGGGTGGCGACGGCGCTGGCCGCGTGGGTGGTGCGCCTGGGGGGGAGCCTCGTGCCGCTGGGGCCGCCCCCGGTGCCCACGGTGGCGCCGCCGCCGAGTATCGACGTGGAGGCCATCACGGCCTCGTTTGGGGTGGTGACGGAGGAGGACGCGGCGGGGGTGCGGGGTCGCTCGTGACGCCGCCGCGGGCGCCCTCGTGGGTGGGGGTGGAGGCGCGGGTCGCGGAGCTGGCGGGGACCGTGCGGGCGCTGACGGCGGGGCTCGCGCGCGTGGAGCGCGAGGTCGCGGCGCTGGGGCAGGCCCTCGTCGCGGCGGAGGTCCAGGTGGGGGCCCTGGAGCGGGCGCGCCTCGGCATGATGGCGGCCCTCAAGCAGCACCGGGAGCGCGCGGATGCCCTGCAGGTGCAGGTGGACGCGCTGGCCGCGGCGGGCGATGGGGTGGGGCGCGCGGTGGCCGCGGTGCAGGCGCGCACCAGCGTGCCCCCGGCGGAGGCCGAGGGCGGGGTGGCCGCGATCCTGCGCACGTTCCTCCACGGGGATGAGGGGAACAAGGGTTAGTTCCCTTGGTGCGGCGCGGGGTTAAGGATCAATCCTTCATGTAAAGTCACGATGTTGCGTATGCAGTGGGCCCTCGCGCTGGCGCGAAGGCCCGAGATTACGTGGAGATTGATCGCCATCGTTGATGTAGATTCTCCGACCGACGTACGCAGTGGCAAGAAGGCAAGGTGGCACGCGGAGCGCGCGCTGCGCGGATTTCGCCAACGGTTGCGCGTAGATGCTGGAGAAAGTTAAGGTGCATCCTCGATGTTGCGTACGCGCGTACGCAGCCTCGAGAATCTCCATGAGCGTGGCGCTCCCCCGCTGATCTCGCGCATGATGACGGGCGTTCGATCCGGGGGCGTCTTCGCGCGATTGGAGCGCGCGTGGATCTCCGGAGTCCCTTACGGGTCTTAGCTCAAACCCCCCTTACGGGGGGTTTTCGCCGCGCGCGCAGAGCCGCGCGTCTTCTCACGAGATCTAAGACGAGAACGAGGATGAGACATGGGGGACTGGCTCTGGGCTCTGGGCTCGGGGGAGGGACAGGCGGCCCAGAGGGGACGATGGCGCGCGGGGTCCGAGGCGGATGAAGCCGCGCGGGGGTCTCGCGCGATAACTGGGGCGGGCTGTGGTAGGATGGGGCGGGGCAGGCCGGAGAGCGAGGAGGCGTCGATGTTCTTGGGCGATGGCTGGGAGGGCTGGGGGGTGGTGCGCCGCATGGCGGCGGACCTCGTGGGGCTGCGCGTGGAGGTGACGCGGGGGGCGCTGGACGGGGAGGAGGGCTGGTGGGTGAGCCTGCACCGGCGGGCGGGGGCCAAGGCGGCGGCGATGTTGTGGGTGCCCCAGCGGGGGCGCGTGCGGCTCGTGGCGCGGGGCGCGGCGGGGGAAAGTGCGGGGGAGGAGGATGAAAGTTGACAAACACGGTGGCCCCGTGGTAGCCCGATCGGGTGCGAACGTGGACACAGCGACGGGGTGGGGGCGCGGCGTGCGGCGCGGCCTGCTGCCCCCTGTCAACTCACGGGCGCTCCCCTTGGCAGGGCCCTCGCAGGGCCACAATGGATTTGTTTTGGTGCGATGAACAGCGGGGGGGGCGGGGAACCACGACAATGCGTGAGGGGGTGCCGGCCGCGAACCCGGCCCCCGGCGGGGGGCGGCGGGCCGCGCGGCATGGCGCGGGGGAGGCAACAACATGGGCTTCTTGACGGAGGGGTGCCCGCGGTGGACGCGGGTAGGCCTGCGGGGGGAGGAGTGCGGGGCCTGCGGGGGGCGCGCGGCTGTCCTGCTGGAGGGACAGCACCGCTGCTGGCCCTGCCTCGCGGAGGGCCTCGCGCGGGACCTCGGGGCGCTGCGGGCGGAGCGCCGGCGCCTGGAGGGGCTCGTGGAGGCCCACGAGGGGGTCCTGCGGATGCTGGACGAGGCCTTGGCGCAGGTGCAGGCGCAGCGGCGGAGCGCGGCCCCAGCCGCCCCGGTGGGCCCCGAGGGGATCCCCGCGTGGCTCGTGCGGCGGCGGTGAGTGGTACGGTGGAACGGTTGAACGGCTGACGGTTGCGGGCGAGGGCCCAGGAGCGGAGCGATGAGCGAGCAGCAAGCGGTGGTGCAGGTGTTTGATTTTGAGCAACGGGCGGTGCGCGTCGAGCTGATCGAGGGCGAGCCCTGGTGGGTGGCGCGAGATGTCGCGTTGGCCCTGGGGTATCCCGAATCGACAGCAGACAACGCTAAGCGCATGACGGACCACATCCCGGAGGAGTGGAAGGGGCGGTATCCAATACCGACCCCTGGCGGAGTGCAGGAAATCCTTTGCCTTTCCGAGCAGGGCCTCTATTTCTTCCTGGCCCGATCGGACAAGCCGATGGCCCTGCCGTTCCAGAAGTGGATCGCGGGGGAGGTGCTCCCGCGCATCCGGCGCACGGGGCAATACGCGGTGGCGGGACGGGCCAAGACGCAGATCGAGCTGTTGCTGGAGTCGGTGCAGGCCTTGGCTGAGCAGGAGCGCCAGACGGCGGCGTTGGCGCAGCGGGTGGACGCTATTGAGGCGCGCGCCGCGGCGGGCGATCAGGCGCTACGGGCCCTCCCGGCACCGGCCCTGCCGGCCCCGGAGCTGACGGAGCGCATGCAGATCAACCAGGTGGTGCGGGGGTTCTGCCAGCTCACGGGGGCGGACTACCGCGAGACCTGGAACCGCCTGTATCGCGAGGTGCGGGACCGCTGCCACCTGGACCTCAAGCGGCGGGCGGACCGCGCGGAGATGAGCGTGTTGGACCTCGCGGAGTCGCTGGATGCGGGCGAGCACCCTGGCCTCCTGCGGCAGGTCTATGCGATAGCCTTTGAGCTGTTCGCGGCGGGGCCTGGTGCCATCGTGACGCGGGGACGGCGATGATGGCGTTGGCCGGAGGTGTCGGTGGTTGAACAACCCCTAGTAGCCCCCTTTCCGTACTTCGGCGGCAAGCGGGACGTGGTGACGCAGGTCTGGGCGCGCTTCGGGCGGCCCAAGCACTACATCGAGCCGTTCTGCGGGTCGGCGGCGATGCTCCTCGGGGCGCCGCGGCCGGCCGCGCTGGAGGTCATCGGGGACGCCAACGGGTTCATCGCGAACTTCTGGCGGGCGGTGGTGAACCAGCACGCGGAGGTCGCGCGGTGGGCGGACTACCCGGTGGTCCACGTGGACCTCGGGGCGCGGCACGTTTGGCTGATGGCGCAGCGCGAGCGCCTCGGGGCGGCCCTGCAGGACCCGGAGTGGCCGGGGGACGCGCAGGTCGCGGGGTGGTGGATGTGGGGGCAGTGCTGCTGGATCGGCAGCGGCTGGGCGGACTGGTGGCGCACGCGGCCCATGGGCGACGCGGTGGAGGGCGGGCAGATCCCCTTCCTGAGCAGCCCCGGCATGGGGGTGCAGGCGGGGGGCAAGATCCCGCACGTCAACAACCTGGGGCGGGGCGTGCAGGCGAGCGGGAAGATCCCGCAGATCAACGATTGTGGGCGGGGCGTGCAGGCGAGCGGCCAGGTCCCCCTGCTGGGCAACGCGGGGCGGGGCGTGCAGGCCGTGGGGCAGATCCCGCAGATCAACGACGTGGGGCGGGGCTACGCCTCGAAGACGCACATCGCCGAGGACGGCGCGGGCCCCGACCACTGGACCTCCAGCGGGGCGGTGGCGGCGCAGTGGCTGCGGCGGCTCGCGGCGCGCCTGAATCGCGTGCGGGTCGTGCATGGGGTCTGGGACCGCTGCCTCAACAGCCACTATGGCAAGGAGGAGACCGCGGTGTTCCTCGACCCGCCCTATGACGGCTACGAGGACCTCTACCGCGCGGACAGCGTGGTGGCGGGGGTCATCGCGTGGTGCCGCGAGCACGGGGACCTCCGCGTTGCGCTGTGCGGGCACCTCGGGGACTACGACCTGCCGGGGTGGGACTGCGTGGGATGGGAGCGCCTGCGGACCACCTATGGGTCGAGCAAGACGAAGGACCAGGAGGCGATCTGGTACTCGCCGGGGTGCCTCCCCGCGGAGCCCCGCCAGCGGGCGCTCTGGGAGGGCTTCTGACGATGGCGCTGACGCCGTACTACGCCGACGAGCGCAATGGGGTCACGATCTACTGCGGGGCCTGCGAGGAGGTGCTTCCGCAGCTGGAGCTGGCGAGCGTGCAGCTCGTCATCGCGGACCCCCCCTATTGCGGGGTCGTCGAGGAGGACTGGGACAACCAGTGGGAGACGGAGGCCGCGTTCCTCGCGTGGCTCGACGGGGTGCTCGGCCTGCTGCGGGGCATCTTGGAGCTGCGGGGGAGCCTCTACGTCTTCACCTCGCCGCAGATGCTGACGCGGGTCGATGTGGCGATGCGGGCGCAGTTCCACGTGCTGGCGAACATCACGTGGCAGAAGCCGGGGGCCAACGGCCAGGTCGACTTCGAGATGCTGCGGACCTACTGGACGCGCAACAACGAGCGCATCGTCTTCGCGGAGCAGCGCGGGGAGGGCCTCCGGCCGGGGGCCGAGGAGCACCGCACGCGGGTCGAGGACGAGCTGCGGGGGCGCATCTTCGAGCCCATCCGGGCCTACCTCGACGGGGAGCGCGCGCGGGCCGGGCTCTCGCGGGGGGACGTGAACCGCGCCCTCAACACCAACATGGCGGGGCACTGGTTCAGCAGCTCGCAGTGGGCCCTCCCCACGGAGGCCCACTACCTGCGCCTGCGCGAGCTGTTCAACGCGGCGCGGGCCGCGGACGGGGAGCCCGCCCTGGACCGCGACCTCGCGCTGCTGCAGCGGGAGGCCGACGTGCTGCGCCGCGAGTACAACGAGCTGAAGCGCGAGTACGAGGCCCTGCGCCGGCCCTTCAACCTCACGAAGTACGACCAATGGGGGGAGGTCTGGCGGTTCGGCGGGGAGACCGACCGGCAGCACCCCACGCAGAAGCCCCTGCCGCTGATCCAGCAGATGGTGCGCGTGAGCAGCCACAAGGGGGACCTCGTGCTCGACCCGTTCATGGGGAGCGGGACCACGCTGCGCGCGGCCAAGGAGCTGGGGCGCCGCGTGATCGGGATCGAGCGCGAGGAGCAGTTTTGTGCGGTGGCCGCGCGGCGGCTGGCGCAGGAGGTATTGCCGTTGTGATCACGCACGAGTTGAAGATCTGGCGCGCGTATTTTCTCGAGATCGCCAGGGGGGCGAAGACGCTGGAGATCCGGTTCGGCGAGGACCGGGACTACCTGGTGGGGGACCACATCCTGTACCGCGAGTGGGAGCACGGGGCGGCGGCCTACACGGGGCGCTGGCTGATGGCGCGGGTCGCGGCGTGCGCGTGCGTGGACCCCGCGCGGTTCGGGGGGCGCGGGGAGCGCACGTGGGCCCTGCAGCTGACGGAGGTGGGGCCCATCCGGGAGGGGGTCGCGCCCAGCGCGGTGCCCACGCGCCTCGACCTCGGGCTGGCCCCGGCGGGCGTCGCGACGTTCGAGGGGTGGGAGGCCTGGGAGGCGTGGATCCCCGTGGGGGGCATCCACTTCGCCGAGGTGCCGCTGATGGGCCCCACGCGGAGCGCGGGGCAGCGCTGCGTGACGTTGCACCGCATCCCCCACGGCGCGGCTGATGCGGCGCTGGAGGCGTGGGCGCAGGAGAGCCTGGCGGCGGGCGCGGCGGGGCGCCTCTGCGTGCTGCGGATGCGGCGGGGCCTCGTGGAGGGCCCGCAGGACCAGCAGATCCACGCCTTGACCTACGCGCACGTGGTCCGCGCCAAGCGGGGGAGCGGGGACCTGCTCTTCAGCGAGGTGGACATCCTCGGGGTCGTGCCCGAGGGGGCGGTGTCATGAGAGCGCCGTTCATCGTGTTCGAGGGCGCGGACGGCGCGGGGACCACGACGCAGGCGGACCGGCTCGTGGCCCGGCTGCGGGGCATGGGGGTCGCGGCGCAGCGCACGGCGGAGCCCACGAACGGGCCGTTCGGGCGCCCCCTGCGGGAGTACCTGCGGGGCGGGGAGCACCTGAGCTGGCGGGGGCTCGCGCACGCCTTCGCGGCGGACCGCTGCTGGCACGTGGAGCACGTGATCCGCCCCCTGCTGCGGCGGGGCGTGGTCGTGGTCTGCGACCGCTTCTTCCACTCCACGGTGGTCTACCAGGGGATCTCCGAGGAGGGGCACCGGGAGCGGATGCAGGGCCTGGCGCGCGAGGTGATGGCCGGGGTGCCGCGCGGGTACGGGGCGCCCGAGGTCCCGTGGTGGGTGGCGCCGGACATGACGTACGTCCTGGATGGGCCGGCCGAGGTGTTCTGGCAGCGCGTGCAGGCCCGCGGGGGGGCCCCGGATCGGTTCGAGGAGCGGGCGTTCCACCAGAAGGTCGTCGCGGCCTACCACAGCTTCGGGTGGGACGTGGTGCTGGATGACGGGGCCGTTGCGCTGGTCAACGGGGAGCCCCCCGCTGACGTGGTGGAGGCCACGGTGTGGGCGGACCTCTACCGGGGCCTGACCCCGGCGGCGTGGGCGCGGTGCGCGCGGCACCAGGAGGTGACGCTATGAACGCCACGCGGTACCGGGTGAGCCTCCGGGACGCGGCCGTGCCGGGGGGCTGGGTGCAGGCGGTGGCGGAGGCCTGCGCGGTGCGCCTCACGCGGATCGTGTGCGCCTACCCGCAGGGCCGGCGGGAGCTGATGATCGACGAGGTGCCCCTGGCGCAGGCGGCCGACCACGCGGCGCGGGCCGGCCTGAGCAGCGCGGAGATCGTGCTCGGCGCCATCCGCCTGTACGACGAGCGCTTCCGCCCCTGGGTGGAGGCGCGCATGAAGGCGCCGCCGCAGCTCTGCACCGCGGTGGTGGCGCAGTTCGATGGCCTCGACCGCCCCGACCTCACGGGGGGCAACTGGCAGGCGTGGGATCGGTACGAGGCCGCGGTGGCGAGCGACCACGTGGCGCTGACCGCGGCGAGCTGGTGCTGGGACCCCGATGCGCCGCTGGCGGTGCGCGTGGCGGGGGAGGTCACGCTCGTGACCACGGAGCTGCACCACTCGCAGGTCCCCTCGCCCCTGGTGCTCCCGCCGGGGCTGCTGCCGGGGACCATCTTTTACCCCTATGTGCCCCTGCAGATCTCGTCGGCGTGGCCGACGGAGGAGAACACATGACCTACGAGGAAGCGATGCGGTGGATGCGGGCCCACGGGGGGGACATCGAGGAGCTGAGCGCGGACGGGGACCCCAAGGCGCGGCCCGTGTCGTATCGGTTCACCGAGCTGCTGATGGACCCCAACAGCGTGTGGGCGCAGGCGCGCCTGGTCGAGGCCGTGTCTCGGTACTGCGCGGCGCGCCCCGAGATGGCGGTGCCCCCGCTGGAACCCCCGCGGGGGAGCTTGGCCCAGCAGGTGCTGGACGACATCACCCGCGAGGAGGATGCACGGGGGTTCGCGCAGGGCGGCCTGGGGGATCCGCCCCCGGAGGGCCCCCCGCGATGAAGGATGCGACGAAGGTCCGCGTGGAGGCGGCCCTGCGCTGGGAGTGCCCGGACTGCGGGATGGGCCTGACGTGGGGCCCCGCGCGGGTCTGGCACCCCGCCTATCGCCCGGATCAGCTGGCGCGGTTCTGCACGGGGCCGGGGTGCCGCTTCGCGGCGGACCTCGGGGAGTGCGCGGGGGTGCCCCCGCACACGGCCTACGCGGAATGGTATATCGAGCGCCACGGCTCCACGGGCGAGATGGCGTTCTGCATTGGGATGCGCCCCGTGGACCGCGTGGGGCCCACAGAGGCCTAAGGAGGACCCATGTATGATGACAATCAGCTGCACATGATCTTGTTTACCTTCGAGGACGGCACCACGGCGGCGGGGATCGGGACCACGCCCGCGGAGGCGCAGTCCTGGCTGCGGGCCGTGGCGATCCCGCCCTACACGGTGATGCCCGTGACGCGGTTCGAGGACTACACGGAGATGTCGGCGGAGCGGAAGGCGGAGGTCGCGGCGCAGCACGATCTGGTGAACTACGAGGCGCCGTGCCCGGCCTGCGGCAAGGTGCACACCTGTGAGCCCTGGGCGATCGAGACCTGCGTGGATTGCCGGCTGGGCGCCCGGTGCTGCCCGACTTGTGGGCAGCCCTTGCCCGTGATGCCCTAGTGGGGATCACGCCGATGGGGATATGCACGGTGGGCTACTGGAGCCCCGAGAGGAGACGGACCATGACGCTCGCGGATGACGTGCAGAAGACAGTGGACGCGGCGGCGGAGACCGTGGCGGGGGCGGGCCCCGCGAGCCAGGCCCCGGCGGCGCGGACGAAGCGCGCGTGGCTCCTCCTGGCGGGCAAGGCGCTGCTGCTGCTCGCGGCCCTGGTGCCGGGCAACCTCGCGTTTCTGAGCGGGGCGGACGCCAAGGCGGACGTGGCGGACGCCAAGGCGGAGACGGCCTACGCCGTGCTCCGGGAGCGCGTGACCTACGTGGATGGGCAGCTCACCGAGCTGCGGGGGGACCTCGCGGACGTGCGCGACCTCCTCAAGCTGCTGGTGGCGCAGCGGGACGCCCTCGCGGCGGCGGCGAGCCCCGCGCTGACGGCCCCGCCGATCGACCGGCCGGGGTACGTGGGGGGGCGCCCCGCGGCGACGAGCGTGGCGGCCCTGCCGGGGTCCCTCGGGGAGGACCCCGACCCCGAGGCGCTGAGCGACCAGGCGAACCTCGCGGACCTCGCGCGGATGCTGGACACGGCGACGGAGGAGCAGCGCGTGCTCAAGGCGCGGGCCTACGAGGCGCCGCCTGCCCCGCTGCCCTCGCTGGACAAGGCGGTCGAGGTGCGGGCCAAGGCCAAGGCGGCGGAGGGGATGTACTGAGATGGCCAAGAAGAAATCCAAGACTCCGCGCATCTCGCCGATGATCGACGTGTTTGTGGGGGCGCAACCGATGGTGGTGCCGCCAGAGGCGCTCATCGTCCCCATGGTGCGGGTCACCCGGTACGTGGCGGTGGCGGGGGACCAACCGCTCGTGGTGGTCCAGGCGGCGCATCGTCGGGCGGCCGAGGAGGTGGTGGATCGGCTCCGGGCCCCGGCCCACGTGGCGGCGCACCCCACCGTCGAGGTGATCCCGTTCAACAAGACCTCGATGGCGATGCGCAAGGCGATGGCGGAGGCGCTGAGCTACGCCTGGCACCCCGCGGCGTGCCCCGCGTGCCTGCGGGTGTGGCGGAGCCCCGCGTGGGCGCTCGATACGTGCCCCGCGTGCCTCGGGCTGGCGGGCGTCGAGGGCTTCCTCGGGCTGGAGGACGCCGATGGCTGAGGTGCGCGAAGCGCGGGTCTACCGCCTCTCCCTGCAGGAGGCCGTGGAGCTGTTGACGGACGGGCTGAAGGCGCGCGGGGTCGCGGTGCCCCCCTACGATGGGGCGCGGCTGGACCTCGATACGCCCAACAACGTGATCCAGTTGACGATCGTGGCGGTGCCGCCGGGGGCCGTGGTAACGTCGACCCCGGCGATCAGGCTCAACTGACGGCTGCGCACGCGCGTGCGCAAGGAGCTATGGGGATGCAGAGCGACGACAAGCACACCGTGAAGCGGTGGATCTGGGCCCTGGTGGGCCTGTGCCTCGGGGCGGGGATCGGCGTCGGGGTGCTCGCGATGGTGCTCGCGGGGTGCGACCTCACGAGGGCGGCCCCGGATGGGTGCGCGCCCGAGGCCCTGCGGTGCGCGGGGGCGCGTCTGGAGGTCTGCGATGCGGACCGCAACTGGGGCCTCGTCGCGGACTGCGCGACCGTGACGCCGGGGGTCTGGGCGTGCTGCCCCGCCCAAGAGGCGTGCGTGCCGGCCGCGGAGTGCGGCGGGGACGCGGGGGACCATTTTGCCGACGCCGGCAAGATGGTCGACGCGGGCGATGCCGGGGACGCCGGGCACTGAGTGGGCGCCGGGGGCCCGCGCGTACACGTTCGAGATCAGCGTGGCGCGGCCCTGTGCGGTGGCGGTCGTCGAGCACCGCGTGGTGCGCGTGGAGCCCGCGATCCTGTGGGTGGCGCGGCCGGGGTTCGATGCCCCGATGTACGCGGCGGACGCCTACGGGACGGCGGGGGAGGCCTGGGGGGCCGGCATGGCCCGCCTGCGGCACCTCGGCGACATGTACGCGTGCCTCGCGGCCTGGATGCGGGACGAGCTGGCGGCGGGGCGCCTCGCGGAGGCCAGCGTCCTGGACCTGGAGGCGTACTGAGTGCACAAGGAAGATGTGGAGTTCGAGGAGCGCCTGGCGCGGCGCCTGCGCGCGCGCTGGGCGATGGAGGACGAGTCCTGGCGGCTAGGCTCCCCGTGGATCGGGGAGGTGAGGAGCGACGATGACGACGAGCCCAACGACTGAGCACCACGCGCTGACCCCGGCGCTGGTGATCGACCTGTACGGGTACATGAGTAGCGTCTACCACAGCAAGGTGGTCCAGAAGGGGGGCTCGAACGCGATGCAGGCGGCGGGGTGGGCCCTGGACCTCATGGGGATCCAGGACGCCCAGACGTTCATGAAGAGATATGCGACCACGATCGGCCACACCATCTACTTGCCCTACGCGGTGGGCGCCTCGCAGGACCCCGCGGTGTTGGCCAAGGAGATCGCGACGTGCGTCCACGAGCACCAGCACGTGGAGCAGTACGACGCGGGGGGCTGGCGCTGGCAGTGGGCCTACATGACGGACCCCACGGCGCGGGCGCGCTACGAGGCCGAGGCCTACGCGACGAACCTGGAGATGGCCTATTGGTACGACGGGGGGCATCTGGACCCCGCGGCCCTCGCGGCGAAGCTGCGGGCCTACGGGTGCGGGACCGCGGACATCGCGGTGGCGGCGCGGATGCTGGCGGCCTCCGCGAGCATCGCGTGGCGCGGGGGGATCGCGCACACCCCGAGCCGGCGCGCCATCGCGTGGCTGGAGACCCACGCCCCCACGGTGCGCCTCAGCGCCGCGGTCTGGGAGCCCATCGGCCTGCCCCCCCTCTGAGGCCCCCCCACACCACCGTTGATCTGTTGTTGACAAACCCGGCTGGCGGCGTTACGTTTCTGAGTGGGCATGGTCCCATCAACAAACCGGCGCCTGGCGCCAGGAGGCCTCAATGGAAGCCAACACGATCATCACCCTCGCCGCCCTCGCCGCCCTCACCTCCGACGAGCTGCTCGCCCTTGCCCAGCAACTCCACGCGGCCGTGCGCGCCCTCGCGGGCGTCTGCGACGGCGCCAAGAAGAAGGACGACGTGGGGTTCAGCGCCTCGGACACCTCCTACGGCCGCGCCATCGCCGCCGTGGCCCCCGAGGCCTGGACGGCCGAGGACGTGGCGAGCGTCAGCGCCCTCTGCCGCACCTACAAGGGCCAGCTCACGGGCTTCGGCATCGACGTGGACGCCCTCCCCCGCGTCGCGGTGGACCGCCACGCCAACTACGAGGCCTTCAAGGCGCGCGCCGCCGCCGCGACCGCCGCCGCCCTCAAGACCGTGGCCCTCGCGACCTACGCGGCGAGCGCGGGCTGCCCCGCGGACCGCCGCGCCCTCGCCGACACCAAGACCTGCGCGTACGTGGCCTGGGTCGAGGGGCAGGACCTGCTCTTCCAGACCCCCTACGACGTGGACTTCACCGCGGCGGTCAAGGCCCTGAACGGCCGCCGCTGGGACGGCGCGCGCCGCATCTGGGTCGCCGCGATGCGCGGCAACGCCGCGGCCCTCCTCGCGATCCTCGACCGCTTCGGGATCGCCTGCCCCGCCGTGGCCCGCGCCCTCCTCGCGGCCCACGCCGCGGACGCCGCCACCCCGGCCCCCCAGGCCGAGGCCCCCAAGGCCGACCATGTGACCCTCGTGGACGGCCAGCTCATCCTGCGCACCCCCTACAGCCCCGAGGCCACCGCGGCGATCAAGGACCTCCAGGGCCGCCGCTGGGACGGCGAGCGCCGGGTGTGGGTCGTCAAGGCGACGGCGGAGAACTGCACGGCGGTCCAGGCCCTCGCGGGCCGCTTCAACTGGCGCGTGGCGGCGGCGGTGGCCACGTTCGGGCAGGCGACGGTGGCCCAGGCCCTGGCCAACGTCGAGGCGAGCCGCGCGGCCGACGCCGAGGTGATCCTGAGCGGGCTGGCCGCCGGCGTCACCCCCTACCCCTTCCAGCGCGCGGGCATCGCCTACGCCGTGGCCAACAGGAACGTCCTCATCACCGACGACACGGGCCTCGGCAAGACCCCCCAGGCCATGATCACGGTCGAGCAGCTCGGGGCCTACCCCTGCCTCGTGATCGCGCCGAAGGCGGTCAAGCGCCAGTGGCGCAAGGAGATCAACAAGTTTCTGGCGGGGCGCACGAGCAGCGAGGTCAACGGCAAGATCGACCTCAGCGGCGACTTCGTGATCGTGAACTACGCGCAGCTCAGCAAGCTCACGGTCGCCGTCAAGGCGCCGGGCAAGGGCGGCCGGGAGCGCACGGTATACGAGCCCACCCCCGAGGTCGCGGCGCGCGGCTTCCGGGCGATCATCGTGGACGAGTGCCAGGCGATCAAGGACGCGAAAACGCAACAGTCCGGGCGCGTTAAGGGACTTTCCCTCATGAAGAGCATTAAGTCCCGCCTGCTCCTCACCGCGACCCCGATCATGAACCGCCCCGTGGAGCTGGTGCACCAGCTTGACGTGCTTGGGCGCCTCGGCGAGTTCGGCGGGTTCTGGGCGTTCGTGAAGCAGTATTGCAAGGCCACGCAGGGCCGCTACGGGTGGGACCTCAGCGGCGCCAGCAACCTCGGCGAGCTGAACCGCCGCCTGCGCGCGACCTGCATGGTGCGCCGCGAGAAGGCGGACGTCGTGAAAGAGTTGCCGGCCCTCCAGCGGACCGTGGTGCCCTGCGAGATCCGGGACAAGGCCGCCTTCGCGGACGCCATGTGCGACGCCATCGAGTGGCTCCGCGAGGCCAAGGGCTCGCTGTCCGCCGCGAGCTTCCACGCCGAGGCCCTCGTGCGCATCAACGCCCTCCGCCAGATGGCGGCCGAGTTCAAGCTCGCCAGCGCGGTCGACTGGATCGAGGCGTGGCTCGACGGCGCCGAGGGCCAGAAGCTCGTGGTGTTCGCGCACCACCGGGCCATCCAGGGCAAGCTCCTCGCGGCCCTCGCCCCCTACGGGGCCGTGGCCCTCAGCGGGGAGAGCACGGACCGCGAGCGCGCGGACGCCGTGGACCGCTTCTGGAAGGACCCCGCGTGCCGCGTGATCGTGTGCTCGCTCAAGGCCGCCGGCGTGGGCCTGAACCTCCAGTGTGCGGGGACCGTGGCCTTCGTGGAGTTCGGGTGGCACGCTGCGGACATGAACCAGGCCGAGGGGCGCGTGCACCGCATCGGCAGCGAGGCCGAGAGCATCAACAGCTACTGGCTCGCCGGCGAGGACACGTTCGACGCCGACATGATCGAGCTGATCGAGAGCAAGCGTGCGGTGGCCGACGCCGCGGTGATCGGGGCGGTGGGCGTGGAGGCCGCGCAGGACGTGGTGGCGTGGTTCGCGGGGCTCGCCACGCGGTTTATGGTGGCCCAGGGCCGCGAGTAGTTGACAAACCGGGCGGGGGCGTGCTAACGCCTCTGCAGGCCCCAGGGGCCGGAAAGGGAGGCACCATGGATGCGCAGGGGACACGGATGCTGGAGCACGAGGGCAAGTTCACGGGGCGCCGCGCGTGCGTGATGCGGGGCGGCCCCGTGTGGGCGGGCCTCCTCGCGCTGGATCACGGGGATAAGACGGTGGTGCTCGTGGCCGAGGTCGAGGCGGGGCGCGAGATGATCGCGCGGGCCGCGGCGGCCCTGATCGTCGTCCCGGAGGGCGTCTGATGGGCCTGCCGCGGGGAACGGGGGGATGGGCGACGATGGCGCACATCGATCGGGATACGCGCGCTGCGCATGCGCATGCGCAGGACGAGGTGCTGCACCTGGCGCAGGCCTTCCTCGACTACATGCGGGTGCATTGGGCCGAGGTGGCGCCGTGCTCCTGCCACCAGATCGAGGGGCACGCCCCGGACTGCGCCTACGAGCGCACGGTCGAGCACCTGCGCGTGACCTTCTGCGCGGGGCGCGCGGGGGGCTGATGGACCGCGTGCTGAGCTGGAAGGACGCCCTCGCGGTCTACAAGGCCGTGCGGGGATATGCGGGGGCCCTGACCCCCGAGGAGCGGCGGACCATGGTGGAGGCCCAGGGGGCCCTCCTGGGGCGCTGCTGCGGGCAGACGAACCCCATGAGCCGGGCGCAGCTCGATGCGGTGCTGGCCATCGGCGCCAAGGCGCTAGCGTATGCGCGGGCCCACGGGATCGGGATCCCGCGCTGAACGGTGGCAGGTTGCGCGCGGGGCGCCCCGCGCAGAGGCTGGAGGCTGAACGATGCAGTGGCAGGCCAACATCCCCGAGGGGCAGGCTGGGGCGTGGCGCGTGGAGCGCTACACGGTGTCGCCGGACGAGGCGCGGCTCGACATGCTGATGGCGACGGTCAAGGGGCGCGGGCGCTGGGTGCCCGCGGGCGCCTACACGAGCCTGATGCGCGGGGACACCCTCGTGATGAGCGACACGCCGGATGAGGCGCGCGACCACCGCGAGGCGGTGCGCCGGGCCACGGGGGAGTGCCTCGTGTTCGGGCTCGGCCTCGGGCTCGTGGTCGAGGCCATGCTGGCGCGGCCCGAGGTGACGGGCGTCACGGTCGTGGAGCTGGTCCCCGAGGTGATCGCCCTCGTGGCGCCGACGCTGCGGGAGCGTTGGGGCACCCGCCTGGCGATCGTCGAGGGGGATGCCCGCACCTACCGGCTCCCGCGGGGCGCGGGGCGTGGCCCCCACTACGGGGTGGTGTGGGCTGACATCTGGGACCACATCTGTGCGGAGAACCTGCCAGACATGGCCGCGCTGCGGCGCTATTGGCGCCCGCGGGCGACCTGGATGGACTGCTGGGCGCGGGCCCAGTGCCAGGCCGTGAAGCGCGCGTGGGCTAGGGAGCGGTCGCGGTACAGCTTTGCTTGGCACCGGGGGGCAACATGCTGATCACGTGGCGGGGTCTCTGGGCGTGCTATCGCGCGCGGGTGCTCGGGACTCTGGCGATCCTCGCGCTGTGCGCGGTGCCCCTGGTCTTCCAGCCGGCGCCCGTGCGGGCCTCCGAGGGGCCGCCGGCGGAGTTGCGGGACGTGGTGAGCGCGCTGAAGGACATCAACGGGGCGCTGCGGGACGTGGCCGAGGGGCTGCGGGCCGTGGAGCGCGCCCTCAAGGAGAAGCGATGAGCGACAACGAGCAGGATGCGGTGGCCTCGGTGGGGCAGGACGAGTCCCCCCCGGAGGGGGGCGTGCAGGCGCTGGCGGACCTCACGCGGCAGCTAAACGAGCTGGTGCAGGCCATGGTCGAGCAGGAGCAGGTCGGGGTCCTGGAGCTGCGCGCGGGCGAGGTGGAGGCCTGGACCCGTGCGGTCCTAGCGCTGATCATGAATGTCATGCCGGCGATCGTCCGCTGGGAGGGGCTGGCGGACATCGTGCTGGCGGTCCACGCGGATCGCAAGGGGGGCCGATGAAGGTGTGCGCGGGGTGCCGGGTGGAGCTGCGGTGCCAGAAGAACGGCGTCGTGGTGCGCACGCGCAGCACGGGCTACTGCCTGCGGGGGGACGTCTTCGAGTGCCCGGCGTGCGGGGCGCGCACGATCATCACGGCCAGCGGGGGCTACACCGAGGATGTCACCCTAGTGGGGGAGATCTATTACGACTTGCAGGAGGGCCCGTGATGCAGCCGATGAGTGGGGCGCGGCGCGCGGCGTTCGATCGCGCGGTCTGGTTGCGGGGGCTCGCCGTGGGGGACCCCGTGCGGGTCGTCCTGCCGGCGGAGGGCGGCGCGGTGGAGCACACGCGCGTGACCGTGGTGCGGCCGAGCACGATCGAGGTAGCGGGGCGCTACACGAGCTTTGCGCGCGGGACGGGCCTCGCCCGCGGGGCGAACCCCGCGACGGGGCCATGCTTGGAGCGTGAGGAGGGGGCATGATGCGGACCATCTGCGCCTACCTCGACCCTGGCGGCGTCCTCTACTGCGTGGACTGCCTGCACCAGCATGGGCGGCTGGAGGAGGCCCAAGCGGGGCGCGAATCGGCCCCGTGGGTCCGCGTGTACAGCGATGGGCGGCCCCCTTGCGAGGCCCCCTGCGCGGGCTGTGGCGTCCTCGTCGGAGAGGTGGGGCCATGACGGGCGAGGAGGAGGAGGACGTGATCAACATGGCCGCCCTGTACCGGCCCGCGCCCCTGCCGCCCGTGGTCGCCATGGGGTGGGTGCTGTTCTGCGGGGTCTGCGCGGTGGCCTTCATCTGGGCGGTCGTGAAGCTGACGGATGCGGGCTACGGGGGGGTCGTGGATTCCTGGTGCGAGACCAAGCGCGACAAAAGTGGCCAGGTGATCCTGCGGCGCCTGCACGTCCTCTTCGATGGCGTCAACGACCAGCAGGTCTGGGAGACGATCGATACGCCATGCACGTGGTGGGGCGAATAGGCCGTGCGGAGCGGCATCTGGTACGACACGGGGCCGGTGCTGCACTGGCATCGCCTCGTGGATGGGGAGCCCCAGCGCGTGTCGATCTGCGGGATGCAGTACGCGGAGCGGGCGGGGCTCGATCGGGTCGTGGCGGCGGCGCTGGCGCGGGATGCGGCGGGGAGCGAGCACCCGGAGTGGATGCTCAAGGCGTCCTGCGGGAGCTGCTGGCGGCTGCGGCGGCTCGCGTGGGTGCGCAAGCAGAAGGAGAAGAACCGTATGAGCGCCGAGGAGACCCCATGAGCGATGACGAGTGCCGGAGGTGCGTCCACGAGGGGGCGTGGTGCGAGGGGCAGCGCCCGGTGGGGCCCTGCAACCTGTTCTACCAGCGCGCCGAGGGGCGCCGCTGCGCGGTCTGCGCCGACCACAATGCGGAGGCGGGCCGGGCCCTGTGCGCGGCCTGCACCCACAGCTACGACGGCCCCGACCTCAAGGGGCCCGGCACGCCCGACATCATCCGATGGGCGGCGGAGCGCTCGCGCGCGACCGAGCGGCAGCGGATCGAGCGTCGCAGCGTGATCGAGGGAGCCGTGATGGGATCGGATGATTTCCGCAGGATGAATGATCCCACGGCTGGGGCGGATGCCGCGCCGGCGCACGAGGCGCGGATGCTCCGGGCGCGGGCGATCCTGGTATGGATGGAGCACGAGAATCAGCTGGCGGAGCGCGAAATGGTCTGTTGTGGCGCATGGATGAGCGACCACACGGCGGCGCTTGCCGCCTTTGACGCCGAGCTGCAGGCGCTGCTGAAGGAGGGGTGATGCCACGGGACATCGACGGGCGGAACAAGTTTTCGATCGGGGGGCTGTTCGCGATGACGGGGGTGGACCTGGCGCCCGCGCGCCAGGGGTCGGGGGGGCACGATCACACGGTGGTCGTCGTGCGGGAGCCCGCGCCCGCGCCATCCTGCCCCCGCCAGTGCGAGCGGGACCAGCAGCTGGCGCGGGACCGTGCGATTTTCGAGTGCGCGGACTACCTCCGGCGCAAGGCGGCCCAGTGCCGGTGCGAGCGGTGTATCGAGGATGGGCGGGACCTCCTGCGCAACATGGCGGACCTGCTGATCCAGGACCTCGCCGCGTGTCGACGGGGGAGGCAGTCATGACGGCGCTCCATCCGAATGATCCGTTGCCGCCTCCGCCGGAGCTGTCGTCCCCGGAGGCGCCGCCGGCTGAGAAGAAGCCGCTCGTCGACTGGGGGTTCGCCTGCGGGCGGCACTACCTCACGGTCGCGGGGTACATCGTCGCGATGGAGGGGGACCCCATCCGGGACGCGGACGTGTTCGCTCTGCAGGGGGACGCGGCGCGGAAGTTGGGCTGGAAGGGCTGGGACGGGGAGGCGATTAAGGCGGTCTGCGCGGCGGCCAACAAGGAGAAATTATGAACAGGAACACGGGGTTGACGGCCCTGCTCACCGTCGAGATTGCAGCCGTCTTCGTGATGGGCATCTTGACGGCGTTCAAGTGGAGCGATGCCCGGAAGTTCGCCGATGACAACGCGGCGTTACAAGAACGCCTCACTGCGGTGCAAGAACGCCTCACTGCGGTGCAAAAACGCAACGCGGAGCTGGAGGAGTTTTACGCGGGCATGACGCGGAGCGCTCAGCAGTTTCACGATGAGCTGGAGGCGTGCCAGCGGGCGAAGGGCGTCGAGTGGCGGGAGCGCATGCAGGCGATCTGCGCGGGGTACACGGCGGAGGTGGCGCCATGAAAAAGGCGAGGACACACATTAGCGCGCCTGGGTGTGCGCCAGAGCTACAGACCGAGCAGACACTGGCCGACGGCACGACGGGGTGGCGCAAGATTTACTGCCCGCTGTCGTCTTCTGCTGACGGAGACCCCTGTGGTGCGTGGTGTGCCTGGTTTGATGTGGACGTTCGCGACCGCGATGCAAGCGCAGGGTTGGCAGAGCGAAAACTGGCCACTTGCAAAGGGACGCCCATCGCAGAACTGGTGGATGGAATGGACCAGGTGACGCCATGATGGGTCCAGGATTCGCAGCGCATGTGGGAGCAATGGACGTTAAGCGGATGGCGCTAGTCACGCTTGCAATTGCGGTGATCAGCGGATGCGCAGGGTTGGGGTATGCAAGGCTCGATGAGAGGGCCGCCACTGCGGAGACCGAGAAGGCCATGTTGCAAAAACGCCTCGACGAGGTGCAAAAACGCCTCGCGGCGGCCGAGGACTCGCTGGACGGGTGCCAGCAGGACCTGGTGGACCAGGGGATCACGGCGAACGCGCGGCTGCTGGACTGCCAGAAGGCGACGGCGGAGAACATCCGGCGCCACTGCGGGTCGTTGTGCGCCAAGTGTTACGTGCTCGTGCGGGACGTCGAGGAGGACCTCACGGGGATCCTCGACAAGCGGTGGCGGGTCAGTGCCGAGGTGCAGCCATGACGGATGAGCAGGCCCCCATCGAATACTGCGATTGTGAGGCGTGCCGGCTGTTGGCGACGATAAATGAGTTGGCGCGGAAGACCAGGACGGCGTTGATGGCGCGCGGGGTGCGGGTCCACGCTGGCCCCCGCCCCTTCCCCCCGCAACCCAAGGGGGCTTGTCAATCGGGCAGGCACCTGGAGCAGTTGATGGTGATGACTCGACCCATCAGGGAGCGGACGCATGGGCAGGCGCAAGCTACGGCCGCGCAGGCGGTGGAGTGGTACCCCAACGACCACGACGACGATGACGACGTGTGAGCGGTGCGGGGCGCTCTTCTCCTCGGGGTTGGTCGTGTGCGCCGTGCCGTTGGGGGTCACGTCGCCGACGCAGACGGACAACGAGTGGGGGAGCCGGATCCAGATGCGGCCGGGGGAGTGCCCCCGGTGCGGGCACATCACCGCGAGGAGGTGACGCATGGCTCAAGATGATCTGGATTGGAGAATTGCGATAATGCGGTATCAATTCCGTCAGGGGTATTTGACGCCGGGGATCCAGTTTCTCGCGGATGACCGGCACGGGGACGGGCCACCCTTCTGGGTGGACAGTTGCACGGATCCCTTCGTGCTGTACTTCGACACGATCCCAGAGGCGATGGTGGTTTTGAGGGATTACCCGGAGGAGGCCGTGTTGACATGCGTCAACCTGGCGGGGACAGATCCCTGGGGCGCAGCGGGGGGAGCGACAGGATGCCACGGCTAAATGATAAACAATGGCACATCTGGCGGGCGACCTGCGGGGAGCGCGCGGTGGACGTCGTGGCGTGCGGGGGCCAGCAGGCGCGCAAGGTCGCCGCGGCCCTCTGGATGGTGCGCTACGCCGAGGTCGGGGCGGTGTGCGTCTCGCGGGTGCTCTCGCGTGGGGAGGGGTATGGGCCGCGCCTCGCCCCGGAGGGCCTGGCCGAGCGCTTTGTGCGGGAGGCCTCCCCGTCCCTGTACCGGCCCCGCCTGGTGCGCGTTGACAAACCTGGGGCGATGCGCTAACTTTCTCGGTGGAGCCATAGGCTCTACTGACAAACCAGGCGCCTGGCGCCGGAAAGGGCTCTGAGCCATGTACGACATCTACACGCACTACTACCAAGAGGTCGCCTGCAACAGCAGCACGTGGTCGCACGAGGACGCGGCGCGGTGCGGGTGCCGCGGGCGGGGCTGGTGGCTCTCCGAGGTCGACACCTGGCACTGCTGCCCCTGCCACGGCAAGGGGGTCCCCCACCCCGAGTCCTACACGGAGGCGGAGGAGGCGGAGATGGCGGCGGCGCCCTCGATCGAGGAGGAGCGCCCCGCGCGGTCGATGGGGCTCAACGCGTTTCGCCCCACGGAGGACGAAGATGACCTCCCCTTCTGATCGCTGTTGCGGGGTGTGCGAGGCCCTGGCGTGGCGGCCCACGCTGGCGGGGGTCGTGTACTACTGCGGCCTGAACAAGGAGACGCTGGTGGTCGAGGACGGGGGGGACGACGAGGTGCGCCCCTCGTTCGCGCGCAGCGCGGCGTGCCTGACGATGGGCTGGAAGGAACGAGAGGAGCGGGACGACGATGCTGCTGTATAACATCTACTATCGCGAGGGGGTCTGCGATGCGGCGCGGGCCCTCCCGCAGCCGAGGACGGCATGGGGGCGGCGCATCCTGCGGGGGGCCACGGCCCGCTGCGTCAATGGGGATCGCGTGGAGTTGCGGTGGGTGCGCGGGCAGTGGCGGCGTGATACGCTGCCGGGCGAGGGAGCATCATGAAGGGCGACTTGGGCATCGAAGAAGTGATCGTGCGGTACGTGCTGCAGTGGATCCCGGTGGAGGGGGGGGCCGAGGCGATGCGGGAGCAGCACGCGCGGGGGCTCCTCACGGCGGAGGCCCGCGATGGGCTCCTGCGCACCTGGGCGTTCGCGCTGATAGAGCGGCGCTTCGAGCGCTACCACAAGCTGGGGCCGCGGGACGTGCGCCACGGGATCACGGTGACGGGGACCTGCCGGGGGTATGAACCCGACGCCATGCTCGTGGACTACCACGTGGAGCAGGCGACCGAGGGCCGGGGCTTCTCGGTCGAGGGCTTCGCGGCGCTGAAGGTCGCGGAGGCCGTGGTGGCCGAGTGGGAGAAGGTGTGCGGGCTCACGCTACCGGGGCTCGCGCTGCTGGTGGAGCCCATTGTCCACGTGGCGCAGTGCAGCGGGTGCGGCAAGGACGCGGGGCGCGAGGCGATCCGCGCGACGCTGCAGCTCCCTGGCGGCCGGCGCCTCACGCGCGAGTACCTGGCCACGCTGGTCAAAGCGCGGGCGGCGGGGATCGCATGACACCGGGGCGTGTCCTGACGCTGGTCGTGGTGGCCGTCGTGGGGCTGATCTTCATGGGGTTCGGGGGCGTGCTATTTGTGGGGCAGGGCAACGGCCGGGCGGGGAACGCTTTGCTGTTCCTGCTCGGGGCGATGGTCGTGGCCATGGTGGTCGTGGCCGCAGTGTATGGGGCCGAGTGACGGCCCCCCAACCAAGGGGTGGAACAATGAAGCGGATCCAACTGGCAGTCGCGTTTGCGGTGTTTACGGCGGCGGTCGTCCTCGCGGGGCATGTGCGGGCCGGGGAGGGCGATGCGGCCCTGATCAAGTGCGCGGATGGCTCGGAGACGACCTATGCGAAGGAGAAGTGCGAGAAGGAGGTCAAGGGGAAGACCCTGAGCTTCGAGGGCGAGGTCTTCGACATCGTGAGCGCCAAGGTGCTGACGGTGAAGCTCGACAGCGGCAACTACGCCACGGTGACCTTCAAGAAGCCGATCGCGGATGAGGTGAGCAAGGGGGACACCTTCCGGTTCAGCGGCAAGGTGGAGTTCGTGGGCTCGGGGATCATGTTCTACCACCGTGTCAAGCAGGCTGTCCGTCTGCCGTGAGGGTGGAATCCACAAACTTGCAGGTGCGCGGGGGCGGGCGGAAGATCGGCGTGGAGGTGACATCCATGTGCGTGACGCCGTTCGTCGACGAGGTGATCGGGGCGTGCGAGCTGGCGATCTCGCGGCGCGAGCCCTGCACGGTGGTCGCGATCGTGCTGGGCCAGGGAGACGCGGAGCGCGTGACGCACTGGTGCCGTGCGGAGGCCGCGCGCCTGGGGGCCGTCTACGATCTGACGGTTCCGGTCCACGCCTTCGATGTGGGGGTGGTGCGCGTGCGCGTGCTGAGCCTGTCGGAGGCCGCGCGGGCGATGCCGCTGCTCCCGCGGCGCAGCGTGGTGGTCGTGGACCAGGCCACGCGGATGCACGCGGATCTCGAGGGGCTGTGGCCAGCCCTCAACGAGCTGGTGATGGCGTGCCGGGGGTGAGCGGTGACCGCGCATAGGGTCCCGCCGATGCGGCAGTACCAGGCCTGCATGGCCCCGCTGATCGTGCGGTGGCACCTGCGCGTGCCCTCGAAGAGTCACCCCGGCGAGGCCCACGAGGTCGCGGGGTGGTTCCGCGAGGGCCATGGGGATGCGGTATGCCCCTGCAAGGCGTTTCAATTCCGACATCGGTGCTCGCACCTCACGGTGACGCGCGAGGAGTGCGGGTGGGCGGCCCTGCTGGGGGCCGAGGTGCAGTCGTGGGAGCAGCGCCATGAGCATGTGTGCCCGCGGTGCGGAGGGGCCACGGAGTGGAGGGCATTTCTCCCCGAGACGCCCGATGATGGGTCAACGCCTGCCCCGGACGCCACGCGGGGTGATGGGTGATCGTGTGGCGAAACGAAACGAATTTGACACGGGCCCACGGGGGCCGATAGCCTAGACCCCAACGAACATAGCCCCGGCGGAGCCGCGGGGCGTCCTCCCGGAAGGCGCATGCGCATGCGCGGCCGGCCCGACGCCCCCCCATGAGAGCAGGCGGTGCGGGGCCCAGAGAAGGAGGACCGAGATGGACCAGTTGAAGCGAGTGTTGTGTGCGGTAGTGCTGATGTTGGTGGCCGCGGGGAGCGCGGGAGCGAATACGCCGATGGGCAACAAGACGGGGGGCGCCGTGGACAGACATGGGAACCCAGCAGACCTGCGGGAGCGGTCGGAGGCCGCGTTGCAGCGCCTGGAGGCCATGGACGATGTGGAGGAGACCGGCACGTACGATGGGGATGTGCAGTGGGTGGCGGAGTACATCCGCCGGTGGGCAGCGACGAACCCGGATTATCCCCCCAATAAGGTCGTGGCTGAGCGGGCGCCCGTGTTGGCGCGGATTATCGTCGATGTGTCGCAGGAGATGGACGTGGACTACCGTGTAGCCACGGTGATCTGCCGTATGGAGAGCGGCTTCCAGGAGGGAGGCATCAAGGGCCAGAGGGATGGTCGCGACCACGGGCTCATGCAGGTGAACGGCGGGACGGGCGTGACTTCGGAGGATCAGCTTCGCGAGGGGCTGACGGTGTGGACGGAGTGCCGCAGCAGCTGTGGCGGGCTGGAGGCCACGTTGACGTGCTACGCGATCGGTAGGTGCGCCTACCCCACGGAGCAGGGTGCGCTCAGCGATAAGGTGTGGCAGGGCATGGCGTTCAAGCAGCGGGGGACGGCCTACCGGCTCAAGCTCTTTGAGCGTACGGGGTTGACCAAGAACCGGCGCTTCGCGTCGATTGTCCCCACCCCCGCGACGAGCACGCCCTGATCGTCCGTGACCGTCCGCGATCTAGCTAGACAATAAAAAAGCGATGTTGCTGTAACAGCGCTCTATTGACGGGCGCGTGAGCAGGTGGTAGCGCTGGAAGCATGTTCAGCATTAGGCTCCCATCGCAAGGGGTGAGGTCGGTGGCGGAATAGGGCGGGTGCGTTACGGCACCTCGCGAGCGGAGGCCCTTGAGTTGTAAGGCCGCGAGCGTCTGCGCGTTTGTTGCGCAGCGCCGACAAGGGAGGCATTATGAAGGCCGCTCACAAGCCCCTGCATGGAGGTCCACGCCGATGTACAACGATCGCGACTTCGACCAGCCTTGGCTCAGATACGCCGAAAACGAAGCCCGCCCCTCCGCAGCCCCTTCCCCCTACAGTGCCGATCCTCCCCCCAGCGACGATCGCGGTTTTACGGCACCTCCTCCTCGCGGTGCCGCAGACGACTATTGGCCCTGAGACGGCCCTGCCTGTGCCCCTGCGCCCGGTTGCGCCTGCTGATGATGTCGAGGGGCGCTACCCGCGCGGCGTGGACCGGCGGCTGATCGACTGGGTGCGCAGCGAGGGGACCGACATCCTCTGCCAGTGCGACGACTGCGAGGCGGACGTCGAGGTGCGCCTCACGGATGTGGGGCCGATCTGCCTGGATCACTACTTGGCGCGGCCCACGTGCGAGGTGTCGGGCTGCCACCGCCCGCAGGCGGATCCCCGGCGCGGCAAGCGGTACCGCGGGATCTACCACTGCTGGCATCACGATCGCGATCCGGCGGCTGAGGAGACCACCCAGGCGTGGGCGCGATGGACCGTCGATCGCCGGGCTCCGTTTGCTCTTGACGCGGGGTGATCTTTCCGGTTGACAAACCACCGGCGGCCATGGAATAACGACGGCGCCCCTAATCTGATCTGCGCATGCGCATGCGCAACGGAGGCCCCTATGACTGACACGCAGGCGGACGCCATGCGCCAGACGCCGGAAGGGTACCGCGCGACGCGCGAGAGCGAGATCGCGGAGTGCCTGAGCCTCGCGCAGGCGCGGCTCCTGGGGCTCGACCAGCCCGACATCCGGGGGCTTTACGAGATCATTCACAACCTGCGGTACGCGCGGGAGCGCATGGTCGGGGTGGAGCAGATCGCACGGGCGCTGCTGGGGCACTACCAGGCGGCGCTGCGCGTGATCGCGCGGCAGTATGATGCCGAACGGGCGGCGGCGGCGGTGGCTGCCGAGTTGGCGTTAGATGATGGCCGGATGCAGACGATCGAGGTGGATGAGCTGTGCGATCCGCAGTGGATCGCGGCGGTGATGGCCAGCGGCCAGCGGGCCGGGAAAGCTGAGAGCAATGGGACGCAGGACGGTTAATCGCAAGTTGACGCTCGTGGGGGCGAACGGGCAGGCCCTGACGCGCGAGGTCTGGGGCGCGTGGGAGGAGCTGGATCCCGCGGTGGCGCGGGAGAACCTCGGGGTGCTCGTGGAGCGCGTGTGGCGCAACGATCGCTGCATGGTGCTCGCGCACTCCCTCCCGTCGGTGTTGTTCAAGGATCCCAACGGGGAGCCCATCATGATCACGCATCTGGCCATGGTGGGCACGAAGGACCACCTGGACCTCACGTGGGATGAGGCGCAGCGCGCGAAGGCCGAACTGCTGGGCGAGGACACCGAGGCGATCGAGCTGTATCCGGCGGCGGACCGCGTGATGGAGGGCCTCACGGAGCGCCACCTCTGGGTCTTCCCGCGGGGGGTGAAGTTTCCCCTGGGCTTCGTCCCGCAGAACGTGCGGGTGCGGCCCGACGAGCGCGATCCCGAGGGCAACCTCGTGGTGCACCGGCTCACGCCGGAGGAGCTGGCGGCGGAGGCCGCGGCCCGCCCTGAGGGGGGGCTCACGCCGAGCGCTGCGGAGGCCTTGGGGCTGCCTGTGCCCGAGGCGGTGCCTGAGGTGGATCCTGTGGTGGAGGCCGCGTCCGAGGCGGAGGCGGCGGCCGAGCTGGCGGCCATGCGCGCTGAGCTAGCGAAGGGATGACCAGTGGCTCCTCCGCGCGAGGCGGGGACGTGGGTGCGCACGCGGAGGCCCTCCTCGTGGCACGTGCCGCGCTACGTGGCGGAGCGCGCGGGCTACGTGGGCCCATCGGGGTTCTACACGTTGCCGGCGGGGGCGCGGGTGCGGATGGCCGAGCACACGGCCGAGGTGCGCGCGCGGATGCGCGACGCGATCAAGCGGGATGGGCGCAACAAGGACCTCGTGCCCATCGAGCTAAACGGGTGCGTGGCCTATGTGCACGAGTCCCTGCTGATCTCCGAGGCGAGCTATGAGGCCGCATTGGCGCGTGAGCGGGCCGAGCATGGCGCCGCCGAGCGTGCACTGGGGGCGCAGCCCGGACGGCCTGTGGGTGCGGGCGACGCGGGGCCCCACGGGGCTCACGCTGGAGGTGCAGGATCGGATCGTGTGGGAGGGCTCGACCTGGGTCCACCTGGGGCCGGACGGCCAGGAGGTGGCGCGGGGGCGCCCCATGGAGCTGCGGACGATGCCGGAGTGGGCGCTGCTGGGGCAGATCCCCCTGCCGCTGACGGCGGTGCTGGCGCTGGCCCCGCTGGAGCGCTTTGAGTGGCTGGCCTTCGGCCTCATGCGACACGCCGTTGGGCTGGTCGTGGGGGGCTGGGGGGAGCGCGCTGCGGACGTGCCGGGGTGGTTCTCCCCCCTGGAGGAGGGGGCATGGGTGGTCGCGGAGGCCACCTACGATCTGGTGGGCCCCTGGGTGCCGCCCCTCACGGAGGACCTCGCGGGGCTCGCGCTGCGGGGCGCGACCTACCGGGCGGGGGGCCTGGAGGCGGCCATGCGGGTGCTCGATAAGGTCCATCCCGTGCGCTGGGAGGGCCCACGGGCGTTGGGGGCGTTTGCGATTGGGGCGACCCCCGATCTTGCGCGGTAGGCGGTTGCGCGGGTAAGCTGGGGCACGGCCGATGTGCCCGTGTTGCGAGGTTGAACGTGGACGGCTACGACGATGCGGTGATGCTGTTGGATGAACTGCTGTGCATCAAGATCAACCCACAAGTGCGTCAACGGCTGCTAGCCCTTCGCGAGGGGCTGCGGGCGGGCGTGGGGCTCGTAGCGGCGGACGGCTCGTGGATCCAGCGCCAGGCGCGGACCTACGGGGGCAAGTTGCGGGAGTTGCGCGAGGCGCGGGAGCGCGCGCGGTGCACGAACGGGCGGCGGCGGGCAGGGCTAACTAAGCAGGATGTGGATGAGCGGGTGGCCGCGCGCGAGCGCGCCGACAGCGAGCTGGGCTTCTAGCTCAGCGGAACGGTGGCAGAGATGCAAGGACAGCAGGCGGAACAGCAGGCCGAGGACCGGCGGGCGCGCATCCCGCAGGGCGTGATCGAGGAGCTGCGGGGGCTGATCGAGGTGGTCGTGAAGACCATCGTCAACCACCCCGAGCGGGTGGTCGTGGACGTGGTGCCTGGCGCGAGTCGGCTCATCGCGGAGTTGCACACGCACCCCGACGACGTGGGGCAGGTGGTGGGGCGCAACGCGCATCTCATCTGCTCGCTGCGGTCGTTTGTGGCGGCCTTCCAGGGCAAGGCTGGGGTCCACATGGACCTCGATTACATCACGGAGAGCGAGAACAAGAGCCGCCGCAGCGCGGGCGGGGTGGCGAGGCGCGGGGCGTGATGCACGCGTTGGCCAGGCGGCCCCAGGCGGCGGTGGCGCGGCGTGGGGTGTTTGCGGCGCTCGACGGCGATGTGCTGCGCGCCATGGGCCTGGCGACGGGGGCCATGGTCCTCGCCGAGGATCGCGCGGTGCGGCGGGGGCTCGTCGCGCCGGGGGTTGCCGTCGAGATCGCGCCGGGGCGGTTTGGGATGCCCTGGCAGGAGCGCCTGCTGGACAGCGTGGCGTGCGCGGATGGCGTGGCCTCCCTGCACCGGATCTCGCGCAACGTGGTGCGCCGGCGCGTGCTGCGGATCGATGGCTGGGCGTGGGATGCGCGGGAGCTGCGGGCCCCCGCGTGGCTGGGCGCGGAGAGCGTGCCGCCGCAGGTGGTGGACCGCGTGTGCCCCGGCCTGTGGGCGCGCCTGGTGCCGCTGTGAGGGCCACGCGCCCCGCGTACCTCGGGGATCGCGCGCGGATCGTCGGGGACGACCTCCACCCCGAGGAGGGCGTGGTCGAGGTCGTGGAGACGTGGCGTGACTGCGTGGAGGCGATGCGCGCGGCAGAGGCGCAGGAGTTTACGGCCCGGATCGACGGGCGGATGCGGCTGCACGGGGGGCGCGCGCGGTGGGCGCGGCTCGCGGTGCGGCTGGAGAGCGGGCGGGTCCTCACGGTCGAGGCCCCGCAGTTTGTCATAGTTGAGAGCAGGGCCGCGGTGGATCACCGCGGCGAACAGTTGAGGGCTGACGATGACACAGAATCCAACGACAACGCGGCGGCGGCCGGGGCTCGCGGAACTGCAGGCGATCTCGGCTGAGGCGCAGGCGCGGTCGCTTGCGGCGCGCGCCATGAAGGCGGTGATGCGGGCGCAGCGCCCCGAGGGGCGGGCTCCACGGGCTCCCGCGGGGGCGGAGTCCATGACGGCGGCGCAGGTGGAGACCGCGGCGGCGGATGCCACGGCGGCGGCGGCGCGGGCCCGCAACGCGGGCGACGTGGCGCGGGTATGGCGGGGGGCCATGCAGGAGCGCTACGGGAAGGACTACCAGCCCCCGGCCTGGACCGTCGTGCAGAAGCGCTGGGCCAAGCTGCTCGTGCAGGAGTACGGCTGGGACCTCGTGCGCGCTGTGGTCGAGGCGACCATGGCCCGCGCGGCCAAGGGGGATCCCCCCACGATCGATATGCTGTATGCTGCGCGGGGGCGCGTCTTCGACGCCTGGCAGTTGCGGGGCGAGGTCCCCGCGCTGCGGGCGCCGCGCAAGGGGGCGGCGAAGGACGAGGCGCGCGAGCGCAAGAAGAACTTTGACGAGTGGGACGGCCCGGAGGGCGGTGGACGCCATGACTGATGAGCAGGACCTGGAGCAGGTGGCCGAGGCGCGCAGCGGGATGCGCCGGCAGCTGAACCTCAAGGACATGGAGCGGATGCGGATCCCCTTGCGCTATCGCGACGCGCACTTCGACGGGGTAAGCGCGGGGCCGCACAAGATGGAGCTGTACAACTACCTCGTGGCCCTGGACGACATGCTGGCGCGCGGCGTGGGCCTCGTGCTGCACGGGAAGAACGGCACGGGCAAGACCTCAGCGGCCGTGATCGCCCTCAAGGAGGCGCGCCGGCGCGGGAACACGGGGCTGTTTATCGAGGCCGCGGCCCTCAAGGACATCAAGTTCGGGAGTAAGGGCTTCGAGGGGGAGAAGCTCCTCTGGGAGCGCATCCTCGACGTGGACGTGCTCGTGCTCGACGACCTCGGGAAGGGGGTGCGCGACAAGGAGGGGGCCGAGGAGCGCCTGCTGGACGAGCTGCTGCGCTTCCGGGGCGCCTACTGCCGCACGACGCTGATCACGACCAACATGAGCGCGATCCCCCGGCGGAAGGGCGACGCGAGCCAGCTGGAGGAGTACCTCAAGGCGAGCACGATCCACATGCTGAGCGAGACCGCGGTGCCGATCGCGATGGTGGGGGCCGACCTCCGCGAGGGCGCGCTCGATGACGTGGTAGAGATGATCTTCACCGGCGACAAGCCGCGATAAGGGGGGCGCACATGGATCTTGATCGCAACTTGCTGTGGGCCCTCTTAGTCTCGCGCGACCACTATGACCGGATCGTGGGGACGGGCATCGGCCCGATGGATTGTGACCTGCCCGAAGCGCGGCGGGCCTTCGGCTTCATCGCGGACCACGTGCGCGACTACGGGACGCTGCCGGGGACCGTGGCCGTGGTCGACCTCTGCGGGGTCACGCCCGAGGATCCCGGCACGGACCCCGGCTACGTGCTCGCGGAGGTGCGGAGCCGCAAGCTCTTCCGCCAGCTGCGGGAGGGCATCGAGAACGCGATGGGGGCCATGCGGGGCAACGATCCCGGTGGCGCCCTGACCAACCTCCAGGCGCTCGTCGAGAGCAGCGCGGTGCAGGAGCAGGCCCCGCCCAAGACGCTGTTCGCGGCGGGGGCGGACGTGGTCTCGACCTACGAGCGGATGCTCCAGGGCTACGTGGGGGTGCCCTACCCCTGGCCGAGCATGACGGCGATGACCCAGGGGATGTGGCCGGGCACCCTCACGATGTTCGTGGGGCGCCCCGGTATGGGCAAGTGTGCCCGATACGATACACCTGTTATGTGTGCAGAAACGGGTGTTTATAAGACTATCGCGGAGGTGGTGCGTGGGCGGGAGCGCGTGTTTACGCGCCACCTGGACGGGCGCATCCAAGCCGTCACGCCCGACGCGTTCTTGCCGATGGGCACGAAGGAGTGCCGCAAGCTCACCACGCATGGGGGGCGCGAGCTGTCGGCGACGCCCGAGCATCCCGTGTGGACGGTAGATGGGTGGCGGCGCATGGACGAGCTGCAGGTGGGGGACTACGTGGCGGTGCCGCGCGTGGTGCCTGAGCCGGAGCGCCCAATTGCGCCGGGGCCGCATGAGCCCGAGCTGATCGCGGCGTTGCTGGCTGATGGTGGTCTGACGAATACAGGGATTTTCTTTACGAAGAAGGATGCTGGGGTTGTTGAGAGGGTGCGTGCGGCTGTTGAGCATTTTGGTGGAGAGCTAAACAAAACATCCGCTGAGGGGCCAACGTATACGGTGCGTCGTGTGGATGGGGTGCAGGGACATGGGGCTAATCCAATCGGAGAATTGCTCAAGGCGTGGGGCGTGGGGCGCGTGCTGTCGAAGCACAAGACAATCCCAGATCGTGTGTTTCAGTACGACAACCAATCGCTAGCGCGCTTCTTGGGTATGCTGTGGAGCTGTGACGGATCCTTCCCGACATTAAAGACGCGGCGGGGAGAGTCGTACTATGTGGCTGAATTAGGGTTGGCCTCGCGCGAGATGGTGTATCAGGTGCAGCGCCTCATGTTGCGCTTTGGGGTACATGGGCGCATCCGGTTTAAGCCCGTCAAGTTGGACGGTGCAGTGTTCGATTCCTGGACCTTTACCATCAACGCCACGTGTCACCAGGCGTTCCGCGAGGCCCTCCCGATCGTCGGGGCGAAGGCGGCGAAGTGCGCGCGGTTGATGGATGCGGTAAACCCGAATTTGGATAACGTACCGATTTTACCGCAGCTCAAGGCAGCACTGCAACGCATCGTGGGGGGCTTTACGACAAGTGAGCGCGTGCGGCGGTATGCGCAGATGTCTGCGGCGTTGGGAATGACAACATTCACTTCGGTAGACAAGGTGTATCGGCGCCGCACGGTGAGCCGCCGTACTTTTGCGGCGTTTGTGGAGGCCTTTGAAGCGCACGCGCTGCGGCCCATCTTGGATTGCGCATGGGATGAGATTGTGCGCTTGGAGGATGACGGGGCACACGAGGTCTATGACCTAACCGTCATGGGGACGCATAGCTTTGTGGCCAATGACCTAGTGGTCCACAACTCCGTAACCCTGGTGCTCCTCGCGCAGCACGCGTGGAAGGAGGCGGGGCGCCGGGTGCTGATCATCTCGCCGGAGATGAGCCGCCTGGAGGTGGCCGAGCGCTTCTTCGCGGTGCAGGCGCACGTGAGCCAGACGGGGCTCGTGCGGGGCACCCTGACCGAGTTTGAGCTGCAGCGCCTCAAGCGCGTGGTGACGGACCTGAGCGCGTCGGACGGCATCTGGATCATGGACCAGGAGGACGACCTCTCGCCGCGGAGCATCGAGGCGCGCATCCGGGCGATCCACCCGGACGTCGTCCTGCTGGACACGCTGTACAACCTCAAGGTGCCGGGCAACCGCTTCGAGCGCACGGAGCGCGTGCTGGAGTGGTCGCTCAACATGGCCAAGCGGCACCAGTTCGCGCTCGTGGCGTTCAGCCAGCAGAACCGCAACCAGGAGGTCAGCGCGAAGCTGGGCGGCGGCACGCGCCTCGGGACGATCGCCTTCTCCGACCAGGTGGGCATGGACGCCCACGCGGTGTTCGCCATGGAGCAGGACGCGGACATGAAGTTGGACCGGCGCATGCGGTACGTGCCGCTGAAGATCCGCCGCGGCTACTCGGAGGGGCCCGTGGAGACCAACTGGGACTTCACGGCCTGCAACTTCACCGAGATCCAGAAGTCGGGGCGGGTTGACTACAACGACGATGGCTTCAAGCCGGGGCCGGTCGCGGCGCTGCCCGCGGCGTCCCCGCAGGACGACCTCGATCTGCCGTTCTAGGGAGGGTGTGATGCGCGTAACCATCGAGTTTGCGTTGCCGGAGGACCGGCCGGCGTTGGACAATGCGTTGCACGGGGATGCCTTGCGTGCCGTCATTGACGAGTTGCTGGAGCACCTGCGCCGGCGTCTCAAGGGTGAGACCACGGAGGCGGAGGGATCCGTGCTGGAGGAGATCCGGGGGTTCGTGATCGAGGCGTGCAACGATGCCAATGTGCCGCTGAATTAGGGGGCCCATGGACGATCATGCGTTGCCCAGGCGGCACTGGGGCACGTGGAGTCACCGCCGGGCGCTGGCGGTGCTGCACGCGTTGGGGATCCAGGAGCGGCGCGTGCGGGGCGACAAGATTGACCTCGCATGCCCCATGGCGGAGTGGAATCATCGCGGGGGGCGCGACGAGCACCCCTCGTGTTCGGTCTTCGTGGACAGCGAGGGCGCGGCCTACCGTTGCCTCGCGTGCGGGGCGCACGGCTCGCTCGTGGGGCTCGTCTGGGAGCTGGGGGTGCGGCGGGGGCGCTACTACCTGGCGGCGCTCAACGAGGCGCAGGACCTGGGGCCCCCGACGGCGCCGCCCCCGCGCGTGCTCGACTACAACCCTGGCGGGGCCCTGCGGGGGGCAGCGCGCGTGATCGACGTGGGGGCGATGCCCCGGCGGCAGCTCGGGCTCGACGGGCGGGAGGCGGCGCCCCTGCGCGAGGCGCGCCCCTATGTGCCCCCGCCCGAGGCCGAGGCCGAGGCCTTTGCCGCGGCGCCCATGCCGGCCTATGCCAGCGAGCGCGGGATCTCGGAGGCGACATACCGGCGGTGGGGCCTCGGGCACGACGAGCGGCGGCGGCGCCTCGTGTTCCCCGTGCGCTGGCCCGATGGGCGGCTGGCGGGGTTCACGGCGCGGCTCTACTGGGACCGGGAGTGGTGCTACCGCTGCGGGCGCACGCTGGTGGACGCCGAGGGCAAGCGGGCGCACAAGTGCCCGCAGTGCGGGGCGTGGTACACGAAGTACTACCACACGGCCGGCATGCCGAAGGGCCAGCTCCTCTACGGGGCGCACCTCCATCAGGCGGGGGAACCCATGGTGCTCGTGGAGGGGCCGACGGACGCCATCGCGCTGGCCGAGATGGGGGTGCGGGCGCCGATGGCGTGCCTCGGGGCGGCCATCACGGCGGCGCAGCTCGCCCTTGCGGCGCAGCTCGCGGGGGACCAGCCCATCTACGCGTGCGGGGACGGGGACCTCGCGGGGCAGCGCATGAACGCGGAGGTCGTGGGGCGCTTCCAGGGCACGGGGACGCGCGTGGTCCCCGTGGTGCTGCCGGAGGGCCGGGACCCCGGCACGGCGACGCGGGAGGAGGCGCGCGCGTGGGGCCTTCCCGTGGGCGAGGATGGGCGTTGACAAACCACGTGGGATGCGGTAGGACGGGGGCGATCACATGTTGTGATCGGATCCCCACTCACAGTTGACTGAGCGCAACACGAGGAAAGACGAGACACCATGACACAGCAGACGGGATGGGCCCAAGCGGGCTGGGATAGCACCGAGGACTACAGCAAGGACAAGAACGCTAGCGACCTCGGCCTTCGCAAGTTCTACATGAAGGACGGGGAGACGCGCAGGATCCTCTTCCTCGACGGGATGCCGTTCCCCGCGTACTTCCACGACACCTGGAAGATCAACAACGAGCATGACCTCTACCTCTGCCTGGAGAAGAACGCGCTGCCCAACAACGCGGGCGGGCGGGGGTGCCCCCTGTGCGAGATCAAGAACTGGCCGCTCTTCTTCGGCTGGTTCACGGTGATCGACCTGGGCATGGTCGTGTACGAGAACGGCAAGGCCCTCTTGTCGGCCTACAAGGGCGTCAAGGACCCCACTAAGAGCTACCAGTTCATGCGCAAGCTCTACGGGGCCAAGAGGGGGTCGGAGGACAAGCCCGGCGTGCTGACGCGCCTCCGCAAGCGGGCCATCGCCAACGGCGGGGACCTCGCGGGGACCGTGTGGGACGTGAGCCGCGAAGGCTCGCTGAGCGAGACCGTGGGCTCGGACCACCAGTTCGTGGAGCGCATCGCGCTGCAGGACGTGAAGCGCTACCTCCTCGAACTCGGGGCCAACCCGGACCACCTCAAGGAGCTGGGGCCCTACGACTACTACAAGGAGTTCCCGATCCCCACGTTCGACCAGCTCCAGCGGCTGGCGGCGCGGTCCTCGACGAAGCGGAAAGAGCCCTGGGATGAGCCCAAGGGCGCGAGCTACTAGGCGGTGTTTGTGCGGGGCGGCCGATTGTTCTCACTCCCAACCTCGGTCGGCCGTCCCGCGCTTTTTTGGCTGCGCACGCGCGTGCGCAGGGAACGAGGGCTCGACATGGTTTCGACGCTCGGGCCAAGGGCGAGGTCGCAGGCCCCTGATGGCGCTCACAGGGCACAGAGGCGCCACCATACGAATGCCAAACAGCAGGAGTATCAGGCCGCGGCGTGAGCCGTGACCCGTCGCCCGGTCCCTTCCCCCTGGAGGGGCCGATGCGGCGTCATCAAGCAGGGTGCGGCGACCGGAGAGGCCCCAGGTAGGGTCGCCTAAGGCACGGGGGCACAGCGGACGTGGGCTCGCGATGGGCCGCGGCCGGCGCATCGACATCGCCAAGCCTGTGGACGAGATTTCGTTGGCGGCGCGGGCGGACCCGAGTTCGATTCTCGGCGAGTCCACGCGGTCCCGGACCCGTACCGTAAACGGGTGCCCTGGTGGAGGCCGGCGACAGCCGTAGAGCAGCGAGCGCTGTAGCACTGGGCTCGCGGTTTGGACCAGTAGCTCAGATGGTAGAGCAGCGGATTCTTAATCCGCGTGTCCACGGTTCGATTCCGTGCTGGTCTACAGGCAGGGGGATGAGGCGATCCATGCGCGTGATTATCGACGGGTGGGCGTGGCTGGAGCGGGGGGCGCTGAGCGAGGGCAACCTACGGGCGCTCCGCACGGCGCTGACCGTGCAGCCGATCCTGACCACGGACGTGGCGGGGGTCGCGCAGCCCAAGCCCCTCATGCTCTACCGGGACCGCCCCGAGGTGGGGCTCTTCGGGGTGCCGCGCGGGTTCTACCGCGCCTCGGCCAAGGGACAGAACGAGGAGATCGTCCAGGTGAGCATGGGGCAGCCCATGCAGCGCATGGCCTCGCGCTACCGGGCGGACGGCCCCTTCGCGCAGCAGGCGGAGGCCCTGGCCGTGCTGGAGCACCGCCTCACGGCGCACCCCTGGGGCGGGGGCATCCTCTGCGCGGGCTGCGGGAGCGGGAAGACGATCCTGGCCGTGGAGCTAGCGCGGCGCCTGGGGCGGGCCACGCTCGTGGTGGTCCACAAGGAGTTCTTCCTGGAGCAGTGGGCGGCCCGCATCCGGGACGTGCTGCCGGATGCGCGGATCGGCGTGGTGCGCCAGGACACCTGCGACTACCGTGACAAGGACTTCGTGATCGCCATGATCCAGTCCCTGGCCAAGGATGTGCAGACGCAGCGCTACCCGCGCGCCCTGTACGAGGCCTTCGGGCTGTTCGTGGTCGACGAGATGCACCACGTGGGGTCCGAGGTCTGGAGCAGCGTGGCGCACCGCTTCACGGCGGCGTACCGCCTGGGGCTCTCGGCGACGCCGCGGCGCGCGGATCGGGCGGAGCCCGTGTTCTTCCACCACATCGGGCCGATCCTGCACACCATGCAGGCCCAGTCGATGCCGTTCGGGGTGCGCCTCCTGCAGTCGGACAGCGAGCTGACGGGGATCCGGCGCGGGGACTACCGGGTGAGCGCGATGCGCATGAACAGCGCGCAGGTGATCAGCCAGCTCGGGGAGGACGCGGCGCGCACGCGGCACATCGCGGAGGACATCGCCATCGCGGTGCGCAAGGGGCGCAAGGTGATGGTCGTGAGCCATCGGCTGGAGCACCTGCGGGCGCTCCGCGCGGACCTGCGCAAGATCCTGGAGGTGGCGCCGCCGCCGTTCCCGGTGGCCATCGCGCCCTACACGGGGCAGTGGTTCACCGGGGAGGAGGGGGAGGCCAAGCGCACCCTGACGCGCGAGGAGCTGCGGGAGGCGGAGCGCGCGAACGTGCTGCTCTGCACGATCCAGCTCGTCGCGGAGGGCCTCGACGTGTCCGCCCTGGACGTGATCGTGCTGGCGACCCCCCTGGGGGATGCGGAGCAGGCGATCGGCCGGGTGCGGCGGTGGTGCACGCCGGCCCCCGAGAAGTGCGCCCACTACTGCCCCTGGCGGGCGGGGCAGTGCACGGGCAAGCCCACGCCGGTGGTGGTGGACGTGCGGGATCCCGAGGTGGCGTGGAGCGAGCGCAAGGCGCGGGGGCGGGACAAGCTCTACCGCCGCATGGGGGTGGCGCTGCCGGGGGAGGAGGGGCAGGGGCGCTTGAGCGTTGACAAACCTCCAGCGGTAGGTTAAGGATGCCGTGGCGCAGGCGCGTGGTTGTGAGAGGATCGGGGTGTGACAGCGGACAAGACAGGCGAGCGGACGCCGCCGGACCGGACGGCGTACCAACAGCAGTACTATTTGACGCGCCGCGAGGAGCTGGCCGAGGCGAAGCGGCGGCGGTACGAGGAGGACGAGGCGTACCGCAAGGCGATCCGCGATGCCTCGACGGCCTCGAAGGAGCGCCATCGGCGGGCGCGGGATCGGGCACAGCAGGCCGCGGAGGCCGCGCCGGGGGTCGTGTGCGAGGGGCCCGCGGGGCCGGTGCGCGGCTACTCGCTGGCGGCCATGGCCGTGTCGTTGGGGCTCTCGCGGGACACCGTGCAGGACTGGGCGCGGCGCGGGATCTTCCCGCCGACGCCGTACCGCACGCGGGGGGGGCGCGCGCTCTACTCCAGGGACCAGATCATCGGGGTGGTGGCGGCGCTGGAGACCTACCACGAGCGCTACCCCGACAAGCGGCGGCAGGTGCTGCACCCCGAGCGCCTGCGGGGGATGATCGAGGGGCGCTGGCGGGCCATCGGGGCGCTGGCCGAGGTCTGATGCGTGCCGGCGGTGCGTTGACAAACCGCGAGCGAGCGGTTACGTTGTGGGCAGGCCCCGTACTGTGCGGGGCCGCCGGAACCTCTTGGAGGACACGATGAGCGGCAAAAAAGCCAAGAAAAACAGCAAGAAGAACCGCAAGTTGGCCAACCTCAAGGCCCAGGCGACGGTGATCCGCGCCACGGCCGGGGTCCACGCCAACGCGCAGCCGGGCCGCGCGCCCACGCAGACCGTGATGACGGCGCCGGCGCGGGCGTCCGAGCAGGCCACGGGGGGGCGGCAGCTCATGGTCGAGGCGCAGGCCACGACGGAGATCCGGCCCAAGGAGTTCATCCGCGTGCAGGTGCGATTGGAAGCGCGGTTTGCGCTGGACGGGGACCGCACGGCGCAGTTCGAGGCGCTGGCGGGGGCCGCGCGCGGGGTGCTCGACGCGGAGATCGCGTGGGTGCATGCCGACAAGGACTACAAGCCCCCGACGCCCACCTTGACGTTCCCGTCGGCGTGCTGGGCGCGCGTGATCGGCGTGACCTACGGGTGCACGGTCAAGAAGATCCCGCGCATGGAGAATTGCTTTGAGTTCGTGCGCGCCGAGGTGGGGTGTACGGAGCCCCTCGACGATGCGGCGGACGCCACGGCGGCGATGAGCGCGATCCAGGACTGGCTCGCGGTGCAGATCAAGGAGCAGGTGCGGCTTGCCCGCGGGGGGCAGGTGACGACGCTTGTGTGAGACCATGACAACTGATGAGCAGGTAGCTGAGATCCCGCAGCGCAACTGGGTGGCGTTCGCGCGCCGCCCCGTGCAGTGGACGGAGACCTACGCGATCGACGGGGACCCCAAGCTGGGGGTGATGCTGACGGTCCTCTATACGGCGAACCGGCTCGCCGCGGACGCCGAGGTCACGCTGGAGGCCACGCTGATCGTGCGCGGGGAGGCGCGGGCCACGGTGGTGGTCCCCATGACGGGGGTGCCGGAGTGGCGGTGGGACCACCTATACACGTGGGCGGACCAGACGCTCCTGGGGATCGAGGCGGAGGCGCGGGCCCAGGCCGTGGAGGCCGCCAAGCCGGCGCGGAAGCGGGTTGCGAAGCCCGCGGCGAAGCGGGCGCGGAAGGCGCCCAAGGAGAAGTGATGGACTTGCACAAGTATGCGGTGGGGGACGTCCTGCGCTGGGTGCCGCGCGGGCGCAGCGAGGCGCGCGAGGGGCGCGTGGTCGCGATCGTGCCGGCGGGGCGTTCCGCCTACATTTATGTGCCGGCGGGGACGCGGATGAGCGCCCTGCATGCGGCGCCCATGAGCCCGCTGGAGGACCGTTACCTCGTGGAGGCGGAGACCCCGCACAAGGGGGTGGCCTACCTGGCGCCGCCGTGCGCGGAGGTGGATGCCCCGCGGCAGGCGCTCCGTGAGGAGAAGCGGGCGGCGGCGCGGGCGCGGGCGAAGCTGGCGGCCGGGGGCGCGGCGCAGGCGCGGCGGGCGGGGCCACGGGGCCGCTACGCGGCGAGGTGCGGGTGATGGGCCCCCTGGCGCGCCCCGAGGACGCGGGGCCCTTCGACGTGGTGCTGGCGGACTGCCCGTGGACCTATGCGGACAAGGGGGCGGCGGGCGCGCGCGGGGCGGCGTTCCAGTACCCCCTGTTGAAGCTCCCCGACCTCTGCGCGCTGGACGTGCCGAGGATCTGCGCGCCGCACGCGATCTGCGCGATGTGGGCCACGGGGCCCCTCATGCGCGAGGCCCTTGCGGTGATGGCGGCGTGGGGGTTCGAGTACAAGACGATGCTGTTTGTGTGGCGCAAGGTCTACCCCAAGGGCACGCCGATGACCGGGATGGGGCGCCACACGCGGAGTTGCTACGAGTACGTCCTCATGGGGGCGCGGGGCAAGGGCATCTCCCGCGTGGACGCCGGGATTGCCCAGGAGGTGGAGACCCTGGAGGCGGAGTGCGTGCAGTGCCAACTGGGGCCGCACAGCGCGAAGCCCTACGAAGTGGCGCGGCGCATCCAGCGCCTTTACGGGCCGCAGCGCCGCGTGGAGCTGTTCGCGCGCGAGAAGGTTGACGGGTGGCATGGGATCGGCTTGGATCTGCCAGGAGATGGCCGCGACATCCGCGCGGTCCTGGGGAGCCGTGAGCCGCATAACGCCAGACCAGCCGATCAAGCCCTTCCTGTTCCTGGTGCCCATGCCTCGGCATGAGGCCGAGGTGGAGGCCCCCCCCGTCCGGCGGCGGGTGGCGGGGCTCCGCGTGGGGCAGCTCGTGGGGTGGCAGGGGCGCCCCCACCGCGTGCTCGCGTTCCGGTCGCGGGACTGGGTGGCGGTCGAGCGCTGTGACCCGCGCGAGGACGACATCGTGGCCTATCTGGTGCGCACGAGCGAGCTGACGGCGGGGGCCGTGCGGGCGATCGATCCCCGCTAAAAATCGTTGACAAACACCCTCGCGGGGGTGTAGACAAAAACAGGTCGGCGGATTTGTCAACCAGCGCCCGAGGGGCGCGGAAGGGTGGATGTCATGGACGCAACGCAAGCAAGCACTGAAACTACCGTGGCCCCCAGCAAGAAACCGAGCTTGATGGAGATCGTGGCGCGGTTCCGCGAGGTGCTGTTCGCGATCGACGAGCTGGACGGCGAGGTCACCGACGCCCTGTTCGCGGAGCTGCAGGCGGCCGAGGGCGACCTCGCCACGAAGATCGACCGCTGCCTCTGGGTGGGCGATGAGGCGTGGACGCGGGCGCGCATGTTCCGCGACCGGGCAAATTCCCTGACCGAGCACGCACGCTCCCTGGAGGCGCAGCAGGTCCGGCTCTACGACTACGTGAAGGCGGCGATGGAGATCGCGAAGGTCCAGAAGCTGGAGACCGAGAACTATGCGAGCGTCCTGATCAAGAAGAACCCGGCCTCGGTCGACATCGAGGAACCGGACGTCTTCGCCAAGCTGCACAAGGACGACGCGGAGATCGTGACGTGGGAGCCCAAGCTCAACAAGAAGGCCATCGGCGACCGCCTCAAGGCGGGCAAAACCGTCGAGGGTGCGAAGCTGATCACGAACAAGACCTGCCTGCAGGTGAAGTGAGGGCACCATGGCGGAGGGGACCAGCCGGCTCGCGGCGCTGAAGGCGCTGCAGGCGCAGATCGTCAAGCAACACGGCCAAGGGGCCTTTGGGTTAGCGACGGCCATCCGGCCGCCGGGCACCCGGCGCATCCCCACGGGGAGCCTTGCGCTCGACTTCGCGATCGGCGGGGGCATCCCGGTGGGGGGCGAGACCGAGCTGTTCGGCATGGAGAACAGCGGGAAGACCGTCACGGCGTTGCGGGCGATCGGGGAGGCGCAGAAGCTCTGCGCGAACTGCTATTGCCCCCCGCGCAGCCGTCGGGTTGTGCAGATCTCCGAGGACGTCTTTGACCCCCTGTCGGGGGAGCTGGTGAAGCCGGCGGAGTACGCGGTGGAGGGGGAGTGCGATTGCGTGCGGTCCGGGGCCCATCGCCCGCGGCGCTTGTACTTCCAGGAGGCGGGCAAGAAGGACCGGCAGGAGACGGACGTGGAGTACCGCGAGCGCATCGCGGCCATGCGCGAGAACTCCTACGAGGAGCTGCGCTGCGCCCTGTACAACATCGAGGGCAAGATCGACTGGGCCTGGGCGGCCAAGCTGGGGGTGGACGCGCGGATCCTGCACTACAGCCAGCCGACCTCCGCGGAGGAGGCCATCGACATGTACTGCGCCACGGCGCTGACGGGGGCCGTGGACCTCATGGTGCTCGACAGCCTGGCCACGATGATCCCGAGCGCGGAGATCGAGGAGGCGGCCGAGAAGGAGGGCAAGCGGGGCGGGTCCTCAGCCCTGATCGGGCGGCTCGTGCGGCGCATGGTCTCCGCGACGAATGACCTCTACCGCTACCGGGGGCGCGAGCTGACCCAGATCTGGATCAACCAGATGCGCGACAGCATGGCGACGGACCCCTGGGCACCGAAGACGAAGACGACTGGGGGGCACGCCCCGCGCTTCATGGCCATGCTGCGCATCAAGCTCTGGGCGAGCGGCTGGGAGGCGGAGGACGTGTTTGCGAAGGGCGACGTGAGCGCGGACGGCCAGATCAAGCTGGGGGAGTCCGTGCGGGTCAACTTCCTGAGCGAGAAGAACCAGACGTTCGCGAGCCGCGCGGCGGGGGCCTACACGCTGCTCGTGCGGGGGCCCCAGGCGGGGCAGGTCGACGAGCGGGACTTCGTCCTGGACCTCGCGGAGCGCCACGGGCTCTTCGGCAAGGACGGATCGAAGTGGTTTGTGCGGTTGCCCGGCGAGGACACGGTGCGCTGCCCCACGAAGACGGCGGCCACCGAGAAGCTCTTTGCGGAGGGCGCGCGGTGGCGCGTGCGCGAGGCCCTGCTGGCCGCCATGATCGACGGCGTGGCCAAGGGGGTCTGATGCGGCACCTGCCCCAGCGCTATGCGGAGGACGCCGTGGACCGCCAGGACCGGGGACGGGACCACGCGCACGTGGGGGCGCCCAAGGCGCAGGAGCGGCGCGTGGCGGCGGCCATGCGGGGGCGGCGCGTCAAGGGAAGCGGGTGCTCGCCCTACGCCAAGGGGGACGTCGTGGCCGAGGCACACGGCGGGGGCGTGG